GGCACTTCTCAACCCAATAGTCGCGGCTGTTCGTTCGCTGTGCCAGCTGCCGCCCGCATTCCCGATTTGTCCCTTGCAGGTTTTTTAGTTCATCCCGGGCCTGCGCCAGTTCGGTTAACGCCTTAGAGAGCGGATGCTTAGGACAGGACTCGATGTGCTCTGCCATCACAGCGAAGTTTTCCGTGCCCGTTCCCGCTGAATATTTGTAGCCGCAGTATCCGCATATTTGAGTTTGGGCGGCCATCCGCTTTCGCAATTGCGCCAGCTCAGCGCGGGCCTGTGCCAAGTTTCTATCGCGTCCCTCGGCTATCTCGATGAAGAATTGACGTGATGTCTCTAGTCTGTCATGTTCTTTTGCCAGTGCATCACGGGCAGTGCAGGCGTCAGTGAGCGCCGCATCCAATTTGTTTGTCCTGATCTTTGCGTGCGCCAGTTTGTCACGGACTTGCACCAGTTCCTTCCTGCACTCCATTGCTTTGCGGAACCATAACTGTGCTATCCGCTTTGTGTCGGTCAGTTCATCACCTGGCCGCTCGATCGTTTGTTCTGTCATTGCTCCCCTTTTTTTGCGCTTCCATCACCTCTGCCTCGGCCCACTCCAATAGTGCCGCTCGATATTCCCGTTCCTTAGCAACCGCCGCCCGTCGCGCTTGAAGTTCCACGAGCCACAGTTGCTCAGTTTCGGCGAGTAGTGCTTTGACTATTTGTTTGGTTATCATGAGTCCTCGCGGGCCTGCTCCAGTTCGGCGCGCAGCGCCGCACAGCGGACATGACTTCAACTCACTCATACGTCACCTCCATCAGCTCCACGCGCATGGAAGTCGCCCCCCTCGCTGGCGGCGTCCACGCCTTCACCGTATTGCCGACCGTCATCATGCCGAGCAGCACGGCCAGCGGCGCGGCGACGTTCAACCGCCCGTCGCCGTCGCCGTCGGCAGCGACGAGGGTGAAGCGGCGCTCGTCGTCGTCGAGCAGGACGACTACTTTGGGTTCCCGGTATCAATCTCATGGCGATTCTCTCCAGGCGCGACCGTCCAGCAGGTGGCCGGCGCGCTTCTTGCCGACGCGAATCATCGTCACAGTTTCCTTGTAGGACGGATCACATGAACCAGATACATGCATGAACCGTATCCTAGAGCCCCAGTTGGTGCGACCTTGCCAAGTAGATAGTGTACTCTTATGCTCCTCGTTCTTGTACGGCATCCAAGCGCCCCAGGCTTTGAAAAAGTAGGCAATGCCATTCTCTTGGCAAAAGTCCCGCGTCCCCCTGTGCCAGTCGGGATGCGACGGCCTGGCTCCTGGCCCCGATTCTCCCCCAGATATAATTTGCGATACGAACTCCCAGCCCGTCCAGTCCACCGGCCCCAGCGCAGGCTCGTAGGAAACGAACTTGACGGCGGCTGGACACCGCTCCAGATACTCGCGCCGCTCGTCGGCTGTGGCCTGATTCTCAACGCTGACGCCGAGCCAGAGATTTCGTTGAGGTTCTTCTGCCTTGCTTCCATAAGCGGCCCGCAGCTTGGCGTAATACTCACACATAACAGGGGCCATTCTCCCTGGTCGTTTAGTTAGAATTTGGTAGGTATGCTGTGGTGTATCTCGTGTGACCTTGAGTACACGGAATATGAATGGCTCAAGCACATCTTCGTGGAATAAGTCGCCCATCGAGCACACAAAATAAATGGTTGGCTTCTTGCGCCTCAATGGTATATCGAGCCTGTCAGGGTGCAATGTCACATCGAAGTGATGAGGCGCTTCAGGGTAGCCATGCCTGCCTGCCAGCCTGCGAGCCATGCGCTTGGCATAGCAGTGAGTACAGCCGAGCGAACAGGGCGTACAGCCGGTCACGGGATTCCAGGAAAATTGCGTCCACTCAATTTTGGTCTTGGCCATTTCTCTCCTTTTCTCATTTGCGCCGAGGCGGGCTCAGGTTAGCGAGCCTCCACCCGCCCCGGCTACCAAGCCGCTTGCGCCCAAACCTCGAAGTCACGGGCCAGGAAACCCATATTTTGCAACTCCTCAAAAGACGAAAGCAGATGGTTCCTATTGTCGTGCTTTCCCATGCTAGTTCCACAGTGCCAGCGCCGCGAAACCCGGGTTGCATTGCTCCTCCATTACCTCCTGGCGTGCATGAACGCGCCAATCGTCATTCCTTGCCATTGCAGCACCAAGTGAGGCAATTCTAGCAGTAGACACATCACGGAGACTGTCTGGCAAAGTCTTCGCTGTCATCTTCTCAACCCACTGCTGGTGTCCATTCTCTGCTAATTCAACCGAGTCGTACATTTCCACGATCACGAGCTTGCCGCCATTATATGCTGGATGCGCAACTGCCGTTTCATACGGTTGCTCCGAATCTGAGACGGCACAGGTGTCTATGAAAAGATCACCTTCATCGTAGCGGTCAATGGCCCGCACGTCATAACTTGCTAGCATATTCGTAAAGTTAAACATATTCTCTCCTTTTCATTATGCCGACGGGATGCGCCGCCGGTGCTGTTGGTGGTGCGGTACAGCGGCAAAGTCGGCCCTGCTTTCTCTCAATCACAGATCGCGCTTACCTCCGCCGCCCGCACCATACCCATGAATTGTCAAGATCACAGAGGCAGGCCAGGTTCCCCACGCTGGCTCCCAGGTCGTCCCGTACTGGGATCGCCCATCCATTGCCCAGGTATTGTTACCTCTGCCTCTGTGAAGGCGCGGGGCCGGTCTCAATCCGGCCAACCTGTGCACAAGTGCCCGGTGCTGGGCCGTTTCACTACTCATCAGAGGCCATCCTGACTTTCGATCCTTGCTGTGCTCTGCGAGTCGCTTGCACCCACTGCGTTTCATCCTGGCAACGCCGCCCGCGCCAAGTTGTTATTGTCAATCTCTCTCGGTTCTTGGTGAAGTGGCTACCTTGCCCCGGTGTAGCCACGATTTGCTCTGCCGGGCCAGAACATCAGGTCTACAGCCAGTCCATAACCTTCGCAGGGTCGCAGCCCTGGAAATCTGGCTCGCTGGAGATATTCTGCAACACCACCGGCGGAGGCCCTGCAATACCCTTGGCCTTGAATCGTTTCACTGCCTCATGGAACATCTCAGGATAGTCTTTGTACGCCTCTGGGACGGCTTTCTTAGTACTGGCACTTGTCGTTGACGTGCCCTCACTCTCGGTACCCTCCGCCTCGGCCGCGGCATGTGCCGCCGCTTCATTGGCGAAGATCTCCACCAGTGCGGGAACGTTCAGTCGCCCCACATCTCCGCTGCTACGTGATGTGTACACTGCATCCACGCGGGGGTCTGGCACAAGCACTAAGCGGCCCCAGATGGGTTTGCTCCACTTGGTGGCTAGAATTTGGAGACACTTGCTCAGTTTGCCGCTCTCGGTGTCAAAGCGAGTGCCCCGTCCGATAGGTTGGTATTTCTTGGGGTCGCTTTCCCCAAGTGCACTCCACAACACAGCGCGGCGCTTCCACATCACGGATTGCTCATAGTCAGCGTCTTTGTACTTGTTCCTGCTGGGTGCATCCTCGTCCACCCACGACCCAATCAGTTCCCGCTGTTTTGTCTCAGTAGCAGCCACGTCTTGCCCAAGTTCCAACAGTTCATCCATTGGGAACCCAGGGTTGGCGAATCCAAGTTTATTTGCACTTGCCGCTACAGCCGCAGGGAGTGCAATCATGTGAATCTCATGCCGCGCTTTGTTGCTGCGCAGAGTTGCGACTTGTGCCGCGAAAGTGGCAGGGTCACCGAACGGGTTATTGTCTTGACTTACGTTGAGGAGGTTAGCGGCCGACGTCTCAAACCTCCATTCTTGGTCAGGGCGTTTGAGCTTCCCGAAACTCTCGACGCCCAGAGTCGCAATTGCCTCCCGGCACTCCTCGAACGTCTTGAAGAAAAACCGATACCAGGGGCCACTGCCTGTCACGAGGGAAGGTGTAACTCCTTCGCTCTCAACCACGCTTGCATCCAGTTCGGCAAGGAATGAGTAGGCGATACCGCCACTCCAGTACCCGATGAGATCGGATGTCATAACCCCGCCGACTGGGATTCGTACTTCCTCGTCGCTGAGGAAATCTAAGCCTTTCAATATGTCTGTCATCATTTGCGTTCTCCTATTCTGATATGGATTGAATATTAGGTGCTTCTGGGTCTATGTTGGGATTGCCAGTCCTGTAATGTACACTAGCGGGCATCACCTCCTTTTCTCTCTCTGTTGCACTTTAAGAACTCGACGTTGAACTTCTATGAGCAAACAGACAGGCTGAGAGTAATGAAATACTAAGCGCCTGCCAAAAGGTGACCGTAGTCAGACCGAAGATTTCTGGCATGAGCGCATTCCACAAGTAGTAGACAGGGAGTGCCATTAGAAGCGCCAATGCTACAGCCAGAAACACAAATCCGATTACGTCAGCGATAATTGCCTTCATTTTTTTCACCTCCTTTTCTCAGTATGGATTACTTGCCTGCCCACAGCGTTTCAACCCGAGTGAGGCATCAGGTGCGTAGGCTTGGCCCGATCCGAACTATGACTCCCTGTCGTTGACATCATAATCCGCTAATGCTGCTGATAGTATGCTGGCGAGCAGGGAGTTGAGACTGAGATCCTCCAACATTGAGCACGGAATTTTTGTCTTCATTTCTGCCTCGCCACGTTGGCCCCGAAATATATCCTCTTCATTTCCCACTTGGACCCCCAATGTTATCACACATATAGTTGGCATCTCTTTGTTTTCCGTTTTCCTCAATGCCCATATTGATTCAAATTCATCCTCTAACTGTTCTTCTTCGTCCATATATGCGGACAGAGCACTGTTCAAGTTAGAACGAATTCGGCTCAGGTTTAGGATTTCCCTGTGTAGTTCTATTTGTGCCTGCTCCAATGCCTTGTACTTTTTGGTCCAGTGGTCATACTCGCTTTTTATGAGGGCGAGTTCATGGAGTATAGACTCCATGTTCTCTCGTCGATTGTTCCAGCACTGTGCTACTTCCTCCTCTGACTTCTCCATTTTGAGGAAAACAACTGCTATCTGACAGGTGGGGCATTTGATGCGGCCTTCCCCGCTGACTGGATAGCGACTATATGCTACTTGTCCGCCGCAAAATGGACATGGCTTTAGTTCATTCATATTGCTTCTTTTCCTCCAAGTTCTTTCTAACGATAGCCGATAGCGATGTGCTAATCGTGCTTGCCCCTTCAATATCACGATGCTGAATCTTCTGCCAGGGACATAGAGTATCTGGTGCTTTGCGATCCTTCAGCCAAAGACCTACATCATAAGCCTCTCCCTTCAGCATGAAGTCCCACACGCTTTGGTCAAGGTCAAGTTTTATTGTAATCGGAAACCTAACTTCGTGCTCAGTTTCCTTCTCTGGCCCAAGGCAATTGCAGATATTCCTCGTGATGTCGTGGGCGAGAAGCGAGAACAGTTCATCGAGGCTATCTCGGAATCGCCCAATGGCTTCCTGTTCTGAGCAGTTGATGTCAAAGCCAACTTCGTAAATGAGGAAGTGGCGTGGCTTCTCAAATGGAGCGTTTACAATAGGACGAACCGGGAGAAAAGAGCCAAAATTGTCAGGATCAAGTTGATAGATAGTGTTGTCATCAGGTTTATCATTTGGCTCAAATAGAATCCGAAGTGCCCTCTTTAGTTTTGATGTGAATTTCATCAAACTCTTTCCCCTTATTCCTGCTCATTGGTTGGATAGAATGTATCTGGGTTGCGCCCTACAAACTTGGCAAAGGTCTCGGTAGGATCATCCCACCTGACTCCCCTTTTGCCAACCCGGTGGGATTTACCAGTATAGTACCATACGACGGCGAACAGAACCAAGATCAATGTACCGCCGCATGCCATACATATCGTTCCAGTTCCTAGCGTTCCTAGCGGGAGCCAATCCATTAGCCAATTCATTTTTATTCTCCTTTTCTCTCAGTTTCTAACGATAGCGATGCGCTAGTCGTGCTTGCCGTTGCCGCTTGCGTCTAACGCGCAGTGCGCGATGCCAGCCGTGCGGTGGGCGCTGGCTTCGCCTATGGTTGCTGCTACCGGCGGCGCGCCTCTTGCCTTCCTCGCCGCCGCCGAGGGCAGTTACCAGCCGTTCAAACCAGTTACGCCTTTTCATTGCTCTCTCCTAGAACCTCGACAATCTCTGCAAGTGATGCACGGCAAGGAATCTCCTCTCCAGGTATCCAGGCCCCACTCAAGACCCCGAGGCCACCAGTAGACTCTTCTGCGGGTGCAACGGGAAACCATGCTTCCTCGTCAGAATCGAAATCCCGAAGTGCTATGGCAATGAATATCCCCTTGCGTCGATGCTCAATTCTCAATCTTTGTCCCTGCTTGATCTTCAACGGCTGTCTCCTTTCACCACCGCTATGGCGGCGCGTGCGATTGCATTGCATTGATGAAATATCTTTAGTATATCATTAGCGTCGCCCCACGGGGGATACTTTAGCGCCGCGATTTTCTCCAGCGCCTCCAGCATCTGCGGCGCTGCGAGGATGAGGCGGAAATCTGCTTCTCCTTCTGGACAAGGTTCCAGGTGGTGTTGATGATGAGTAGAGAAGACATTCCATTTTGTCCATACCTGACAAATGATACGGGTCTCATCTTCGTTGGTGATCTCGCGATAGTGTTTGCCGCAGTCGCCGCTAGCCCTCCAGGTCGTCATGGTGTTTCTTTCCCTCCATTATCTCATCACGGATGAGCCGTGTCATCAGTATAGAACTCATGTTAAACTGCGCGGCGAATTCTTTTATATTTCTGCCAAGAATAAGCCCCTTGCGGATTATTGTCAGCATTTCATCTGGTGTAGGCTTTGCTGCTGCTATGGCGGCATTGGCAGTGCTGCGCACTGGCTGCCAATCTGTCCAGTCCACTGATCCATCGCGGACTTCCATCATGTTATCTGCCTTGTCGCGAATAGTCTCCAGTGCTTCCAGCATCTGCGGCGCTTGCAAGATGAGCCGAAAGTTGGCCTCGCCGTCGGGCCAGGGTTCGTCACCGTGTCCATATCCGCTTTGCCGTGTACGGACGTGGCAAATAACCCGTCTGCCCTTTTCGTCGGTGATTTCGCGGCTATATCTGCCATAGTCACCGCCGTCCTTCCAGGTGGTCATTGTCTACTCCTTTTCTCTGCTTCCCTTCTGTTGACGTTGAATCCTGCTTTCTCCAATCCATCGTCTATGCACCGTCGGACAATCTCCGCCAAGCTCAGTCCAGTTTGCATAGAGTGCATTCTGAGTAGTTTGACTTGGCGCTCTGTGAGATAGTGATTTGTTCGCTTCATTTTGTCTTTTCTGGTGGCATGGAGAGGTGGTTGAGGTCCCCCATCTTTCATGTTGCAAAGGTTCTTAAGTCCATAGTGAGCAATCCAGTGTTGCTCACGTTCTGCCCAGTTGTTTTCGTCAGTCTCTTCAATGGTCACAAGTCTTGGTTCAAGCCCCTGTTGATGTAGTTCCCTTAACCATCTATATACATATGTGTTTTGGTGATACTTTTTGCTCTGGGCGATGTATAGATGCTGCTTGAATCTCAATTCTGGGTTTTGGGATTTGCCCACATATCGTACCTTGTCAGTAGTAGGACATACAAGACCATATATTGCAACAGTTCTTTGTCTCTTAGTCATCGGTGATGCCTTTTTTCTCTGCCTCTTCGCGTATAAGCATCTCAATGATACCTGTTTGACTAGCGCCTATCCGCTTTGCTAATTTCTCGAGTAGTCGTTTACTTTTGGCACTGAGGCTGAAGCTGGTTTTCTTCTTCTTCTCATCCATGCTGCTATTATACCGCACTTTGCGGTATACGTCAAGTCGCATCTGGCTCCGCCACCATCGCCAGCGAGGGGAACAGCGCTTGGCAGACTTCCCGCTCGTTGGTGATGCGGCTGCCTTGGGGAATCTTGCTATCATCTCCTATTATCAGCACAGGAGGATATGCACACCGATATAGCCGATACACTCCAGGCCGGACTACCATCGCCTTCACGACGAACAGCATCATGTCCCCGGCCTCAATGTCGCTAGGGTCTACTGTTTCGTCAATGGCAGTTTCTGCTTCCTCCATCTCGGCGAGGTCGCCCAATATCTGCGCATCATCGTCGCTGAGGAAGTTCAGCCCTTTTGAGGTCTGAGTGTCCTCCTGGATACTGTTAGAGGCATCTTTTAGTGTCGCTAAGGTGTCTCCCGTGGCATTGGCGTCCTTCCAGTCGTTCTCAGCCTTAGAAGCGAACCAAGGCGGTATTTTGGATTTCTCATCCAGCCACACGAATTGACTTTCCAGGCCACAATGGGAGCACTTGGCAAAGGGGCGGCCTTTGTTTGCACCTTCTTTCTTGACCTTCCAAATCCCCTTTGGCTTGTCACACTTTGGGCAATCTCCCGCTCTCAGCCGCCACAGCCACAGAGTGCGCAGTGTCTCACGCAGCCGTTCTTGCCAGCCAGGGAGCCGTGTAGTCCAGCGTGTGACTTTAGAGCCAAGTGGTTTGCCGGTACTGGCGTCCACTAACCAGGCGCGAAGCGAGTCCTTGCCGCTCGGAGCTGACATGCCGTCTGGCCCGATGCTGCTCCTCACCTCGATTGATGTGGTACGATCAGGCCCAGCTACCCTGTATGTGTACTCGGACTGAAGCAGTCCGAGGCACACCCACAGCGGCTCGCCAGTCTCACGGTGCGTGGGCAGGGCGTCCTCGAATTCTGACTTGGTGAAGGTGTCAATTGTCATCTGATTCTCCTTTGGCTGCCTCTTTGAGTTGCCTATAAGCCTGCCAGAAGGGGCCATGGTCGCGGGATAGTGGCTCGTTAGTCCAAACCGAGACATTGCCTGGTACTGGACTGTCGTGGACTGTGATACTGAATCCTATCTCCTCTGCTGCCTCGCGGATGAACTCCGCGTTTTCAGAGGGGATGTTTGATAGGAATTCTGGTGAAGACTGATACTGTTCTTGATACTGTTCTGGTGTCATTTTACTCCTTTCTGAATTGCGCTGAGCAAAGATACCCGTTGCTCTGGCGTCGCCAGATCTAGCAGCGCACCAAACACCGGCGCTGATGGCCTCCGCTCTCTGCTCTCGTAGCGCGAGATGGAAGCCTCGCTGACATTGAGCAGGGTTGCGAACTGTTTCATTGTGCTATCGCCTCGCACTTCTTTGATGATCTTGGCTAGGTCCATAATGATGCTCCTTTTGGTCTCCTTGCCCCGATGCGGCGAATGCACGCGCACCGGGGCAGGTTGTTGCTACTTCTGTTCCAATCTCTCGACACGATGTATGAGCCCGTTTATTGCTCTCCTCAGGCTTCCAACATCTTGCCCCAACTCTCCTACGCGGATGTACATGTCCTCTGACGATACCAAAAGAGATTTGATGTCAAGTAGTTTCTCTCGGACTACGTGCAATGTCTCGACCTCAGACTCTGCTTCATCGGAGTGTACTTCGTTGATACATTCCGACAGATCAGCGATTGCCAAGATAATTAGGTTCATTGCGGTATCTATATCACTCATCTCATCCCTCCCTTTCCGCCGCGTACCGCTCTGCCCGTGCCTGTGCCAGTTCGGCGCGTTCTGCCGCGTAATCGGCTTCTTTAGCAGTCTTATCCATCCGCTCGCAAATCGCAATCAGCGCATGGGCGATGGCGAGTTGGGCGTTGAGTTGTGCTGTCTCTACCACGTCGCCTATAGAATCTGCGCTATGGGCATAGAACTGAGCTTCTTTCAAGTGGTCAACCATATCGTCTCATCCCTCCATTCCCGCGCTCTCGCGGTCTATCTCCGACGCCAGCACCGGCTCAGGCTCGGCGGCCAGCGCGTCATAGTCGGGTTGCATTGGGTCGCGGTCAAGCCAAGTCATTACCTCTGCCACAGTCAATGACGTGTAGCCATCGGGGACGTCTCGATCTGGATTGCAGAAGTGGCAGGGATAGAATAGCTCCTCATCGTTCTGTTGGTATTGATACTTGCCTGCCAGCCATTGGATAGTGACTGCCGCCATATCCTCCAGCGCCTCCCTACAAATAGCTTGCATCCCGTCCACGCTTCCGCACTCGCGGCAGCAGGTGAACTTGCGCCTGCCGACGTACCGATCCTGCGGCTTGTCGTCCATCGCCTCATCTCGTTGCATCGCTGCCGTTTCTTCACTGATGTTAGAATACTTGGGCATTCTCGGCCTCCTCGTGGATGATCGCCTCCAGCCAATCGGCGGCAAATTTGTACGCGCTGGCCCTGCCGTCGCTCTGGCCCCCCCAGTATTCACCTGCGTAGTCATCTCTTTCACTGGCGTTTCTTGCTGATATATCGCGTAGGGTCTTAACTAGTGCCCTGGCGTCCTCGTCTGTTATCATCATGCTGCCTCCTTGATAGCCCACACCGCCGCCTCGCTCGGTGTCATGCCGTCATCGTACCAGTCGCGGCATAGGTAGTCTGGCAGATCGTAGACGCTGCAACCCGCCAGCATGTACACACGGTCATCCACCTCTTTCATCCATTGGTCGAAACTCATCGCTATCTCCTCGTTAGGGTGGGGTGCTCCCGTCCCAGCGCCGGGGCCGGAACGGGATGCGCGGGTTAATCAAAGCAGTCTTTGATAGCCAGTTCCAGTGAGCACTCGTAAACTTCATATGAGTATGACATGCCGTCAATACCCAGGTGCTCACAGCGATTCTCAAAGTTCACCATAATCCCTGTGTCGCCGAAGCCGGTTTGCGGCACTGTGACGAGGGCGGCGATTTCCTGCTTGCACTTTGGACAAACGTGTTTTTCTGTATGCGTCCTCGCCTGCCAATAGTTGCTCATCATTTCCTCCTCGTGTAGGGTAGGGCGCTCCTGTCTCAGCGCCGGGGCCGGAACGGGATGCGTGGATTACTCCTCTGCGAACAGCAATGCAATGCCAAATTGATTGGAATACTCTGCTAGCGGTATCCATTGGCAGTATTCTGACACCTGTTGTGTATTGAACGCTGCTGATTCCGGCTCAAGGATTATCCAGAATGGTCCAAGAATCTCTTGCATTTCCAACGCCGTGTGGGGTTCATTGTCCTTGCGAAAACAATGTCCCTCGGTATCACAGAATATGCCACGCTGTCCTTTGTTGCACCAATTTACAGTTAAAAAGTACGCTTCGTCCATTTACGTTACCTCCTTTGAATTGGCTACCGTCTCGGTCGCCGTCACGTCGGAACGGGTGAGTGGGCGATAAAAAGCCAATCTCTAATATCTACCGTTTCCGCTTCTTACCACTGGCTTGACTCTCGCGCCGACGTGACGAGGGCCGAGGCCCTGCGTCGTTTTGTCAAGTGATACTTTTGCACCAGCCATAGCAATCTACTCTGTGAAGATTCACTAGCCCCTCTGGTGTCTCAATTATGGCGGTGCGGATAGCGCCAGGCCACCGCTTGCGCCCATCTGCTATCTGGGTAGAGGTCTGGGTAATCTCTCCGCCCAACTCCTGCGCTGCCTGTTGTAGCGATTCCCAGAATTTGCTCATGTCTAACATGTTAACCTCCTTATGAGTATAAACTGATAGCCTCCCTCCAGCCTCCCCGGTGGCTCTAGACTATTCCCCATTCTTCAGGCATAAAGTCACCTGGCCTGAATCCTTCCGGGGGCTCTGTAAAGACCCAACGGGCATTAATACTATCCCAGCGGACTACTCCTCCACCTTGGGTATATGCGTAGTCTGTGTTGTACTTTGGATTGTACGGGCACCCAGGTGCATGTTCGCCATCAGTCCATCCGCAAAAACTACAATCTTGCCTTTCCATTTTTACCCCCTTAGTCCCTCCAGCTTCCCCGGTCGCTCTCGCGTACCCGGCGCAAGTCGCCGGGCGGGCTGCCGTCGGTTCGGCTGCCGGGTATTGCGGCCCGGTTGAGGGCTGGCTACTTCCCTTGTAGTGAAGCCTTGCATATTTCCAAGTAGCGTACCCAGGCGATATGTTCCTTTTCAACTGCCGCTTGGTATCCTTCACATATATCCAGGTCCTCAACACAAGACACCTTGCCGTCAGCTACCAGCGCGTCGTGGATTGCCCATGCTGTTGCCCGCGCGTTGGCGTATTCTATATATGCTTCACTTGCGTTCATTGCTCTCCTTTTCTTTCGGTTCGGCTGCCGGGCGTCGATAGCCCGGTGGCGGGGGGAGAGGGGGCTACTTTCCATATAGCAGTCCTAGCAGTCGTGCAATATGCTGCTGGCCGTATTCCACGACCATTATGGCAGAACACATCTGGCTGCTATTGCTACGAGTGCAACCCTTCTCGGCCAGGTCGTCAATCTCTTCGTTGGCTGCCGCCACTCTCGCTCTGGCGTCGGACAGAGCAGCTTGCAGCGTGCCCTCAGTTACTACGAATGTTTTCTCAGACATTGCTCTCTCCTTTTCCGTTCTCTTGCCGCCGCCCTGCGAACTCAAGACGGCGGATGATGCTTATTCTTTGACTATCACCAATGTGGGCGAAATGCCTGCTCTCGGAAATTGATATGTAAAAGCGAAGCCTTTGTATCGCAATGGCCGCTCATATGCAAACCATTGCTCCAGTTCCTTCCTCGAAACAGATATACCGATTCCATTAGCCAGCCTCGTCAATGAGCGGCTCCCCACGCCAAATCGCTCGTGTTCGGAAATTAGTGCCTCCAGCAGTTTCGTTTTGTTGTCCATTGCCTCCTTCTCTATCTCCTGCGCTAGCAGCAGCAGGGGGGCTGCTACTCTATGGAAATACTTTCCTGAATGCCTCTTCTGGCGTCGTGTTGTAAACGCTGGTGGCCCACACCGCCTGGTGTACCCGGTCGCAAATCGCCACATTGCCCACCCTCACTGTACTGGTGAGATATGGATCAAATTCGCCGCCTCTTACCTCTAGCACGCCCACGCCGTAATGCCTGGTGAAGGCTTCCGCCGCTGCTACCATTACGGCGCGGGTGATAGTGCGGCGAGTTCCAATATACTCGTTCAGGTATTCGCCGCCCTTCAAGTGTGCTGTTTTGTCGGCTACTTCCGTCTCTGTAGGGCCGTCTATCCAGATGATATTGACAGATGAGCCCATGCTGAACCGCTTGACGCGGACTGAGAACTTGGTATTGGGATACTCTGCTTTGAGCACCCTGCGAACAGCCTTTGCACTTTCGGTTGTGTCTTTGTATACCATTCTTCTCCTTTACCCCCTCCGCGTCCCGTCAGTGCTAAGAACACCGACAGCCTGCGCTGAGATGACGTATGCTGTTTTATTCCTGATCATCGCCTGCGCCCGTGCCTGTGTCATCTGCGCAGTTATCATGACGCCGTCCCGCCAGAATTGCACTCTGGAGGTTTCGACATTCTCCGCGTCTCGCTGCCACTTGGTTGGCTTCTTGTTCATCTTCTCCTCCTCTGTTTCTGCGCCAACGCGGTCGCACGGGGGCGCAGTGGCTGAGATGCTAGATTGCTATTGCCTTCGCCAGATGATTGAAAAAGTGCATCACGTCACCGTTGACGAAGTCAATCTTGATTAGCATTTTCTTGATTGCTGCCTGCTCTTGCTTGGTGGCGATCGTGATGTATTCAACCACGACCGCTAGCGGGATGAGGTTGAAGCCGCTTGCGCCCTCAACCTCAAAGACGTGGTCAGTATCTAATTCCTTCTCTCCTACGAACTTATTAATCCAAGACATTGCTTGCTCCTTTTGACTTAGTTTACCGTCGGCCACTCCTGATTGCCGGGAAGGATACCGGGCTATTTCTCTACCTGATTGATAAATACTTTTTTGTAGATACGGTGGTCCTTGCCCCGCATCCTTTCCACACGTAAGTGCGGATGCGAAGTGCATTTGAACCACGATGGCACGACGAGGTATTGGTAAGCCCAGTCATCTGGTACTATAATGATTAGATCTGCCATATCGTTGCAGTGGCAGGCCGGGAATTTTATCCCGAAAGCTTCCACGCCCTTGTTTACGCGCTCCACGTTCTCTGCGACGCTATCTATAACGTGGATGGCGCTCTTATGTTTCCCTTCAAATTTGTATCTCATTACTCTTCTCCTTATTCTGCGCTGGCGCGGTCGCATGGGCCGTGCTGATCAAACTGGCTTTATGATAATCATGTCGCTATCATCGTCCTGACAAATAGAATAGAATTGACTGTATTCCTCACACACAGCCAGCACATGCTGCGCTCGCGGAGATGATACATTGAGCGCTTTGCCTGGCTCGGCAATGACCTCGCCGCTTTCAGGATGTACTATATCACATTGAACGAATAACATCTTTTTCTCCTTTTTGAGTAAGTAGATGCTCATGCGCATCTTGCCATCCACCGGCCACCAGTCGGCGGCGACCCGGTCGGTGTTATTCGCCGAGCATTACTCCGGCACGTCCGTGCGTCCCGGACAACCGATGGACGCCAAGATAAGCGTGAGCCAGTTGGGCCAGCGGCCAGCAGGGGCCGAAGCCCGCTGCCTGCGCGACTCTTTGACAGATAGATGACTGCGTTGCCTTCCGCTACCACTTCCTACCCATACGCTGGGGCGTTACTCCCAGGCTTCACGTTCATTCCGGCTTGGGTTTCAGCGCGTCCATTCCTGCGGTGCTCAAATTGCGACTTCGTAATCTGCCGCAACCAGGCCCTGTCTAGGCGGTATGCGCCAATCCCAGGCCTCCCGTGGCTTGGCCTAAAGCGGGATGAGTTTGGCCAGAACGTCTACCGGTTGGACCTCACCAATCTGTCATCTATCTGTCAAAGAGCCGCTGCCTGCGCGTTTTCGTTCCGATGATTAGCAATGCCGGTTCCCCCTTCCCGGCCTCCTCAGCCCGCCACGAGTACTCGCGGTGGCGTTCCCCGTTTGCCTCACGGCTCCGGCGCAAGTTCCCCGCAGGCGCTCACATTTGCCTGCGTGCTGGATTTTACCAGCCCCCTTGCTAATCATCTTGCTGCCGACGCGTTTTTGTCCAGGTCGCGCCCCCTGGGAGATATTAGTCTCCAAAGACCAAGCCTTCCTCGTCCCACTCGACGGTGTAACCCCTGCTTTCGGCGAAGTCCTCTTGACGCCTTCGCTCATTCACGTCATCGCCCATATCAACGTACTTTTCAAAAACCTTGCCGCTAGGCCAGGTAGCCTTGAACTTCGTCAATCCTGCTTCCATTGTTTCCTTGATGACTACTGTACCTTTTGACATTTTATTACTCCTTGTTTCTTGTACCATCTTTCCGCCACAGCAAGGACATGTCATTTCACGCCTCCTCACCACACTTGACGCACCTGTACACGACAACGGTAACGTACCGTTTGGTCACCTTACACCACACCCGTTTGAGGGTGCGAACTGCCCATTCACCACAAAGTTTACACTTTAACATTTCACTCCTCCTTAGGGTTTCTCTCTTGCTCATTCAGATTTAACCGACCCAACCATTGCCAGTTCCTATTTCGTTTCCCTGCTGCTCAATCGAGTTTCGTTCGGTTCCTATGCGGGCTTGTCATTGTTTTAGTGCCATTGAAAACCTCGCTTTTTACGCAAAACTCCCCGCTTGTGTACGTTGGTGTCTAGCCAAACGTAGGGCGCTAAGCCTACACAAGAGGGGAGCTTTACCTCCAAGTATGCAATTGAAAACGCCCTATTGAGCGTTTGGCTAGACGGTCTTATTATACTGCATGATTGGAAATAAAGCAAGTTCCCTGCCCACCCGCCTCCTCCAGCGCCTGGGCTATTTCGCCGTCTCCCCTTTCAGTTTACCAGTTACTATTCAGTCTCTGCGACTTACCGCCTCGGTGGCCGGTCTTTATTTGGCCTTCCGATTGTGCCTTCCTGTTCGCCTTCCGGGGTTTCGGTTGTTAATGTTCCTTTGGTTCGTTTCCTTCGTTTACTACGCTATAATAATATCATATAACTTACCGGAAGTCAAGTCTTTTGGGCAAATTGGTCACGGATGGTTGTTTCTGCAAGGTTTCCGACGTGATTTTGCAGGGTTTTTGCGCACTTTTGCAAGGTTCTTGGGGATGAAAAGTGGTGAGAATCTATTGACTTGTTTGATTTTCAAGAATTGCCTCTCGTTGACACATCTGCTAAAGTGTGCTATAATCGGTACAAATGGGGGAACAGATGGAAACGAGCAAATTGAAAAGCATCAATCTCTCCGCCATAGGCGGCGTAGACACGGCGGTCATCTTGGAAATGGCGCGCGGCTGTCTTGCCGTTCTCACGTCAGCACGCAAGTCAGCGGCACTGTTACTCCCCTGGCCGTGGTCCATCAGGATCGCCGAACTCGCCGCCGAGGACTGTCGCACGATGCAAAATGTCCAGCAGTATGGTGGACTCAAAACAGAAGTCCTCGCATCTCTCGCTGACGGCCAATTTCGCACTGTCTGGCTGCGGGCTGCTGAGCCGGTGGCAATTCTGTCGCGGTATCCGCAGGACGAGGCCGAGCGTGAGGACATAGCACAGAGATATTTGGCACTTTTGGAGGACTAGAGGATGTCTATTACACTATTCTGCTGTCCACACTGCAATACCTATTCTCTTGATGCAACTGTGAGGCTATATATCGGCGCTACTTTGGAACCCCGGCGTGGCAAACTACGAGTAAGTGACGATGCCTCACTACCGGAGGGAATAAGTATTCCATTGGAGGACATTGTGGAAAGCCACTGCCCAGAGTGTAGCAGGATTACAGAATTAGTTGTTCTGGATGAATGCCCGCACCAATGGAAAGCATGGCGAACAGATGCTTGGGGAGTGCCACATAGCATTTGTCGGTTCTGTGGTGAAACGCGGAAGGGGAAAATAGTTCTCTGAGATGTGGTTCGGGGCCAGGCGGCGGGTCTTGCATACCCGTTCTCCTTTACTCGCGAAAGCGGGGTTTCCGCTTGGCCCCGACACTAAGTCTAAGTTTTAGGAGGTCAGTAAAATGACACACATAGTTACATCAGCTGGATTCATCATCGTGGCTGTCGTCGTCGCCTTTGGCTTGACGCTGCTAGCGACCGTGATGATAGCCAACTTCAAGGCTGCTAGGCAAGAGCGAGAGGGACGCGAGCCGCCACCAATGCATCCAGACGATGCAGAATTCAAGAGAGGAGCATAATGGATACCTTCACGATCATCGTGATTGCACCAACCGTCGTGGCGGCACTGGTAGTAGTCGCTCTATGGTTTCGTGGCAGAGTGACCGACGTCCGTTCTCATCCTGGCGGAGGGTGGGAAATGGATATAAAGGAGTGAGGATGAATACAAACAAAAAGTTTTTGAGTCCTGAGCAGACTGGCGGTCCAACGATCTTCTGCCAGAATCACAGTGAATATCTGGCAATCGAGGGCGACCAGATACGCATCTTCCACATTGCGCATCTAGCAAAGGTGCTCGGTGATCAATGGCAGGCGGGAGTCACTCCACAGGAACACGCCTCACTGATTCTTCTCGCGTGTTGTGGCAAAGGATTGTTTGAATGGTTAGGTACAGGAGGTACGGCATAATGACTAGAACCAGCAATTTAGGATTGCCCATTATGTTATTCGGGATGCTCATTTTGTTTGGCGTCATCGCGCTGGTGATGCTTGGTCAAGTCCAAGATTTGGAACTGCCATATCCAGTGCCAACTGTTGTGTTTGGCTTAAAGCCAGAGCATCATGGCGAGTTAAATAGGATAGGCATACCTACTGCCAGATATGACGAGTTACGGAGAGAATACGAAGGTGATTCAGTCGCACAGCAGCAAATAGATGTATATGATCCTGCCACGGAATACCACAAAAGATTGAGGGAGTACGTTGAGGCGTTCAAGTTAAGCGACGGGGAAAAAATCACGGAATTGAAGGATTGGTTCGAGGAACATTATCCCGATATCCATATAGGAGGTAAATAGAATGACGAGGACAAGTTCATTAGGGACTATGGTACTGTTGTTCGTTATGACGTTGATCATAAGTGCTTTTGCTCTCACTATGCTCAGCAGCGCCAGTATCACTTTGCCAGCCACCGGTGCTACAGTTCACCAGGCCGCTGCAATAGACTGGCTGCGACCTGACCAGGTACCTGTGCCGAACAATCTGATTATCAGTGCACATGCCGCCAAGCATCACGGAGACACTGAGCAAATATACGCAAATCTCCTGCAAGGCAAATGCGCTGAGGTTGCCAAGTTCTGCGGTGGGTCTGAGCAGGAGTTCGCGTACTTTTGCGTAGACCCAGTGACCGGCATTGTTGGCGCTATACTACAGATCGGCGATGAGATAACGACGGGTTACTACGAGAAGCCTGGCTCAGAATACTGGGTCAAGCGTGTGCCGCGTGAGAGATGGGAGGTGTGCAAATGACTGCTGCCAATGTGAAAAAAATAACTACCGAGGAATTCTGGCAAGAGGCTGAGACGTGGCTTGATGGTGTCGCGAATATGGTCTCGCATAGGTGTTATCAGGAACACAGCATGGTAGGGATACGGGCAATTCAACGTGATGTGCGCAAGCATCTCACCTGGATTGACGAGGCGCTATTGCAGATCGAGTTGCGGGAAGCGAAGTCTGTGAAGGAGAACTAAATGTCGGTCAGTATTTGCGTGGAGGCACATCGTAGAATCAGTGAGGCCGACATGGAATACGTGGCTATTTACAACAGTCTTGTTTCCAAGGGAATCAAGCCGCCAGCGGCAGTAGTCAAACATCTACAGGGAGCCTTGGGTAACAACAACTTTTTCCCGGATGAGAAAATTACTATATCACCCGACACTGAGATGATAGCTATCAGTGTTGGGGGTGCGGGCGATGCCAGACATAGTGGTGGCATGATTATTAAGATTGCCGACTTGCCGCCAGGGACTGAGGCGCTGAGAATCTATATGAGTTAAGGCTATCCTGGCACACAGATGGAGGCGGTTTAGAATGACAGGTTATCATATCACATTGGGATACAACGGCGTAGCGTGCATTGACTACGATGATATGTGGGAAATCCTTAAACAGAAGGTGCGTGAAATCTGCGACCAGCCGCGAGTTATAATTGCCGAGGCCCGCAGACTTGGCGCGCCAGAAGCTTGCTCAAAAGGGTGTTGCAGTTTGGATACCTATGCCGATAATTATGCAGAGTCCTTTGAGACCTATGGACATCCTATCTCAATAATCAACCGAGGTGAAGGCGATCGTCAAATTATGCAATTAGCATCAACTGCTGGCCCCATTAAGTATCATGTCCGCAGGGCATTTGTGCGACTTTTAATTGAGGCAATGCACAGAGAAGAAATTGAGGTAAGCCTGATCGTTGCCTAATAATAGTATCGTTGAGTTGGGCTAGTTGCGGTACGCAAAAGGAAAGAATGATGGCTTCTGACATCATCATGATGCTCATCCTCAGCGCCACTGCTTGCATTGCCGTGCTGCTCATGGCCAGAGTTCCCGATGTGCCAGGTCATTACACTGATCCCACCTGGATCGTGGCCGCGATGTCGGCGGTGCTGATGGTGCTTGGGTTCTATACGGTGACGTGGTTGTGTCGGATGTTCCGAGCATTTGAACGACTACTGCTCATCCTGACTGGCGTCGAGCCAGAAGAAGCACAGTTTCACCTTCGCGCGACGCTGAAACGAATGCGGAAGTTGATCGAGGAGTTGACACACGGATGAAATTGGTTGAGGTTGCTCGGCAGATCGTAATCACTGATGTCGATGTTCTCTCTCCAAGACTGGGGGAGTCGCTGATGTTCGCTGTTAGATATGCACGCCGACAGAGCTTGGAACCCGATTTGGTTCTATCACGTTCTGACTTTGAGAGACTGATCGATTACTGGCCCCGATTTTACCTGGAAGGCCCTGTTGTGAAGACTCGTGATAAGGATATTTGGTTTTGGCTGAGGCGATTCTTTGCCAGAAAGAGGAGAATGCCGCCATTGTTGTCATTATCATTGAACGACGAGATGCTGGAGAGCTTCAAAGAACGAATGCTAGAAAAGCAAGCAATCCCGATTGATGGCGTCTGGGTTCCTGTGGATATATTGGGTGAGTAATTCTCTAATGGGTGAGCAATGAAGGAATGCTTACGCCGCCTCCGCACTCCCGGTCCCTGGCTATTCAGACAAGCCTGGTCTGGCTATGCTGAGGTCAAGCGCCTCCACCCCGGCGCAGAGGCATGGAGACGCAGTGGCGAGGGACTACGCGGGGCTTGGGAAGCCTTCATGCAGTCCATTCTCAGCCCCACGGCATGGACAGCACTCTGCTTGCTACTAGAGCGTCAATATGACCTGCGCTGGCTGTGGATCAAGCCTGGCGGCTATTTCTACACTAAAGCCGGGAATCGCCGCAAGGTCATTCGCAAGAAACTCGTCCCGCGCATCATCACGGTGACACTCCGCGACCGTCTGGCTCACGCTGAACACATCTACTACGAATCGCTCAAATCGGAAGTCTTTGATTCCAATGCCGTCGTAGTGATGACCCTGGCTCTCGCGGGTTCTATCACTGGCGGTAAGTTCTCTGCCGCCACAGCACACATCAAGCGCGAACCATTGAGACAGAGACGTAAGCGGTGGCGGCTCTGGCTGCCGAGCAGGACTTCTAGTCTGCGCTATCTCAGAGATATTGGCTTCCTGCAGCAGTCAGACGATGATGGACCGCTGCTTTGATAATGTAAGGATTCTGTAATGATACGAGAACTTCAATCCCAAGTGAAACACTTGTATGCCGAACGCGGCTATGATGCAAAGGTGCAGACTCTCCTCCTTGGCGCAATGGAGGAAATGGGCGAATTGGCTCAGGCGATTCTTTTGACGGAGTGTGAAGATTTCAAGCCGTCGGCTAAGAAGATGCCTTTGATCTGGGCAGATGCCCGTGACCCTGGGCGGCGCATCGTTGCTCATGAAGTAGGCGATTGCATTACTTATCTTCTGGCATTGTGCAATCGTCTTGGGATTGAGCCTTACTTTAAGTGGCTCCATGACAATGACCCTCGGATTTGAGTCTAGAGGCTCCCCCTGAGTCAACCTACCATGGCAAGTACCAGGGTCAGACCGGCCCCACACCCGCGCGTCCCTAGTTTTTTCTACCACTGTCTTTTCTTGACAGATTCGATAAACTCTGGTATAATATAGTTGCGTCGAAAGACGCTGGTGGATGGCACAGAGTAGCCTACTACTCGGCCCCCTATGCCCTGGTGAAAACCAGGGCATTTGCTTTGCTCAGTCTGGCTCTAACTCCCTTCTAACCTTTCCCCCTTTTATCCCCCCTTGACAATCCCGCTCAAATCTGCTATACTGTCTGTAAGACGGTAGGATAAGTGGCATGGTAGCGCTAGGGTTGTTTGCGTTGCGGGGACTGGCAACTGCTATGAGGCCAGTACCAAACAGGAGGAGGCCGACGAGTCGGAGGTGATGCATCACTTCTAAACGATGATCGCGGTACTCCAAAACTGACACCCCTGAGGGGAGAGACGCAACAAATGAAGAGTAGGGAGCCAGTAGGGGAACCTGGCCTTGTCCTGCTGTTCTGGAGACTGCATTTCTGCTATGCTGTTACCATGATTAGAGAAATAGGAGGAGTATAGAATGTTAAGGCGCAGGTTTTTGCAATTCGTGGCTGCAGTGGCTGTCTTTGGCACACTTTTGCTGCTGGCTGTCGCGTGTTATTGTATTGAGTGTCCTTGTCTATTTTAGCGTAATCATCGACATAATGCGGGGTAGTGGAGTGGCGTCAAGCCGGGCACTAATCCAGAGACACCAGGTCTAATCCGGAGACCCAGGTTCGATTCCTGGCCCCGCTACTGTACCAAGTGCAAGGCAGCTGGGAGGGCTACTCAGTTACCAAGTGGCTTGCTGAGACCTCATCTCACTTGGCTGTCTAACTTAACATAATAGCCGCACCCAGGAGCGGTGCGAGGCGCATCTGCATCTCTTGCGCTCCTCCTTTTCTCTGGGTTGCCTGCGGAGCCCCCCGCCCAAACTCCGCAGGCAACCAAACTCAAGCCAATGGGCAGTCAACTAACTGGCAAACAAGCGCGATTTGTTGAGGAATACCTCCAAGATTTCAACGCCACCCGTGCAGCCGAACGAGCAGGCTATGCAGGCGATGATAACTCGCTTGCTGTCCGGGGGTATGAGTTAGTAAGAAATCCTAAGATTCAGGCTCTGGTTAAGATACGCCTCAACGAGTCAGCGATGACTGCTAATGAAGTCCTGGCTCGACTGGCCGCCATTGCTCGCAGTGACTACAGTAGATACCTCAAAGAAGATGCAACTGTTGACTTTGCTAATCTGCTCGCTGATAGTCAGGGGTTCCTTGTCAAGTCCATCAAGGAAACCAAGTATGGCAAGCAGGTTGAATTCTATGACGCTCAGCGGGCGTTAGAGACTCTTGCTAAGCACTTTGGGCTGTTCATTGAGCGCCATGTCATTGTAGACTGGCGCAGGGAAACACGGGAGGCAGGCTTTGACCCTGCAGCCGCTTTTGAAAGACTCGTCCAAGAGGCCGTCGAAACTGTCGCTGTCGCCACAGGCAATGGACAGCCTGATGTCGGAAGTGTGGCAGGAAGCCAAAAGACGGCTGAGGGAACGACCTAACCAATTATCACTCCTGGCCTGGACACAATCCAAGCGCCCTCTACTTGGCCCCGACAAGCCAGTCGACTTCACCGCGCATTCCTACCTCACCGACATCTACACCGCCAACGCCAAGCGCCTGGTCATCTACAAAGCCAGCCAAATGGGCGCTTCTGAGTATCTCATCTCCTACGCCTTCCACGCCGCCGACCAACGCCAAGCCACCGTCCTCTATGTATTCCCCACTGACGTTCACCTTCGTGACTTCTCTGCTGGCCGCATTGGGCCTGCTATCGCTGCCTCTGACTATCTCACCTCCATCGTAGTCCCCGCCCACGGCAAAGGCGCTGACCGAACCACTCTCAAGCGAGTTCGCAATCGCTTTCTCTATCTGCGCGGTGGCAAGGTCGCACCCGATGGCAGTGCACCTCAACTCAAGGCCGTGGATGCCGATGTTCTCATCCTCGACGAAGTGGACGAAATGGACCGCCGTGCTCCTACCATTGCAGAGAAGAGGCTCGGCGCTTCCAGGATTGCCGAGGTGCGCTTAGTCTCCACTCCCACCTACCACGACCTTGGCATTCACGCCGCCTGGCAACTCAGTGATCAGCGCGAATGGCACGTCCGATGCTGGCGCTGTGGCGAGCGGCAGCCGCTCACTATTGATTCGATAGTGACCGAGTGGGATGAACTGGAGCGACCCGCTGCTTGGCATGGCCGGCAAGAGAACCGCGCATGGACTGCATGTCGAAAGTGTGGCAGGGAGTTAAATCACCTGGCGCAGGGCGAGTGGGTTGCAGCCAGACTAGGCGTTAAGGTGATTGGCTTTCACCTCACGCGGCTGTTCTCTCCAGTGGTTGATCTGCTGGCCATCGTTGAGGCGCTGAGTACCGTGGATGAGACGGTTCGCAAGGAGGCATTCAATCAGGACCTGGGATTGCCCTACATCCCACGCGGTGGCAAGTTGACTAGTGAAGTACTTGATGCCTGCATTAGAGACTACGGACTAGGCCCCAAGTCGGACGAACTCACAACCGCTGGCGTGGACGTTGGCTCAGTGCTCAATGTGATCATCCGAGGCCCAGCCGATACTGAGTCTGGCGAACGGCCACTACGCTACGCTGCTGGCGTTGCAACCTTCGATGAACTGGCTACAGTCCTCACCAAGTTCAAAGTCAAGACGTGCGTCATCGACGCTCTGCCCGAAACTCGCAAGGCGCGTGAACTGCAATCAGCCTTCCCCCTTGGCGTGGTCTGGCTGGCCTACTACTCTACCCAGCGCACCGGCTCCAAGAAGCTCAAACCAATTGAACCTAACATTAGTGAAGGCGTAGTGAACCTCGACCGGACGCGCACCCTGGATGAAATGTTTGCCCAAGTCTATGCCAGCACTCGCACGCTTCCGCTTGACATAAAGACGGTATCAGAGTATTATAAGCAGATGCAGGCATCAGTGCGAGTAGTGGAGAGACCTCGTAGTGGCGAGAGTGTGGCGCGGTACGTCGAGACTGGCGCTGACCACTATGCGCACGCTGAGAACTACGAGAACGTGGCGGCGAGTGGGTCGCTGATGGCGGGGGGCAGCGTTGGTGTAGTAATGATGAGGAGATGAGATGCAACCGGTGAGAGCCATGCACCAGAGGATATTTGTCGAGCGGGCTGGACAGCCGTGCTTACTAGAGGGCATCACTCTGGACGAATGGCAGCAGGGAAAGTTCACCTTGACTGGGCACCTGCCAAGGGATTTGAACTTGGCTTCTCCCCAGACGCTTCATCTTGTCTTCCAGGAATCAGATGACCCTCGGATGTTCTTTGATGAGCGCCAATTGGGGAAGTTGATAACGTTCAGTTGCTTTCGTATTGTTAAAGGTACGCCGCTTGTGCTGCTAAAGAATCGAGCTACTGGTGAGGTAACAATCCCAACGCCTGAATTTGAATGTACCTATGGGGCAATTCGAGAATGGCCAGCAGTAGCGTCGGCGTAGTTACAATGAGGAGATAGCCAATGGGTAAGATGAGTAAGGCTGACCTTGATGCAATTAGAGACCGATGCAATGCTGCTAAGAGCCGATGCAATGCTGCGACTCCTCCGCCTTGGACAAGCCAGCCGTATGATGACCTCTGGGAAGTCACTCCAGTTGCTCGTGGTCAGGACTATGGGGTCTTTGAGGAGGCCGATGCGGAGTTCACAGCACATGCTCGCGAGGACGTTCCTGCACTGATAGCAGTGATTGAGTGGCTGTTGCGCTTGGTTTTGGGATGAATATCAATGACGCTTGAAGAAGCAGATAGCTATCATTGCATTGAGTGAAGGAGTGTTTGATGGCATCTAGGTTAGGGTCATTAGGGTCAGTAGATAGCCAGCACTATCGCTGGGCATTGACCTGCCCCACTTGCCTGATAGAATTTGGTGGAGTCATCAAGAAGAAAGGCTGGCTACAATTTGACCCCGTCTGCCCAGGATGCCAGCATACAATTGCGGGATTCACTAATCCCCGGTGGCCTCCAAGATGGCTAGTGACAGCACTGAAATGGCCACGGCAGCCTTGCGCTGGGATATTGGCGTGGTGGCGGCGAGGAAGGGTTTGAGGAGGCAGGGCAATGATTGAAAGCGGACTGCTCAGAGCATTGTTCTTGGGCATCATTGGCGGCGCTGCCGTTGCTGCCAATTGGTGGTTCATCGAGTCAGCAGTAGGCCAGCGACTACGAGATAGACTTGCTGCTTGGCTTGGTTACTTTGGCTTAGAACCGCCAGAAGTCACGCGGTATCTAGCTGTAGCACTATCTGCTATTGTCTCTCTGGCAGTCTACATTGTGACGAGCGATAGGTTGAACTTCTGGGTGTTCTTCGCTATGGTCTTCATCGGGTCTCAGGTATGTCATGCACGCCACAAGACCCAACTGGCGCTGCGCCAAAGGATGCACCCGATAGACCCCACCACGACGACGGAAGATGCGTTACTTGTTTCTGCTGATGATATCTTTCCCGTCGGTGATGGCGGCTATGCCTTCTGGGATAAACGGAGTGAGGAGATTTCCTGTTGAGAAACTTGGTGAAGCGTCCGAAAATCCGTCCGATGACAAAATAGGGAGAGCAAAATGACGGGCAAAATCCAAGTCACAGTGCAAACCGAGAAACGACTACGCGCAATCACGGAACTTGCGCAAGCAATCAACAAACTGGCTGATGCATTGAAAATTGCCACACAAGTGGTGGTGACTGACTGTCAGTTCAGCGGACATGACGTAGCGGTCAACGTTGATACTGCGGAAGAGGTGACCGAAACGACAATCATGGAAATTGACGGTGGTTGATAATCTGGGAATAGCGATAGTTGGTGGAATAGTCATATATTGTCTGGGCTTTCTCGGTATGTATCGCCTCTTGGATACCCATCCAGAAGAGGTACTTCCTGGCACATGCATCCGCTGGGCGGGCATCTGGCCAGCCGCCATGCCGATGTTCGGTTGCATAGTGGTGATGATGTCTATTATGACGATGCCGAAAGGTGAGATGCGCCCAACAGATCCTACTACCTCCACCTTGGACTAGCCTATGCCACGAATTTGTAGGCAAACTCATTCTCTGAGACAGGCTGACCGGACACATGACTGGGTTAAAAGTGTAGAGCTTCCCTGGTGTGTAAACTGTGGGATGTCCAAAATCTCAGCGCACATCTGGGGCGATGATGATTGGACAAAGGAACCTATTGCTTGTCCAAAGTATAAGCAGGTGCTTAGTAACCAGGACTAAACTATGGCCCGAACCCGCAAACGAACCCGCTCCCCCAAAAGCACATCCGACCAGAAAAGCGTCAAGACGGCACGTGAACTCAGTGTGCAAGCCCGCGCAACCCAGGAGGGCAGTTGGGGTTCGGGTGGGTTACTGACCTATCTCACCCAGGCCGGACAACTTATCGCTCCCTGGTGGTCGCCGCGTCGCGATGCCGACCTGGATGCCTTCTGGAAGAAGTCTGATCACCTCTCTGGCGCGCTGGCATTGCTCGCTGCACGGGTTGCCACAGTTCCCCTCCGAGTGCTCCCTCGTGACTCCACTGTCAAAGCCCACTTGCGTCAGGCTGAGGACTTCACTATCAGGCTAACTGAGGAATCAGAGTTTGGTCAAGCGTGGACAGATACCATCTGCAAATGGCTTGCAGATTACTGGTGTCTTGCAGGTCCCACCAGGATTCATTTGGGGGGAGAGCGAAGAGGGCAGACTAAGGCCATTGCGAAGATGGTCAAGGATAAAGATACTGGCCCTGTACTTTCGGTGACCAAAGAAGGTTATCTCGTAGAACGTCAAGTCACTGAATGGTTCAAGAATCCTCTTGGCAATCGCAGGTGGTGGTGGCTTTCACTTGAGGAAGCATCCTTTCATAGTCGGGACCAAAGAGGGGGAATCTTTGTAACAGAGGATCATCCTATTCTCACTGAGAACGGTTGGCTACCCGCACGGGAAGTTGAGTCAGATATGATGGTGGCAACTGGTGATCCTGTTCCCAATGAGTTGCAGTCCCAACTCTTGGTGGGTACATTATTAGGTGATGCGAGCATGTCCTTTGTGCGCAAGCGGGCAATGCTTAGGTTTGGGCATAGTGTGAAGCAGGAAAAATGGTTAGACCTGAAACTCTTGGCGCTCCAAGGTTTTCACTGGACAGGGCGGAATCATAGAGTGTCCAAGATTGGATTGAACGAAAGTGAAGTTATTGGAATAAACTCTCGCGCTTCACTTGGCTTGAATAGTTGGCATGAGGCATTTTACCCTGATGGCAAGAAGATAGTGCCTCGTGACCTGGTGAAGGAAAATTTCTCATCTCTCATGCTAGCAGCCTGGTATCTTGATGATGGAAGTCTACATCAAGTTGAAACTACAACCGGCAATTTGATTCCTCAAGTTACGCTTTACACGAACAGTTTTTCAGAGTCTGATGTTCAATGGTTGGCCGATCTGCTTACATCTCAGGAGATTCCAAGCAAGATGCGAATCAACCGCCGTCCCAGGGATGGAGGAAAGTCCTATCCTGTGATAGCAATTGGGGCTGAAGGTTCCCGTAAGTTGATGGAACTGATTGGTTCTTTTGTTCCTCCATCTATGCGTTATAAAGTCACTGAGGATGCACCGGATTATGACCTTGGGTTTTGGGAGTTGGGGTCAGCGAGAGTGTACTGGGATCGGGTTGCAGTTAGCAAGCAGCGTGATTTCAGGACTGGGAGTTCTTACTACGACAAGAGACCCGCAGAGACGACTTACAATCTATCTGTTGAGGGAACAGAAACATTTGTTGCCGCTCAGACTGTTGTTCATAATTGCAGCGACAACGGTGGATTCTGGGAGGTCATCGGCGAGGGCAAGCAGGATGGCCCTATAGTTGGACCAGCGCAAGGTCTCTCGTGCCTCGACTCGTTCCATTGTGTTAGGACTGGCGACATTGAGTTTCCGGTACTCTACCGCGACACCAGTGGCAAACCCTCCAAACTGCACCGAACTCGTGTAGCGTTTGCGTCTGACATGCCGTCGTCGCGGGTGGAGATGAGGGGTGTAGGGTTCTGCGCTTTGTCGAGAGCAATCAATGTCAGCCAGAACCTCCAGGACATCTCGATTTTCAAGCAAGAAAAGCTGGGCTCCCGACCTGTGCGTGGGATACTGCTTGGCAAAGGCATCCACACCAGCGTAGTGACCGGTTCCTTAGAGGTAGCTGATGAGATCATGGACAACCAGGGTCTTGCGCGTCTCGCCAAACTCCCCATCATTGGTGACATCGCAACTGACGCTGACCTGTCTCTGCTTAGTCTCTCTGGTTTACCTGATGGGTTTGATGAGGAGACCTCCACGCGTCTGGGGATGTTCGCTATTGCGCTGGCGTTTGGGGTTCCGATTAGGTGGATATGGCCGGCTGCAACTTCGGGCGCAACCAAGGCCGATGCGATGTATCAACACATTGCGGGCTTGGGCGGTGGCATTGGCAAGGTGCTGAGCATCATCACGATGCTGCTCGGCGGTGATCCACGAGGCTCCCGGCATTCGGCTGGCAAGTTCCTGCCGCCTCATCTTAAGTTAGTGTTTGACTTCCAGGACGATGAGCAGGATCGCATGAAGGCTGACATCAGCAAGGTGCGAACTGAGGCTCGCAGCAAGTCACTGGCAGACGGCGTCATCAACTCACGCGTGGCGCGTGAGCAAGCATTGGAGTCCGGTGACTTATCTCAGTCTCAGTTCAATCAACTGGAACTGGATGATGGGCGGCTGCCGGATGGCTCAGATGTACTCTCGCTGTTTACCAGCGTAGATGACATCTACCTGCGCTTGCTTGACCTGGGAGTCAGGGAGCCGCTGGCGTTGCACGCCAATGACCCCTTCATCATACTGGAGGAAGTTGACCTCGCCGCGCTCAATGCGCAAAACATCATTGGCAGTGGACGCACTGCGGGTGAACGACAGAAAGCACGTGAAGCACTGGCGGCGTTGGGTAAGCTGAAGACCATTTATGCGCCAGAAGCTCAACGTGAGACTGAGCAGGAGATGCAGGCCGAAGTCACTGCCGAGGTACAGGAGGGAGAAGAGGAAGTAGCCGAGGGAGAGAAAGGCTTCGCGTCGGGCTTTGACTTCAGTGTGCCGGTTGGCGAGGTCATCACCGGAGAACTAGCACGCGGTGCTGGTGGCAGGTTCGTCAACGTCGCGCAACTCAAGGAGCAATTAAGAGCAGGGATGCTGGCGCGTCGTGCACGCGCGGGAGAAGCAGCAGAGAGTAAACCTAGCGCAGCAGCGGCGGCGAAGGCGGCCAACACTGCGGCAGTGGCCGAGGCACTTGGAATGCCTCCAGGGTCACTGGATGCGTTGACTGTGTTGAGGTCTGGTGGGGATGCAGGTGATGTGAGTGACCTCGTTGGACGTGGGTTTGTCAAGTTAGGAATGGATGGCCAGCCGATCATGACCACGCTCGGTCGCTCTATGCTCTCGGCAGGCAATAGCGGTGACGTGGACAAAGCACGAGCCGCCATTGACAAGGATGCTGAGAAGAAGACCCGTGCTGAGGGAAAGGAACGCGACCGTCAGGCCAAGCAGGCAGTCAGTGCTGCCAAGAAGCGCGAACGAGAGGCCGAGCGTGAACGCAAGCGACTGGAGAAGGAAGCCGCGCGCGAACGCGAGAAGCAGGAGCGTGAACTACAACGCGAGACGGAAGCAGCGACACGGGACATTGAGCGGATGCTGGAATTAGAGAGCAACCACAGCGAGGCAGCGCAGGCGCTTGGTTCAAGGGGAGTTAGGGAAGAGGACTTCAATGGGTTGATGACATTCAGGGATGGCGCGAGTCTTGACGCCGCGTCAGCGCAGAGGCTGGCGGCTTCTGGCCTGGTAGAGTTGGATCCTGAAGGGAACCCGCGACTGACCACAGATGGTAGGGCAGTGATGAGCGCCGCTGATAGCGGTGATACTCGCAGAGTGCTGGATGAGATGAGCCAGGCGCGGGAGAGGGTTGTCGGTACATTGGACAAGGCGGAAGTTACGCGGGAAAAGGCCAGCGATGCACGGGATAAGGCTGCCGACTATCGCGCCGATGCTGAGAAGTTGGACGCCGATGCGGATGCTTATGAGACGAAGGCTGATGGCTATGAGACAGAGGCAGATGAGTTCGACACTGAGGCTGATGGATTCGATGCTGAGGTAGCCGAGCTGGTGGCCGCTGGTGCTGATTCAGTGGACATTGAGAAGGCAGAAGCAAATGCTACCAAGGCTCGTGAACGCGCTGAAAAGAAGCGAGAGCAAGCTGAAGCAAAACGCGAGCAAGCCAGCAAGAAGTTGGAGCGCGCTGCTGATAAGCGGAAATCTGCCACTGACAAAGATGCAGATGCTGTCAGCTACGACGAAGATGCCAGGGATCTGGTGGATAAGGTCGGCGGTGGTGCGTGGACGGAGACGAGGCCACAGAGTAAGGTGGGGCCTGGGGGGGAAGCGCCTGAGCCAGAGGAGAAGGCAATCAGTAGAGTGCCAGAATCCAGTGGTGAGAGTGAGACTATTGAGCATGGCCTGAGCGGGAGAGTCAAGGCAATGGTTCAGGGTGCGATGGGTGCACTCTTGGGACGTGGAGAGAAGCAGAAGGTTGAGCCAAGGGGGGAGCCATTGAAACCATTTACCAAGGATGAAGTTCCCATCTCCGATGAGGACATTGACGCCGCCACTGTAGAATCAAAGCAAGCACAACACACCTTTGGGATAGTCGCCTTCCCCTGCCCAGTTTGCAACGAGCATGGCGCGAAACAGTATCGCGACCACAAGGGTCTCTGTGTCTGCGGGAACTGCGGTAGCACCTTTGATCCATCGATTGAATTATGAGTGAAAAACAGAAGCGCAGATTAAGAAAGTTGCGAAAGCAATTGCTCGCCGACATTGCTAAGATGCTTGACAACTCCGAGCGGCTGCGGAAACTGAGGGGAATTTCTGACGAGGCGTGGCAAGGAGCAATTGCTCAGGACACACAGGAGTCCATCAGTGCCACGTGATTGGAGATCACTAGTAGACCAAATGACAAATGTTCAAAAACTGGTTCATCTGATGTTTCGCATGACGCCAGTGGACGAAGAGGAAATTAGAGTAACCCTGCTTAGGAGCAGGCGCACTTTCTACGAGGATGAACTGACTGAACAGGCATCAAGAGCGGGTTGTCCCAGTCGCCGTGGGAATTTGAGGGAAGGACCTTCTCTCACAGAGTTGAATGAGGCGAGTCGGCGGGATGCAGTATCTATTGTCAATACGTTTAACTATGATGTGGCACTTGCCATACGGCACATCTATGAGGAGACACCGACAGCCAACCGCTGGGTCTATGCTAGTCGGCTTGCTGGTTGGGAAGCAAGAAGGAACGAGTGGAAGCAGCCGCAGATAGCGCAGCACACTGAGGTCTCAGCACGTGCAAAGGCACAACAGGACTTCTACAGATTCAATAGTCAGGTAATGGGTACAGCGAAATTGGACCCGAAGACAGCAGTGTGCCCAGTTTGCATAGGCTGGGTTGCGCGCGGTGAAGTACCATTGAGAGTAGCGGAGAACAATCCGCCACCATATCACGTTAACTGTCCACACGTCTGGTCTACGAGGCCAGAGAAAGTGGCGCGATCAGAGTGTAAGTTGTTGTGGATGGGAAGTTAGAGGTAGCCAAATGGACAGAGACTTGACAAATCTCAATGAGGCTATGGAACAGTGGGAAGCACTGCGCCAGAGCCTTCTGGACTTGAGAGAAACAATAGCCAAATTTGTTGTCCCGGCCTGGGAGAAGATGGTGGTGCAGATTAGGGTCTTCATCATCTGGGTTCGCCGGGAGCAGTTATACTGGTCGTTGACGAAGTGGAAAGTCCCAGAGCAATTTGCGCGGTGGCTTGCTGACAAGTGGCCCGAGCGATGGCTGCCTGAATTGAAGTTTGATTGAGAGTAGATTATGACGGGGAGGACAACGATGAACGGGTGGATGGGACTAATTTGTTTTTTGGCTTATATGTGGATAATGTGTCGCTCGACAACAGGGCATACATTTGAGCAAGGGGAGATGTGGGTACTTGGTGTCATCATGGCAGTCGTGAGTGTCTGGCTCCTTGCAGCCTGGGCTGGAGAAGCACACAGAGCATACGATGAGTACAGGAGGAGTCAATCATGAACGGCAATGGCTCAAAGACGAGTAGGAAATCCAAGATTGACAACCGCCCCTGGTGGCACAGTGGTTCGAAGTGCCTGGCGGCGTCACTATGGACATTCACTCTTGCTGTGGCATGGCGGGTCACTTTCAGTTACAATGGATGGACAATGTCATCTGCTCTGCTGCTGGGATTTGGCCTGGTACTGTCAATTATGGTGAGTGGCGTGATTGCAACGTCAGGGAGTCGAGAATGAGCTCCGACGTGTCCAGTTTCTTGCAATACGGTGCATTTGGTCTGTTAACTCTGGTGCTGATAGCCGTCGGTGTCTGGTTCAGGGACTACTCCAAGAAACAGCAGGAGATAGCCTGCGAGCAGCAGGACTTCGTCCGCAGACTGGCAGAGCGTGCGCTGGCATCTCAGGATGAGCATCTAGAACAGTGGCGTGAGATGACCCGTGCGATGCTGAAAACTCACGCAGAATTCACGCAGTCACTCAGGGAAATCAATGGAGCACTAGGAAGGCTGAGCCAAGAACACTCACGGATTGAGGCACGACTCAAATAGGAGATAATCATGACCAAACTAATAGGTGGCAAAGCCCAACTCGGAGGCCAGACTTACGACGCAATGCATACTGGCACAATACTGGTTGGTGTAAACGCGGTTGCAATCTCTGCCGTGACCGTGGGTTGCTTCGAGGTACTGGTGCAATCAGACCCAGACAACGATGCCAATGTGCTAATTGGAAACAACACGCAGGGCTGCACCATTAGACTGACAGCAGGTTCCGCCATTACAATTCCAATCAACGACGTGGAAAAGATAATGGCCCGCGCGGTGTCTGGCACTCAGCGCGTCAACTGGCTGGCGATGACATAGGAGGACATTATGGCCTTAGGATTCTCAGGTGGAAGTGGGCGTGTTACTCTCGCCCTGCCTGCGTCTAGCGAGGCGCAGGTTTTGCTCACGGATGAAATCACAGACGCTCTTGCTACAATCTCGACCGTTCACCATGAGGTACATGAAGGCGAGACATTTCGCGCTTGGTACATCTCGCCGCATGGATCACTTGTGGCAGATAATGGATTCGTGGACTTGGTATTGATCACTGGCAGCAAGCATGCGCATGTTGTCTTCGCGCTTGGATTCGGTGGTGACTGTGAGTTCAATATCTATCGCGGCCCAGACTTTGACTTGGACGGGACGACCCAGACACCGCACAATCTGAAGGATTACAGTATAGGAACCTCCACCGTGGCTGCGAGGTGGGGTCCGACCATCAACAACGTCGGGACGGAGATTCACGGCGAGTTTGTTGGCGGAGGGACTACTGGCAGGTCAGCCGGTGGTGCGATCAGAGACAACACTGAGGACATCTTGCGGCCCAATACATCGTACCTTGTTCGAGTCACGAATAGAGCGGGAAATGCACAACAGTTCTCGCTCGTTGCGCAGTGGTATGAGGAGACAGTGGGGTGAGGCAATTCTATGGCTAGCGTAGTTTTCGAGGTCAAGGCCATTCGCCCAAGGCGTCTTCGGGTCGACAAGGTCCGCCTGGAAATCCTTAACGCGCTACGAGCCGAAGGCCGCGTTGTAAAGAAGGAACTGGAGAAGACAGTTCGCAACTTCCGAGGCGCACGGCCTGGGTTCGAGACGCTCATCGGTTTGACTACTAAGGAAGCGACAGTGCTGACGGGGCCGACTGGTACGCTCAAAGCAGTGCAGAAGTGGAAGTGGCTTGATGAAGGAACCAGAGGCCCCTATCCCATCACCGCACGTCGTGCGCCTTTGCTAAAATTTAGATTGGGGTATAATCCTGGCACGCGCCCCGGCACTCTGACTACTAGAGGTTCCTATTATGTCGGCGTTCACTGGCGCTCTGCAAAGTCGGTGATGCACCCTGGTATCCAAGCACGTGGCTGGTCTGAACTGGTTCAGAAGCGCAGAAAGAAGCCGTTCGTAAAGCGCATGAATACGGCAGTGAAAGTGGGGATGAAGAAGGCTTATGGCTAAGGATACATATTACTAAGGAGGACGAACTATGAACCGCGACCCAGATGGACTATCTGACTTTTTGAGTGATGAGGAACCTTGGATTGGCCCACGACCTATCCCAATTATCTCACTGGACGTTGCTATCTTTGATACACTATCTTCTGGAGAGCAAGAGCGATGGTTAGAACGTCGGGAAATGTGCGGTGGATGGTTTGGGCGTCATGTTGAGATAGAAGGCAGTTTTCAATGGAAGCATACACCGTGCTTTTGTGGTCTCTATCATGACGGCTTCTGTTTCCGCTGCGAGAAGCGTCAGCAAAAATACGTGAAATGGCGTGCGAAGAATGCACTAGAAAAGACCATTGAGGAAGAATCGGGACTTATGCTTCTTAAAGATGATGCTGAAACCATCACTGAGATTTGTCGAAGGATTGGCAAGGACAACTATCAGCGCATGCCACTCAAATCTGGCAAAGTAGTGCTTCTGGCAGAGGCAGACAAGGTTTCCTCTTTTGATGTTGAGGAACGACAATTGATTGAGGACCTTGAACAACTAGATGGATTGGACTGGAAGGAATTTGCCAATACCCCTCCAGGAAAGAATCTCAGCGGCAACTTTGGAAAGTCAGAGCCTGCTCCTCTGGAAGATGGCGAAGTGGAAATTGCCTATCCAAGAATCTACATTGCCCCCAATCCTGCCAATCCTGGCATTGAAGCAGTGGCTATCTCGCGTGCGCTCAAATTGATTCCCGATGATCTCAGAATCGAAGACAATGAGTCGGCGCAGCAGTTTGTGGAGGAACTTACAGCCACGATTGCTACCTTCATTGTTGAGGGGGGCGGGAAACTCTTGGACTGGGGTGCTCGGTCAACCAAACGACGGACGAAAATTTCTCGTATATGGCTCAATATAGTAAAGGCAAAGCATCGGTCGAGTGTCTACGCAGAGCAATTATTTGATGAATCTGGGGTTCCGATACCCTTCTGACCCTGCTCCTGGCCCATTTTGGCTCAGGAGCGACACTAAAATAGCCAAATAGCACCGAGAGTGAGTAACCAATTGTAGCCCCGCGCCTGGAGACAATATGACACGTCCATTGACCATCAGCGATCTGAGACCACCTTGGCTGAGTGTAGCACGACGCCTGCAATCTATGGCACGTGGCAAGATTCACGCTGAGGGTGGCTACGCAGTGCTGACTATCAGTATACTGGTCAATGCTGACGGGAATCCGGCGTCCATTGAGTTTGGTGACCCATTGATTTGGACAAGGCCAATAGTGAAGCGGCTGGAGCCGAAGAAGGCAAACGTGCTCGAGATATTGGATAAACTGAGTAGTTGAGATATTGACATAAGATTGGAGTTATAGTATACTGGCAATATAGAGGTCTGGCAGGCGTTGCGGAACCCGAAGGTAGTACTGCCTTCGGCTCAGTTCAACTCTGAGGTACGGGACAAAAGAGACGGGTTCAACTCCCGTCCTGTCAGACCAAAATAGAATAATCTAATAGAATTGCTTCAGACCGGGAGCCATTGTGCTCCCGGTTTTTGCGTTATGGACATACAGAGATGAGTCTTAAGCAAACCAGAGGTCTATACTTAGTTCCCCCCCACGGTGAGTTGATTGCAACCGGCGCGAAGTCTGCTATTGTCAAGTCAAAGTATGTCCCTGGTCACAAGCTGTTCGACCTGCGCGGCGACTGGATGCTGGTGTCGAAGGTGGACGGGGTTGGATTGGGCTTGGGGGATATGACACTGGGAGAGCCAGTAGAAAGGTCGCTGGAAGACTTTGACACGAAGGAATCAAGGCATCGAGTGAGTCGGGTTGACCGGATGCGCTGGTGGCCCGAATATGAGACATTATGGGAGTACCCTATTGAGGGGTTCAAGGAGTACGCTGAGCCATTGGCTGTAGACGTTCCCGCTGGCGTCCAGACGGTTATGTCAAGCGTAGTGCGTCCAAGTGTAGACCCTGGCAGTCCTGCGACCGCTGACATGGCTGACAAGGCGCAACCAGAGCCAGAGGTAGAGGGAACAAAGGAGACTACTGACATGCAGGAGATCACAGTTCTGCTAGACGATGAGCAAGTGGAATTGGAAGGCGAAAAGGTGTACGGCAAACTAAGTGAGGCGAATCCTGCGCTTAGGGGAATCAAGCCGCCAATTGACTTGACACAGGCAAACCTAGTGGCTAGTTGGGCCGACGCAATGGAAGCCGCCGAGGACGGCCCCGAGTCACCCTGGGGCGCTGCTATCGCGCAATTCAAGGAACTCTACGAAATTGAGGGAGATGCATGGGTGAAGCGAGCCAAGACCGGTGACAAGGCGAAGTGGTCGGGCGCGTATATCGGTAAACTTCCTGACACCGCATTCTTGCTCATTGAATCTGGCGGTGAGAAGAAGGATGACATCACACGCCCGCTTTCCCTTCGCCACCTTCCTGTGCGCGGCAAAGATGGCGAGATAGACTTAGGTCACCTCCGCAATGCACTGGCTCGTATGTCCCAGATGAAGGACAAAGAAGGCAAACGGTTCCCTGCTGCCACTGTAGAGAGACTGCGTAAAAAGGCACAGGAGTTACTTGCTGAGAGCAAAAAGGTACGCAGCGACTATTGCATCTGTGAGAAATGCAATCACGTCACTGAGCGCAAGGATGATGCTCCCTGCGCTGAGATCGAGTGCGAGGAATGCGATGGAATGATGAAGGACGCAACCCAGGCCGAAGTTGAAGCAGCCGGTGTTCAGGCAGGTCGCGCCGTTACTGCGGCGGTCGCATCTGGCGTGGGTACAGCAATAAAAGCCGAGGGTGAGAAGGAAGGCCGCCGCGTCCGCCAAGATAAAGTCGGCCTCCTCCAGAAACTCAAGGATGAACTAAATGAATTCCTTGTCTCCCTCGGTGAGTTCATAGGGTGGGCCACCTACGACGACAAGCCGAACGACAACGACAACGATGACACTGACTCGGACGAATTCGACCTTGGCACACTTCTGTCAATCGCAGGCAAAAAGGCCCTCGACCAAGGCTCAACCGCCTTCGCATTTAAAGCACTAGATGGCACTACCTGGTGGTTCCAATGGACCACCAACGCCTTCAAGGACAGAGAAGGCGAGATATTCACTACTCAATCAATCAGCGACTTCGTAGACCGCAAAGAGAACGACGACATCAAGGGGGAATTCTGGTTCTGGCATACGCCAGGCTCTAAGTTCGGCACTGTCCGATTACAGGCTATGGTGGGCCGCTTTCTGGCCCAAGCTGGGCCATTCGACGACACGACAATTGGACGAGCGTTCAAGGAGTTCTTCTCCGCACATCCACACTCGCATCCCGACATCGCACCCGAAGGTTGGGGAACCTCCCACAAGTATTCCTACAAGTCAACGGATCGCGCAGTAGACGGTGTATATAACTGGTTTGACATAAATGAGAGCACGGTTCTTCCGGCTCGCTATGCGTCCAATCCATATAGTCCAATGCCACAGATACTCCAGGAGGTAAAACAAATGAACGAGCAGCAACGCAAGGCTTTCATGATTGTTGGTGGTCAGGAATTAGTTGACTCCATCGTGAAAGTCGGTGAGGAAAGCACCAAAAGACTGGAGGGTGAGGTTGACTTCAAGGAAGCCCCACCCGAAGATGAAAAGGCTGGCGGTAACTACGTAGCACGCATCAAGGAAATCGCCGAGTCCATCGAAGATGAGGGCCTAAAGGGCCAAGTCGAGGTCTTCTGCACCAAGTTGGAGAAAGCAATTCCGACAGCCGAGAAGATGAAGACCGACGAAGCCGAGAAGGCGAAGACCGACGTGGCATCACTGGCGGGCCAACTCCGCATGCTGGCAGGCAAAGTCGGTGGCGACGCTGGCGAGAAACTCTCCGCCATTGCCGAGGAAATGGCAACGGCATCTGGCAGGAAGGAAGATGCTGAGACCACAACCAAGGTAGAGGCAGAGAAGGCAGTAGAGCCAAAGCCAGAGGTCAACGTCCTCACCCGTGAGGAGGTGGCCGACGCGATGAAGGCTATGGTCGAAGTGCTCCGAGGTGAAATCAAGGAGACTACTGAGACAGTCGTGGCTGAAATCACCGAGGCACTCAAGCCGCTAGTGGCCGAAGTCAAGTCGCTCAAAGAGGCCGACGACGTCAAAGTCGCCGAGAAGGCCGCCGAGACTCCCGCCGCTTCTCTGAGTTCCTTACTCCAGTCTGTCATTGGCAGTAAGGCGACCTTCGTGAAGGCCGACTCCGAACTGGCCAAGTCTGGCCCCGAGGAAACAGCATCCCTCGCTGATGCCATCACTGGCATCCCCTTCGTAGACGCCTTCATCGGTGAAACGGATCAATCAGCAGTAGGAGGTAACTAACCATGAAACTGTCACAAGAACAAATCCAGGTGCTTAGCAACTTGGCCGACGCGGTCAAGGGACTCGGCACCGACAAGAAAGGCGCTTACGCCCACACTGGAACCGGCTTTACCTTGCACGGCCCCGGTGGAATCTTCAGCACCTTCGGCCTGAATCGCGAGATTCTAACCGCACACGTCCAGCCCGAAGGCATCGCTTCTGTTCTTCCAATCAACCCATCAATGGACACTGATCCGCGCTATGCTACCATCACTGGCATCACGGGCAGTTATGGCCACCAGCCTGAGAATAAGTGCGAGGCCGCGCCTCACGCTTACTTGAAAGGCTGTAATCTCACCGCTCGCTTCGGGCAACTACGCTTCGATACCAACACCATCGAGTTCAACAAAGTCATCACGCGTCTCAACCGTGGCGACTTCATGGACTTGCAGTTGCTCGGCAGTTTGCTGGGCAACGACCAGGCGGCCATGGGACTCGTCCCCGCTAATCTGACCGGTGGCGATCTTCTGAACGTTGTCACACTGTCCGAGATGCTCGTCGCTGGCGTCCAGATGCAGCGCGAGTTGACCCACCAGTACTGGCAGGGAACGACCGCTGTAGTCAATGAGTTCCCCGGTCTTGACGTCCAAATCGCAACCGGACAAGTAGATGCCGACCGACCTGGCGTCCTCTGCCCGGCCCTCGATTCCGACGTGAAAGACTTCAACTACGCCGATGTCTGCGGTACAGTCAATGACATTGTGGAGTACATGTCCATGATGGCATGGTATCTGGACTACAATGCACGCAAGATGAAACTCAAGCCGGTCAAGTGGGTCATCGCAATGACTGCCAACCTCTGGTATGAGCTCAGCGCATGCTGGCCATGCCGCTATCTGACCAACCGCTGCCAGGACTTCGCAGGAACGCAGGTTGGCATCATCAACGACGAGTCTAACGTCAACCTGCGCGATAAACTGCGCGACGGTATGTACCTGCCCATCAACGGCGTCAACTACCCGGTCGTAATCGACGACGGTATCTTCGAGCACGACGCCGCCAACAACGCCAATCTTGTCCAAGGTCAATTCGCGTCCACCGTTTACTTTGTGCCTTTGACTGTCTTAGGCAACTTCCCCGTCACCTACCGCGAATACCTTGACTACCGCTCGTCTGTGGCACAGGCCAATATCAAGCCCTTCATGAACATGCGTCGCCCCGACTTCTGGAGCGACAATGGAATCTTCAGTTGGGCTTACGACGGGCAGTTGTGGTGCTACCTGCTGGGTCTCCTGACCGAGCAGCGTATCATCCTGAGAGCACCACAACTCGCCGGTCGCATTGACCACGTCGCCTATACGCCACAACAGCACCTGAGAAGCCCATTCCCCGCGAGCGATTATTTCTTAGACGGGGGATCCAGCGGACCACCGCCTGCTAGGAGTTCGTATGCGATTTGGGGTCAAGGAGCTGGTGGTCTGATCACCTAGTCCAGCCTCAACTTAGACTGGCAATAGACTACTGCCAGAGAATGAAAGAAGGGCCAACTCTGAACGTGGAGTTGGCCCTTTTTGTTCCCCTGCCATGTCGCGCCCCGCCATGTCATGCCATGACCAGCCAAGCCGGGCCAGGTTTCTGCCGCGCGGAGCCCCGCCCTGTTGAGTCTAAATGATGTTTGTATGCCCCAGGACTGCCTCAACGTAGGGCTTTGATACTGGCAATCCTTCAGCCTCACGCCACTTCACCCACAGGTGCTGCAAGAAGATTTTAGCCGTCTTGCGCATTGCCCGATGGTGTAGGTGGCCGTCGTTGAACTTCCATTTGCCGTTTTCCTTGATGGGCTCAGGATGGTCATGCCGTTGCCGCTCCTTTTCGGCGTAGTAGATGTCAACGTAGACTGGCGTTTGCTGTTTGATGAACTGCTCGACTATGAGATAGCAGATTGATTTGAGACGGGCATTGTATGGACTGTTCCAGCCGCTCAGTTTTATATCTCTGTGCTTCACTAGTTTCCAATCTGGCTCAGGGGTTGGCACAATGTATTCTCTCACGACCATGCCAGGTTCGACAAGTTTCCCCATCCCAGGCCCACAGATGGTTCCGTTCATGGCCCGTTCTCCCTTTTTGGCCTTGCGTGACTTATACCCGTCTCTGGGCGCTGCTATTGTGCCCTGGCCGTTTCGCCAGTAAAAATACACTGCCTGTCCAGCGAACCGCCAGAACTTGCTTACGGTGTCAAACTTGCTCACGTCGTCGAACTGCGCCAGCAGTTGCGCCGCCAGTCCGCCAGCGCCCAGGCCCTTGATGCTGGCGAGCCAGTCCCATACTGGCCCCACGTCCTTGCCGTAGCCAATCATTATCTCCTTTGTTCCGGCTATGGCAGCGTCAAGGGGGACGCCAATGGTTGTCTCAGTGGTCTTACCACGGCTGATGTGGGTTACTTTTGCATGTCCCTCCATCATGTCTCGTTCAAACTGAGCGTCGAGATTGGACTTGCCCGCCTCGATGCTGCTGATGCGCAGGGTATGGCGCTTGCGCATCTGCACCAGTTCATCCCACCATAGATAGGACTGCCACAGTTGCGGGTGTTTCCGTGGCTTTGGGTCGGGTCTCTTGTCTTTGGTTTTCACGTCTCTCCTTTTCTTGAATTACGTACTCATCGGTTGGGTTTCACCACAGCAATGGCTCGCACTTGCATCGTGGGTTTCACATCGTGTATGGCTTGCACTGCGCCGCTGGGCTTCATAGTCAAGATGGCTCGCACGGGTGATGTGAGTTTTACTGCGCCGTTGGCTCGCATGGTTGTGTTGGGTTTCATATGCTAATTGGCTCGTACAGAATTCGTGGGTTTCACCCGAAGATTGACTCGCATCGCTCAGCTGGATTTCACCCGTCAAGTGGCTCATGTTCTATCTGGGTTTCATTACACGACTGGTTTGCACTAGCACCGTGGGTTTCACCGGTCAACTGGCTCGCATTGGCCGTCTGGATTTCATGCTCTGGTTGGCTCGCACCTTGCATCTGGGTTTCACATGCGCACTGGCTCGCACCGCGATTCTGGATTTCACCAATTAGATGGCTCGCACCACCACGCTGGATTTCATCACCTGGTTGGCTCGCACGGGGCTACTGGATTTCATCACGCGCGTGGCTCGCACCGTTCAAGTGGGTTTCACTAGGATCGTGGCTCGCACCACCTCCCTGGGTTTCATCACTGAGTTAGCTCGCATACCTTGCCTGGGTTTCATTGAAGGTCTGGCTCGCACAGCGGTCGTGGGTTTCATGAGCAACATGGCTCGTACACTAAAACTGGATTTCACTCCTCCTCTGGCTCCGTCAACCGCTCCACCATCTCCCAAACGTTATCAACCACCTTCTGCGCCGCCGTCACGATGTCCTCATCGTTTGCCGCCAACACGAGCAGCCGCTTCCAGATATGCCCTGACACTGCACGATCCAGATACCCCAGCGCCAGTGCTATTGCTTCTGGATCGTGCAACCTGACGAATGGTTTTATCCCATTAGGTTCATCATCAGATGTGCTCATGGGGCCAACGAATGAGGGAACATCATAGACCTTCCCGTTTGGCATCTCTACCGGCTCCTGCCGCTTAGTCAATATCCTCCTTGCGCTCAACGAGGCGGCTATGTTCAGCAGTGGCTTGTTCTGTGGGATGATGTTAGACTTCGTTTCATCGCGTTCACGTGCTACGACAAGGGAACGGCCTAACTGCGCTGGGCCGATGTCTGTCTGAAGACGTATTGTAATGATAGCATCTTCTGAGGAAACATCTACTTCATCACGCAGGTATTCGTCTTCCCAGTCTCCAATGGGTATTACTAAGGTCAGTTCCTTCTTTGCCATTGTACCTCCCTCTGTACAGTAAATATCCCGACGCCTATCGCTGAGAACCTTCCTGTTGACGGGTCGGCTCGCTGGCGACAGATGTCGGGATATTTGCCTGTGTTTTCTTGGCTGCAAACACAAAACGAGCGCAACCCGTCAACGGCTCTAGTATAGCACGGTTTGAAACAATGTCAAGCGTCCATATATTTGACTTTTCTCCCACTTCTGCTATAATAAAATCAGGAGCGACAATGGACTTGCCAGTCGTGAGCATAATAATTGTCACATATTTCCGCAAACGGGAAATTCGCCTCACTATTGACGCGCTCCGAAAGCACATCAAGTATTCCCCTGAAAGGTTGCGTTGGCACATTTGCGACGATGGCAGTCCTTCTGGCTACATTCCCAACCTCCTCCGAGACTTCCCCGAATTGAACTTCACGTACACTGTCACGAATCGCAAAGGCTGGGGCGCTAACGTAAATGCTGCGCTGAGACAAATCAAAACTTCCTACGTCTATCTCACCGAGGATGATTACATTTTGCAGCGTGACCTAGACCTATCTGCCAACGTCGCGCTCATGGAGGCCGAGAAGCAAATCGGCCTCGTCCGCTTTGGCATAGTGGGACATGGGTTCGCCTGTCGAATGCACGAGACGGACATTAGGGCTCGAATTCCTGACTATCAGGAGAACGATAGTAACCGAGGCTATACTGGCGCAGGCAAACTCAACTGGTGGGAGATTGTCCATGAGCAACCTCCAGGCCCCTTCACCTTCTACCGTTATTCCAACCGGCCTCATCTGAAACATCGGCGCTTCCACGATTTCTATGGCCTGTATCCCGAAGGGCTAAGTCTGGGAGCGACTGAGGATGCAATGAACCATCAGATTAAGGACTGCGTCCGGAAGCGGGATGGAGGGCCATTGATTGCATGTCCTGCTAATTTTACCTTGTGGCATTATGATCACATTGGGGAGAGCAGGCAGGGGACAGAACTGGATGCTGGAGGGTCGAAGTGAACTTGGGATTTATCCATTGGCATGGAGCAGAGGCCGCAGACTCTTTCCTCTGGGCAGCGAGGTGGCTACGTCGCTCTGGTGTTGAGGCTCTGGTCATGACGAGGGTTGACTTTGAGCAGCTAGTTCTATCTTGGCCTGAGTTTTACCTGAGTGGCCCTGTATTGCAACCGAAGGAGAGTTGGCTGCGGGGGATTTTACGGAAGATTTTCAGGAAGCCAAGACCAATCGTGAAGCTGCGGTGTTCCGATCAGATGCTGGGAGACCTGAGAGTAAAATTCCGTAACCAAAAGGCAATTCCAGTAGACGGTCGCTGGTTTCCGGTGAAGATCTGGGAAGAAATGTGCGAAGGACCGATTAGGACACCGTAGTTGTGTGGGGCTGGGAGCAAGCAGGGGACGCAGGAGGATGTGCATGGATAGAATCGAGGAGCAGATTGTGAGTCACCTGGTAGCCTGGGATGAACAGAGGGCAGGCATTGAACGCTTCGCTGAGATGATAGTTGCTTACCACAAGATACTGGTCGATGGTGGTGTCGGCGAAGGGCTTGCACAACTCTTGGTTCTGCAATATCAGGCAAGTCTCTTGAGTCTGATTGGCGGAGGTGGCAAAGTATGACTGATGTTGACTGGATGCCAGCAAGTGACGAACCGGACGTGCTGAGAAAGATGGTCGCTTTAGTCGGTGAATTACTTGACTGTCTGCCAGACAGTAGCAAGTGGGACAGCAGTGATGATACCTGGGATTGGTGTTGGGAAGAGTTGAGCAATGGTGCACAGAATAGGATAGTAAAGGTGCGTCATAAGGCAATAGGGCTACTGTCGGAAGTAGAGAAGGCTCAGAAAGGTAAATGATGGACGTTGACCAGATGCCAGCGGGGGTTGAACTGGATGTGCTGGTGGCCGAGGCGTTGGGCTATGTCCAAGCCACTTCAATGGCCACTGGAGCAGAAAGCACTGTTTTCATAGTGGTAGAAGGAGTTCCCTCAGTCAGTGATGACAAGGTGTACATTAGACAAGGTGCTGATGATTTCACATACTTTGCTCCTAGCACTGACATCGCCGCCGCTTGGGAAATTGTACAGGCTTTGACTCAGCAAGGATATACATTGCGTCTGGTGGGGCCAGAAGTCCCCGATACAACTGGCTACCTCATTGAGAAAAGGTGGAGCGCAGCGTTTATGGAACCACAATATGCCTTCACGAATGTAGAACAGGACCAGGGCAGAGGCTCCACTCCAAGTTTGGCGATCTGCCGTGCTGCACTAAAAGTGATGAAGGGAGCTGGAGAGGTAAATGAACATTGACGAGATGCCAGCAGGGGTTGAATTGGACATACTAGTGGCTAAGGCATTGGGCTACATTGAGGAAGACTGCCGTGGTAGCCATGAAAAGGGCTTTGCTTTTATAGTGGCAAGTGGAATTCACTCACTCAGTAACGGGGTTCACATTAAGCAAGTCGCTGGAAGCAACTTTATGCACTTTGCTCCTAGTGTTGACATTAGGAATGTCTGGGCAGTTGTTGAGGAACTTCATGTGCGAGGTTTCTACCTTCGTTTGGACTATGAAAATGAGGGGGCAGAATGGTACTGTGAGATCAATAATGCAATTGGGGGCGAGCCAGCATCAATAGGCCTTGAGGTTAAAGCTAGCAGTGCACCTTTAGCGATCTGCTATGCTGCGCTGAAAGTGATGGGGGTGGATTAGTCAATGACAGGACTCTATGAACCCATCTGGAGATTCTTTGAGTCAGTCCACAACTACATGGCAGAAACCTGGGATCGGATTGTCGAGAAGTTGAGTCCCTTCGTCTGGGCAATTGCACTTTTCAATCTGGCTGTTACGCTTTTGTTGCTGGTGATACTTCTGCGAGGTTGCTTTCGGTGAGCAAGGGGCTGTTGCCCCAGCTCCATGAGGAAGGGAACAATGAAACTAGTTGGATGGATTACAGCACAGGAAAGTGACAGGGTGTACCTCAGAGATGATCTCAATGTCAAGGGGGAGATGATTTACAATGAGGCAATGGGCTGCTTCGAGTGTTGCACGCTTGATAGCATGGAGACAGTAGAGAAGTTGCGCCGTGACTGGCCGGGCTTCTATGCTGAAGCCTTCACTGCTATTGATAGCAACGGCAATCAGTTGCCACGAGATGAACAGCCTTGCCGGGGAATGTCGCGTGAGAGTAAGAGAATGGGGATGAAAGCATTGCTGTGTCCCAACTGTGGTAGCGGAAAGTTCAAGGAATTGGCTGGTAAGCGCAAGTGCATCTTCTGTGGCGCTGAGTTTGAAACTGGTACAGACAAGGATGCCTCACCCCCACATTTTAGGTATACACCAGAAGACAACGTTAAAGAGGACAATATTGTCATACCGGGTCTTGGGCTTTGTCGCATCCGCCATTCTAGGCCGGGAATTACTGCTGAGGACTGGGAGTGGAGTTGCTTTCGGTGAGCAAAGGCAAACTCTATCTCGTCACCGGTATAGGACACTGTGGCACCCAATGGCTCGCTAATGCACTCGACTACCGAGAGCACGGCGTCTATGCAATCCACGAGGGCATTAGATGGTGGTGTCCACGTCGGCAGTCGTTGGGCTCTTGGAAGGACAGCGCCCTGTACTACCTGGAGCACGGCATAGACCAGATAGACCAGCGCTTTGACTGTTACTTTGCAAAACTGGACGAACTGTTGAATCAATACGAGGTCGTTATCGATGCTCACTCCTGGATTCCCTCCGCTGTGCCAGAGGTTGCCAAGCGAGTCGGGGTAAGTGGTGTGATTCACCTGGTACGTAATGGTATTCAGAATGTGCACTCACTCTACGAGACTGATCACGGCGAGCCTGAGAATTGGTTCCATCGTGTGATAGAACGAGAAGCCGAGAGGATTGGCTTTGATTTACCGAAGGAAGGTGTCTGGTTAAACTGGTGCAGGTGGTGGGCTGCAAACATTGCAACGGCGCACTGGCTGGTAGGGCAAGGTCTTGACGTTAGAGTGCATCGACTGGAGGACTTGACTACTTCGTGTGACATCCTTACACTACTGACAGACTGGCTAGGCTTTGAACTGCCATACAGCGAGGTTAGAACCAGGCAAGGGACAGACTGGAATCGTCATATAATGGGAGATCGGACGCCGATTCGATTGCTGGCAGGTTGGAGTCGGGAGCAACGAGAGACATTCCTGGCTATTTGCGGCGAGGTGATGCGACATTTGGGCTATCTCTGAGAGGCTGTCAATTTCGGACCAGAGAACGATGATTGCTCAAAAGGAGAAAGCAGCAAAACGCTGGTCTGAGATCAAAGGTGATGATTCGCTCAGAGTCAATCACGACCTCAGTGCTGACTCCATAGTCTTTGAGATCGGCGGCTATCTGGGAAAGTGGACAGGCAGAATCTTTTCGCGATATGGCTGTACGATTCATGTCTTTGAACCTGTGCTAGAGTTTGCGGATGAGATGAAGCAAAGGTTTGCCGGGATTGAGAAGATTCACGTCCACAGTTTCGGGCTGGGGCGTGTGAGCCAGACGCGACTAATCTCAGTGATGCGGGATAGTTCGTCGTTTTACAGGAAGGCGGGTGACTCCAAGGATGCGCGTGAGGTGTGTGCGTCTGACTTTATCCTTGAGAGCCAAATCGAGATGATAGACCTATTAGGAATCAACATCGAAGGCGGTGAATATGACCTTCTTGATCATCTGATTGAATCGGGACTTATGCCACGAATCAAGAACATCCAGATTCAGTTTCATGACTTTATGCCAAATGCTGAGTGGCAACTGGCGAGAATTCAGCAGGGACTGGAAAAGACTCACGATCTGATCTTTCGATTCCTATTCATCTGGGAGGGCTGGAAGATCAAGGACGATTGATGTGACGGTGTTGGTGTCCTCTTGCGACAGATACAGCGAGGTCTGGGTGCCTTTTTGCCATGGAATGTCCCGATATTGGCCGGATTGCCCGTGGCCACTGCAATTCGTGACCAACTCTCTCGACGCGCCGTGTGGAAAAACGATAAAGGTGGGCCAAGATGAGGGATGGACGAAAACTATCCGCAAGGGTCTCGAGAAGACAGAGTCGCCGATCATCCTTTTTTTACTGGAAGACTATTGGCTCGTGGGACCAGTCGACACTGCGGCGCTGATTGAATTTGCATCGATTATTCAGCGAGGTGGAGCCGACTACATTCTGCTCAATGTGGGCTCGACGGCGAGCAAGGGCATTTTCACTGGCGATGACCGGCTCTATGTCTTCGCAGACGACTCAAGATATCGCACCGCATTGCAGGCAAGTTTCTGGCATGTGGAGACACTCGTTAGCCTGCTCAGGAATGGCGAGAACTGTTGGCAGTTTGAGAATGCCGGTAGCAAACGAAGCGAGGCGTTGGTCAATAGATTTCTTGGCGTTAGGGAGAACAGACATTTCCAATACGTGCAGACTGGAACACTTGACTGGATGCAAGGCCCGGTTGTTAAACGCAGGTGGACTAGTTCAGCCAAAAGGTATGTCTCGCGTGAAGGACTAGACCTGGAAATACTAGTCGGAGAGTTCGTCTGGGGGGGCAATGACAAATGAATCAGAATGTCCTTGATTTTGCGCGTAGATGTCTCAATAGTGCAGACATCAGGGACAAGTGTGTCCTTGAGGTTGGTTCCTATAATATCAATGGTACGATCCGTGATGTGATTGAACCAATGGGGCCAATGGAGTATACAGGAGTGGACATCAGGCAGGGACCTTGCGTGGACGAACTCTGTGATGTCTGCGAACTCGTTCAGAAGTACGGTGAAGAGTCCTTTGACTTTGTTGTCACTTGCAGTACTCTATCTCACGTCAGAGACTGGCGTCAGGCAATCTCAAACTTGAAGTGTGTGTGCAAACGCGGAGGAATCATCTTCATTACTACCAGTGCACGTTGGCAGTATCGAACCTATGGCAACAACTATCGCGACTACTGGCGGTACACGAAAGCGGACCTGGCGACCATTTTCTCTGACTTCAAGATTGAAGCCCTGCATACAGATTCGCCAGGGCGGTCATTGGTTTACCTTGTTGCTCGGAAGCCTGAGCTGTTCACAGAGCAAGACCTGATAGGGATTGAAGTTCCCTCCGCAAAGGCTCAGAGTTGGGGGCATGTCCATTATGAGCGGAGCCATCCGCCGCTATAACCTGAGTCTTGACGATCTCTTGCCGTGCTATCGAGATTTTGCGCTTTTGGAGGATTTGACTCAGATTCTCCCAGAGATTAGGATCACGGTGTTTATGCCCGTCGACAGCAGGGACCGGGGCGAGGGCAAAAACAACATTCTCGACCATCCAGAGTGGTGCCAGGAAGTTGCACAACTTCCAGCAGAGAATTTTGAGTTCTCCGTTCATGGATATTATCATCATCATGACGATGCGGCAGGCACGCCCGAGTTCAAGCATCTGACGCAGAGCGGAGCGATTGAGTTGCTTCTGAAGTGCGAAGAGGCGTTTGGGAAAGCTGGGATTCGATGCACGAAGGGCTTCCGCCCGCCACGATGGGAGATGAGCCGAGGCACTGCACAAGCGTTGGAAGAGCTAGACTACCTATATCTCTCAGACAATCCAGAGTTTTACGAGGCGCATAGAGGTATTGAGATTCCAAGACTGTTCCCGAACAGCGACATCAGAGAAAATGAGGAGTATCATCTGGTCAAGCCATTCAAGCGGCTCTTGTTGGACTCTCGGAGGTACTATCTGCACAGGGGACACCTGGTCAGCCTGTGCAGGAATAACTTGACACAAGACACATTTGATAATATCGTTAGAACAGTTAGGTCTTTCGAGAAGGTCGAGTTTAAGTTCCTGAGCGAGATTGCCGAGGAAGTGAAGGAGAAGCAATGACCCCAAAAGTCGCTCTCACAACGCCCACACTAGAGCCGAAGGTTGCTGAACGCGCCTGTCAATTGGCAATGAGACATACTAAGATTCAATGTGTCCACAAAGTGATACATGACACGAAGAAGGTCGGTGGTGCGCGTTCAGCCAACGTTGGCCTGCGCTGGGCACTGGCGCAGGACACACCATATATCTGCTATATCAACGACGACGTGGACATAGAGCAACATGGCTGGCTTGAACGGCTCATAGAGGTACTCGATAGTGACCCGCGCTATTGCTGCGTTGCTCCTGGCGGTCACTGCGCGACGGCTCCGCAGAATAAGGCAGTCAAGGGAGCACCAAGAGGTCGTCGAGTTGTGAAACATCTCTCGCATTTCTGCGTTGTGCACAAACGAGAGGCACTGCTGGACATTGGCATATTTGACGAAGCCTTTTTCCACTATGGCTGTGATAATGATTGGAATTTGAGAGCAGCACAAAAGGGATGGAAATTGGTCTGGGTGCGTGATGTGTGGATCAATCACTGGGGTTGCCATCCTGGGCGCAGAATGGTAGACTGGATGAAGCACGACCAGGCACTGTACAAGAAACGATTAGGGGAGGGATACTACCGATGAATCGGCTACTCAAGGTCATAGTCTATGTTGCTGCCGCGTTGATTTTTGCTATTGTTTATGCAGTCTCAGCCAGTGTTTTAGGGATTGAGACATCTGGCAGCATAGGAACTAGGGTAGTTCATAATGCAATCACGATGTTGTTGGGCTGGGGCTCGTGTCTAATCTTCTTGAAGCTCAATGGAGCAAAGATTACATGGCCAAACTAAACATCGGCAGCGGCATAGTCCGCAAGCCCGGCTACGTCTCAGTGGATAAGTACGAATCAAATATCCAACATGGCGCGGGCGTCTGGGCACTGGTAGATGAGCTCATTTACCACTGGGTTCGATTCCCAGGTATGGGGTAAAAGAGGCTGGTTCAAATCCAGCCCCGCGCCGTTAACTTGGCCATAAGTAACTCGATAGCCGTGGTAGGTGGAGGCTTGTTAATTCAAGCCCATTATAAGGAGGTAAAGTGGAAGCATTAGTAAGTCTAAAATTGTCCGAACTGAAGTGGCTAGAATCTCGGATGCGGTCGCTTCGTCAGAGCTTTCTCCACTGTAAGAGATTGGTTCCGCCTGCTTTTACGATAGAGGAAGAGATTCTTGGAGAGGTTCTCCTTGCATTCTTCAAAAAGTATCTTGATTGGGAGAAAGAGAAAGAACCAAGTTTCTTGGCGCTGGATGAGGAAGTGTTCAATGAGGAGGCACCATGGTGAAACCCATAGTTGTACGTCAAGAGAACTTTGACACTGCCTGTTCTGTAGATGAGGGCAGACAGCGATTCGAGCAGAGTTTCGCGAAACTCTTTACGGATCTAGCTTATTATGTCTTTAAGGAAGTTAGTCTCGATGCTGGATTTCCGCTACGAATAGATATTGACATGAATAAGGACATCTTGGATTATTATATCACTGCAAGAGTATACGATGATTATGCCAAGAGTGAACGAAAGGGAATTCCCACAAAGGTAAGTCGTTTTGACAGAACCTACAAGCCACTGAGTATGATTCCGGCCAGTGGTTGGCAGTCTGTATATGCCGAGTATCACGAAGATGATCGTAGATATGCTCGCGTCGAACCCCTTGTGGCATTTGCCTTGACCGAGGTGTGTCTGGTGTGTGTTTACGAGAATGGGGACGAGGAAATAACTGCCAGAAATATATCTGTTCTAGGTTACGTTGCTGGACCTGTCAACATTTACCCAGCGGAGAAAGCCACCAACTTCATTGGATATATAGCTTCAGGTGTAAGAATTCCTGGTCACATGAGGAGGGAGGCCAGGAAGTATGTGGAGGACCAATGGAGTTAGACAATGACCAAACTCAACATCGGAAGCGGCGTAGTTCGCAAGCCTGGCTATGTCTCAGTGGATAAGTACGAATCAAAAGCTGACGTAAAAGCAGCGGCGCACGAACTCCCAATGTACGCCAATAACAGCATAGAGGAAGTATTCTCCTCCCACATGGTCGAGCACCTTCCGCCACACGAGTTTGAGGCAGCACTGCGCGAATGGCACAGAGTCCTAAAGCCCGGCGGCAAGCTGGTCATCCGCTGTCCCAATTTCGAGATCTATGCCCGTGAGTTTGTCGAGCGTGGCGACGACTATCGCTACGGCAAGGACGGCAGCGGTAAGGGCGCTTGGGGCCTGCTGAATATCTTCGGACACCAGACTGGTGGCCCCGGCTTCCTCACCCGCACTGGCTTTTCAGTAGAACGGCTTCGGCGCATCCTTCCTCGGTTTGGGTTTAGAATTGTACAGTGTGAAGTGACCAAGACCAGGCAGAATAAAGGTATTGAGTATAGACCGAACGGTGATATCGTCTGTGAGGCAGTGAAAAAGTGAAAGTTCTCTACGTAGACGCGCTCAAAGCACCAAACGCCATAGCCAACGTCGCAGGCATGACAAAAGCCTACAGCAAGGTGGCCCAAGTTCGCACCTTCGACTACAGAACCCTGGCAAAGCAGCATGGTGGTGAACGAATGAACCGCAGTCTTATGCAGACTGCTGCTGAGTTCAAGCCCGACTTTGTTCACCTTGGCAAGTGTGAGAGTATCAAGGGGTGGTCAATTATAGGCATAAGGAATGCCGTCCCTAAAGTCAAGATCATTCACTTCTTCGGTGACTACCGTCCCAATGTCATCCCCTGGGTCGTGGATATAGGCCGCGCCTGTGATCGCACTGTGATGCAAATTGACGGCGGGCCATTGGTCAAAGCCTACAAGAAAGCGGGTTGTAAAAGCATCGGCTACTGGCCCGCCGGAACCGACTCCGAGATCTATAGGTCACACAAAGTCAAGAGCCGCGATCTGTCAGTAGTCTTCATGGGCACGTTGGGAAACCCGGCACAATTTGAGTGGTATGCTGGGCGCAAAGAGTTGGTGGAGGCATTAGCAAGGCGATATCGAGTCAATGTCTTTGGCAGAGGCTGGGACAAGGTCAAACATGCACGGGTCTTTCACCATCGCTATGTTGGCAGTGAGGGTTTCTCAATGGCGTGCTCCCGTGCCGAGATTGCGCTGGGTTATGGTGCGCATAATGTGCCAGGTTACACCTCCTGGCCCCGCATGCTCAACTCTATGGTATGTGGTGTCTTTTTTCTGACACGGTACTTCACTGGATTAGAGAAGATATTCAAGCGAGGTGTTCACTTGGATTGGTTTAAGTCCATTCCAGAGGCAGTGGACAAGGTGCACTACTATCAGAACCATCCTGGTGAACGAGATAAGATTGGTAGACAGGGACGTGAGGAAGTGCTCAGGAATCACACCTGGGATTGCAGAATAAGGAAGATGCTGGAATATGCCGGATTCTCTTAGAATTCTTTATGTGGATGCCTTCTCCACCCTAGCAGCCTGGGCCAATACCCAGGGCCTGGCAGCCGCCTATCGCCGCGCCGGTGAGTTGTACACTTATGACTACCGTGCCAAGACGCACGAGACTAAAGCGCCCTGGTCGAGGCCCGAAATCTGGGAGTGTCCAGAATGGAAGGAACTGGTCGCGTGTGGCTTACAATCCATGCGCGACGACTTGGTGAAGGTTGCGGCTTGGTACAAGCCTGACTTAGTACATCTTGGCAAGTGTGAGTATCTGGATGGCGAAACAGTGAAGCGCATCAAGGCAAAGACTGACGCATTTGTCGTGCATTACTATGGCGACTTCTCACGCAAACCTAAGCCCTGGGTTGTGGATATTGGCGGGATAGCAGACTGGACACTGCTATGTCACCAAGACCTCGACATAGTAACGATGCACAAAGAGGCAGGCTGTCAGCGTGTTGGCTTCTGGTGGACTGGGACTGATCCTTCAGTGTACTATCCACGCAAGGTTGAAAAGCGAGACTTTGACATAGTCTTCATGGGTCGTCCCATCCGAGAGGGAGGCTGCGAGCGGGCGGAATTGCTCAGTACTCTCGCTCAAATTGACCTGAACGTCCATGTCTTCGGTGGAAACTGGACAAAGATGCGTGGATTGAAGCAAGTGCATTTTCACAGATTCACCGATGGCGACGGTCTTGCCTGGGCCTGTTCACGCGCTAAGATTGCACTCAGCCTGAATGCAAATGTCAGGATGTATGCCTCCTGGCGGCGCATATTCAACACGATGGCGAGTGGCGCATTCCTGTTGATACGCTATTTCCCTGGTCTTGAAACTGTCTTTACCCGGTGTGAGCACCTACAGTGGTTCACGACTAGGAGTGAAGCGGTCGAGAAAGTGCGATATTATCTGGAAAATGAGGATCAGAGGAATGAGATTGCTCAACGTGGCTCAGAGATCGTAAGACAAAAGCACACCTGGGATGTGCGGGTGTCTGAGATTCTGAGTCTCAGAGAGGCGGGACAGTGAGACCGATTGACATCATCGTGACCACTCGCACGACCAGAGACCGCCAGGTGCGGCGTGACTATGTAGAGAAATGCATCAAGTTCCTAAACGAGCGCACCCGCACGCCATATCACTTAATTGTGATTGACGATGCCTCAGAGCCAGGAACTGGTGTGCGTGGACTTCTGCAAGGACTCGAGGCAAGTGGTAAAATCCACAAACTTGTCTTCAGAAATGAACGCTGGGGCCAGCGAGCGAATCTCAATCTTGGCTTTGAGATGTCGCGTTCTGATCCAATCGTGTTTACCGACGACGACATATTGTGTCCTGATGTAAACCCCGACTGGCTACGGCGGCTTCTTGACGCAATGCGCAGCCACAGAGAATTTGGCATCGTGGCGCTCAACAGCCCTGGCAAGAATTATGAGCGGGTAGACCAAGGCGGGGCGCGGGGTGCAATTCGCAGGGTCGGGCCGATCACAGAGTGCAAGGCATTGCCAGGTCACTTTCAGTGTGTACAGCGCCGCGTATTGACAGGCTGGCAGCATAAAACGCACAAGGGGCAGAACATCAGAGGTGGTGGTTATTTCCCTGACTCGCAGCGATGCGGACGGGCGCGTGAAGTGGGACTCAAGATCGGTTACCTGACTGATACGTTCTGCTTCCACTGTGGCGACGTGCCAGTGAGAGCAGATAAACCAACGGAGACGATTTTGATGCCGGTGGATTGGAAGACACTTAGACCGCCAGAGGAGTGGGCATGGTGAAAGGCGACTTCCGTGAAACAACTCTGGAGGCACTGAGGCGGCTCCCTCATTCTGACCTAGACGGTCTCTCAGATGAGGCAGCATACTGGTATCATTACCAGAATCAAATCCGTCAAGAACTCTTGGATTGTAACCTGGATGAGTTTCTGCAAGGCACTAGAATTGAGGGCACGATGGCCCCACGAAATGCGCCACGGTTCCATCATGAATTCACCGCACTACAAGAGCGCTCCGACTGGCAATCCCGCTGGCGTCCTGCGATTCATGAAGTCCCAGTTGGGAAGCCAGTACCCTACGTCCACCATGGAGAGACCAGTCCAAACGCAATCCACCAGGCGTACCATCTGCTGCAATTTGAATTGGTCACCAGGAAACGGATACATGACCTCCAGTTCATCTTTGAGTTCGGCGGCGGGTATGGGTGTCTATGTCGGATTGCTCACGAACTGGGTTTTCAGGGGCAGTATGTTATCTATGACTTACCAGTTCTCTCGCTTTTACAGGAGTACTACCTTGGGACTGTGGGACTAGGCGCTGTCAAATTGGCTACAGATATTCCCTCATTGAAAGTTCTCCTGGAGCAAGTCCCACGCGAATCATTGTTCATTGCCATTTGGTCACTGTGTGAAGTTGACATGCCTTTGAGAAGGGAGATTGAACGACTAGTGGCAGAATTCCCAACGTTTCTCTTGGCGTACCATCGGAGCATGCTAGGTATTGATAACATTGCCTACTTCGATGAGTTTGCGCGAAGATACGACCGTGACTGGACTAAATGGCGTGTAAAGCATCTGAGGGCGCATTATTATCTGATAGGGAGATGAGGTATGAAGATTCCATTCTGGACAGACCCGAACGATAGTGTCAAGGTGATCGAGGCAACTAAGGAAGCCGCTGACAAGTATGGACATAGATGTGGGTCAGATGTCGTGCAACTGACGCATGAACATATTGAGGCACTTTACAGTGGCAAGATGCTTGCTTGGAATGATAGTGAGTATACTACCTTTGCAATTCTGAGAAGTGAGGAAGATGAAGATGATACAAGTATTCGGACCGTGGATTGACGAACGTGAAGAGGAAGTAGTCACAGAGACTTTCCCAGACGTCACACATATCAGAGCGCCAAAGAGAGCCTGCCCGCGAGATTTGGGCTTTTGGTACTGCTGTGATTGCACTAAAGAACACCTAGAGGAACAGTCTTGGCTTGATTTTCCTATCTCAATACACGGATGTGGCAAATCCTTCGGTGGTAAAATCTGTGGTGAGACACACCTGGGATACAAGTGGTGTGAAGAGTGCCAAGCAATCGGTAGAACTGAGCCACATTCACATGTTGGGGAGTTCGAGATTGTAGGCACGATACAAGGCGAGTGAGGTGATTTGCCATGATACAAGTGTTCAAACCGTGGATAGATGAACGCGAAATCAAAGCCGTAACCAAGGTGCTCGAATCCGGCTGGCTTGGCCTGGGGCCAAAGGTGGCGGAGTTTGAGCAGAAGTTTGCCGAGTACGTCGGCGCTGAGCACGCAGTTGCTGTGAACAGTGGCACAGCGGCGCTACATTTGGCTCTGTTGGTGCTTGGCATTGGGCCTGGGGATGAGGTGCTAGTGCCTACCATCACATTCGTGTCCACGGCGCACGCGGTGGAGTATTGCGGCGCTAAGCCGGTGTTCGTGGATGTGTTCGCTGATACTCTCTGCATGGATTATGCGGATGCCAACTGGAAGGTTACTAACAAGACGAAAGCAGTGTTGCCAGTCCACTATGCTGGACATCCCTGTGACCTCTTGATGCTTGAAGGTGTCCTTAGCAGGCAGATTCCAGTTGCTGTTGTTGAGGATGCTGCACACGCTTGTGGCGCTGAATATTGTGGCACGCGCATTGGTTCTAATCTATTCTCTCCACTAGTGTGTTTCTCACATCACGCGGTCAAGAATCTAACCTGTGGCGAAGGTGGCATGGTCACTACCTCTGACGCTGCCATTGCCGAAAGCCTCTGCCGCCTCCGCTGGTGCGGCATAGACAAATCCACCTGGGGGCGTACTGAGGAAGTTAAGGCTGGCACGCGCGGGCAGTATGGTAAGTATGGCTGGTACTACGAGATTGACAGACTAGGGTACAAGTGTCACATGAGCGACCTCAACGCTGCCATTGGCCTAGTTCAATTGGAGAAGTTAGAAGTCTCTAACATTATGAGGCGGTCAATAGTTGACTTCTACCAGGATGCCTTTGCTGACCTGGGATGGCTAGAGCGGCCAGTCAAGAGGGACTACTGCAAGAGTTCCTGGCATCTGTACCACATTAAATTGGAGAAGCCAGAGTATAGAGATAGGCTTAACCTGTTCCTGCGTGACAGAGACATTGCCACAGGCGTTCACTATATGCCTATTCACTTACAGCCTTACTACCGTGACCAGGGCCAGCCAAGTCTACCGGTTGCCGAGGATGTATGGCAGCGTATATTGACACTGCCATTGTATCCTGGACTGACGACGGATGAGATAGGGCAAGTCGTGGAGGGTGTGAGGGAGTTTGGGAAGACTCTCTGAGATTACAACAGAGGGAGAAGAATAAATGGAAGAGAAAGAACCACCTGGTGGAGTTCTTTTAGACTATTGGTCTGTTTTTTGGGTTGCTTTGGCGCGTTTTCCTTATTCACTTCCTGTTGAGACTGATGCTGATAAGTGGATGGCTTGGGTAACAAAGCCTATAATACAGTCTCCTCTTGCTCCACGAGAAGCACGAGCAATCTTGGAAGTTTTTGGGCGTTTGGCTAGTCAGGGCAGAGAAATTGGGAGCATTTTGGCCGACATCTTGGAAAGATATGATATAGAGAATGTGAGAAAGTTTGGGGACTGGCTGTAGCTTGGGAGGATAGAGTGGAAGCATTAGTAAGTTTGGAATTGTCTGAACTGAAGTATCTGGAATCCCGGTTACAAATACTCCGTCAATATTTCCTTCATCAGGGTCGGGAGATAGTGACATCTGTTTTTACGATGGATGAAAGAATTCTTGGACGGGTTCTTCTTGCGTTTGCCAAGAAGTATCTTGACCAGGAGAATGGGGAGGATCCAAGTTTCTATGATGAGAATGTGAGGGAGTTTGAGAGGACTTTGTAGTTTTCTGAAAAGGAGGATTGAGCAAGATGCAAATCAATACAGGTGAGATTACACGGCTAGAATTGGAACTTGGGGAGACGGTGGAGATTATCTTTTGTCCCAAGACGGAGAACCCACAAGCCATTCTGAGTGTCTTGGTTGGTACTCGCGAATTTCGGGATGGGGAGATGTCATTGACGATCACGATGCCAAGAGGGAGTACGTACAAGTCTGATCTGACTCTATCCCGTCCACCAAGTGACTATTTGGCATATCTCATTACAGGTAACTCTGAGGAAGGCCGACAATTTCAGACATGAGGGGGTTTGGGAGAACGCTATGACAATTCTCCAGTGGCTTGACTTGCTAGGTTGGTTGATCTACATTGGGGGAATTGTGCTGACTCGGCAGTGGCTTAAAAAGAAAGTCACCCATTTTCCAAGGTTCTGGATATTGGTCGTTGCTGATAGCGATTTTTGGTGTTGGACAGCATCATTTCTTTGGTATTTGTTCTGGCCGTCTGTGATCTGGTACAGATTGAAGGAGGACTTGGAATGACTAGAAATGTCACGACGTTGGAGCACGATGTAATTCCTACTGATGAACTAGAGTGGAATAAATATCGAAAGTGCCCGGTTGTCGTAAGTGCCGCACAAATGGATGTTCCCTTTATGGTTGAAACACTAGAGGGTTGGTCGCAGGGACGGTCAGGGGATTGGTTGATTGAGGGTGCACTGGAAGAACTGTATCCATGTAATGATGCTGTGTTTCGTGCAACTTATAAACGGGCAGAGACGCACGCCGTCGGCTATGATAAGCCTCTCGATTTAGTCAATGAGTATTTCCTGACCAGCTATGATTCGTGGGATGAGATTGATCGTGGGCAATTGGTTCTGTTTCTGTCCACCTGTCTGACTGTAGTTAAGGAGTTTGGACTATGATTGAGGGTAAATTGGTCAGATTGCGCTTTCCAGAGCCAGGCGACCATCTCCAATTGGTCAAGTGGCGCAATGACAACCTACGATACTTTTTCAGTGATGAGCCAGTGTCGCTGGAGAGTCACCTGGACTGGTATGAGCGAGTGAGCCACGATGCAAGTCAGAGGTTCTTTGTGATAGAATTCAGAGGTACATATCATCTACACCAAGATAGCTCCTTTCCTCCTCCCATTGGCACGATAGGACTCCAGAACATAGACTTCCGCCACCGGCGCGCAGAGTATGGCCGGTTCCTAATCGCAGAGGAGTACAGAGGAAAAGGCTACGGCAAGGATGCGCTCCTGACGTTGCTCAACTTTGCTTTCACTATGTTGGGATTGCATAAGGTCTACGGTGAGATACTGACCAGGAACTCAGAGGCATTTGACCTCTGTGAATCTCTAGGTTTTCATCGAGCAGGGTATCTAGTTGACCATGTTTTCAAGGAGGGTCAATTTTGGAATGTGACTAGAGTTGCCGTCTTGACAGATACGTGGGAATCACAAAAATGAGACCAACCTGCTGGATAGTTGCCCCAACGCTTGACTATTGGAGGAGATAATGATGGAATCTGGAGAGAACTGGCAGAAGGTTGGTGAAGTACTAGAGAAGTTGTGCGCAGTTGGCTTATTCCCCGCCATTGGATATGACGCGAATGGATGGGAGGCATGGGCTTTCCTTGACGGGCCGGTCGAAGGGGTAGCAGGAAGACATGCCAAGGTCTACGCAGACACCGCCACAGAAGCAGCAGAGAAGTTACTTGCTAATATTCTGTCTTCTGAGTTCGTGGAAGGAACCTACCTGGATGAATTGCTGGATAGTAACTCCAACGCTTGACCGCGCAGTCGGCGAGCGAACCATAGAGCAGGCCATCGCCACTGCTGGCATTCCCGTTCATACCTTCGTCGCTGTTGACCACAAACGCGAGGGTGGTGTCAGGACAGCCAATAGAGCATTGACCGCTGCTGTGGACACTCCCTTCGTCTGCTACATCAACGACGATGTATCATTCCCTCACAAAGACTGGCTCGCGCAACTCATAGAGGCTCTAAAACTTGACCCCCGCAATGGAGTCGTAGGGCCTTCCGGTGGCTGCGGGATTGCGCCTCAATGTAGAGGTAAGCCAGGTATGCCTTATGGTGTGAGACTAGTTGTCTATCTGTCTCTGTTCTGCGCAGTATTCCGACGTGAACTGCTGGACAAGATTGGTCTACTGGATGAACTATTCATCCACTATGGCTGCGATAATGACTACTGCCTGCGGGCACTTCAGGCTGGCTTTAGACCAGTCTACGCTCAGCACGTCTGGGTTGAGCACAGGAAATCGCCGAACATTCGCAAGTGGAAGAATCATGACGTGCTGGCATTTCGTGAGAAGTGGAGTGGGTCGACAGGGGTAGTGGCTCAGAGGTTCCTGAAGGAGTACCCAGAATGTTTCTCACGATAGTAACTCGCTGCTGCAAGCGCCCCCGCATGCTCACGTCCAATATTGAGTCGGTGCTATCCCAGACTGACCAGGATGTAGAACAAATATTCATCGTAGACTATGACCAGGCTGGAGTACCAAGAGCCAATGCCAGTCTTGCGCAGAACAAGAATAGAGTCAGTGGTGATTATGTGTACATCCTGGACGACGACACTAGACTGGAGGACAAAGGCTTCGTCGCTAAAATCAGATGCAGTGCAGAGACAGACCCTGACGTGATTATGGTCAAGTCCCGACGCCCTCAGTTCTCGCCTCACATCCTGCCCAAGCCATTCGTCTGGAATTGCCCTGAGCGGCTGGCACTGACCTCCACGAATTGTCTATGCTATATCGTGAAGCGCCAGGTATGGCTAGAGCACATAGAGGCATTTGGCGAGTCTGCTGCTGGAGACTGGCACTTCCTGAAGGCAGTGCGGGATAGCGGCGCGTCTTTTGCGTGGCTCGACGAGATTGTAGCAGAGACGCAGCAGTTGGGTCGTGGTAGGTTATTTGAGGAGTGTGGCAGGGATTGGTTCCGAAAGGCGGCACAGGAGTTTGAACTGGCAGAGATTGCTCCCAATGATTGGCGACTCTTGCCTCATGCGAGTCCGCGAAGGCCAAAGGTAGAACCTAGACCAAAGAAGGTAAAAGAAGTGAAGTTACGAGAGGCAATCAAGCAGTCGCCAAAGATAGATAGGCCTATGCCAGTTTCCAGGCGTACACCAAGGTCTAAATACGTGCCGCCGCAGGTAACTATTGTGACTCGTGTGCCAGAGCCAGTGCTACCTGTGCCAGCGCATAGCCTGTTGAGTAGGAGGAGAACATGAAGAGCAGAACCGATAGACTGCGTCGTTGGTTTGAGCACGCTTTCGTTATAGCCGGTTTTGATCCAACGTATGGCGCAGTGTACAAGCACTGGTTCATCTGGTATGCTTGGTCAATTGGTGTTAAGTCTCATCCACCATCTGAGTATAGAATTGAACCTACGATGTCAATCCCAGCGGCTATCTGGTCCAATATCTGGGGCAATTTGCGTGACTATGCCTCTGGTCTGCGCCGGAGTCTACGCCGTGCTCGCATTCATTATAGCCAGTCACGCAAAAGAGAAACAATAGAATGACTTGCTTTTGTGTGATGGGAATGCATGGCGGAGGGACATCCCTGGTAGCGGGCATGCTCGATGCTCTTGGCGTCAATATGCACTACAACCCAGAGGCCAAAGTCAAGCATTATCTGAACTACGAGGACACTAAGTTCGTCACACTCAACGCGCAGATACTGGCGGCGGCTGGGGGCAAGTGGGATTATCCTCCTTCACGAACGGATGTCCAATCGGTACGATATGACTTCAAGGTACAGATAAAGGACCTCATAATAGAACGAAGTGACAGCAAGTTGTGGGGATTCAAAGACCCGCGTACTGCCTTGACAGTGGAACTCTATCATCCCTGGCTTCCTGATCCACAGTACATCTACATCAAGCGGGAAATCAAGGGCGTGGTACAATCCATCGTGTCACGCGGGCCGTCGGGAAAAGACGAGGCATACTGGGCACTACTAGCCGCAACTTACTACGAACGGATTGAGACATTCCTGAAGTTTGTGGTTGTCTCTGCGCTGAGACTGGACTTTGAGAAACTGAGAACCAAGCGAAGTGAGGCGCTACGGTTGGCTGAGTTTGTGGGCTGTGCCGATGGGGTTGACAAGGCAATTGAGGTTATCATAGTATGAAAGTTTTGATGATCCCCCATCTCTCTGATTATAGCAGCACTAAAGGTGAAAGTGGCATCAGGCGCGTGATTGAAGCATACTTCCACTACTTGCCAGCATTCGGTGTTGAACTAGTAGACAGAGATGCTACTTCCTATGACCTCCTGACAGCGCACGCCGGAGCGACTGGCGCAAACTGTGACATTTGCCATTGCCACGGGCTCCATTGGACTTCAGATTATCCATGCTCCAAATGGCAGTACAAAGTCAATGCAAAGGTCATTGGGGCAATTCGCCACGCTAAGGAAGTGACAGTTCCTTCCCCCTGGGTTGCGAAGGCATTCCAGCGTGATATGCATTTTACACCTCACATCATTCCCCACGGCATAGAATGGCAGGAATGGCAACACGACTTTGAGCACGAAGGATTTGTGCTATTCAACAAAAATCGCGCTGGCGATGTGTGTTCACCAGAAGCCGTCAATGTGCTGGCTCGGCAGTTTCCCTTAGTCCGCTTTGTCTCCACCTTTGCGCTGGATGGCGCAGGTGAGAATGTAACCATCACCGGCGTAGTGCCGCATGCCGAGATGAAGCAACTTGTACAGCGAGCAGGAGTCTATCTAGCAGCGACGCAGGAAACTTTCGGCATTGGCATCTTGGAGGCAATGGCTGCTGGTACGCCAGTGCTGGCTTATGGCTATGGTGGTGCTCTTGACCTGGTAGAACATGGCATCGCTGGCTACCTGGCACGACCAGGGGACGCCGAGGACTTGGCAGAGGGCCTCGCTTATTGCCAGAAGCATAGTGTCACTCTTGGCGCAAATGCCAGAGAAGCCGCCAAGAGGTGGACTTGGGAGTCCGCTTGCCAGCGCGTGGCAGAAGTCTATAGACTGGCTATGGTTGAAGAGGGAAGGCCAATGAGAATTGATCCGGCCATTTATAAGACTGGGATTTAACGGGGCATGGCCCTAATAGGCCAAATAGCCATCGTGCCTGATTTGCCTTGATGTATATAATTGGTCTGGCGCGATTGGGGTGCTTCGCCCAAGAGTTTTTCCCTGGAATATGTTCGTGCACAGTTGCCTTTACACCAAAATCACGTAAAATACAACTAGTGAGAAACTCGACCTTAAGAAAGGAGAAAGAGTTTGTGTATATTGTCATGGCATCACTGGGATGCTTTGTTCCATCTCCAAGGTACCAAGCAGTGAAAGACTTTGGTGTAAGATGAATATCCTTGGGAACTTGCTTACTGTCTGGATACCAGCGTTCTCGAAGTTCAGTGAATTCAATTGACCGAGGAGTGTAAAGCGAGTGAGCGTCTCGTTTTGACATCGGATGGATTCTGGACGGTATGCCTTCACTGATAAGGACATCTTGAATCCAAGATAGAAAGTCTTTGTGAGCTGATTTCTGATTAACAATAAGACCGGAGTTTTTATGTTTGCCAGCGACAGGAAAAAGGCATCCATCACCAAGAAGGATGCCATCAATAAAGTTCCTGAGCTCAGACACTCCAGGGAAAGAGTTAACCGGTCTCCCACGCCCTGCTGGTCGCATTTCTACTTGTCTGAGCTTCAAGACGTATTCAACTTGGTGACGTTTGCCTTTCCCTATCTGACGGGCAATTCTTGTAGTACCAAAACCAGACATATAAAGTTCAACGATTTTGTCAATCTCGGTTTCAGAATAGATCAGGTTTGTCATAGAGGGAGTGTACTACAACTATGCAGAAATGTCAAATTGAATTAGATCGCCGTAAAAATCTCCCTTCACCTCTTGTGACGGTCGTGATACCATGCTACTGCTATGATGACAAGGTAGGAGCCGCAATCTCAAGTGTTATGCAACAAAGTGCTAACAATCTGGAATGTATTGTAGTGGATGATGGAAGCACAGACAATTCCAGAGAGGCTATCTTAGAGGCAATCGCCAATGATCGCAGATTCATGTATGTCCATACTTCAAATCGGGGTGTGGCGGAAGCAAGAAATCTTGGCATTTCTTTGGGTTCTGCACCTTACATCTGTTGTTTGGACGCCGACGACCGGATTGAGCCCAGTTTCCTAGAGACCCTGGTGCCATCGCTGGAGGCCGACAGGAGTCTCGGGCTGGTCTATAGTGGCCTGCTGCTGATGGGCCGCAAAAAGGGCAGGCAGGGTGGGTGGCCCGGCGAGTGCAACTTCGACCAGCAACTCAAGGGCATCCACAATAACCAAGTTCCCACCTGCAATGTCTTCCGCCGTGAGGCATGGCAACGACTGGGAGGTTACCGTCAACGATTCGCACCGAAGGGCTGTGGAACCGAGGATGCCGAGTTCTGGCTGCGCATTGGGGCGGCAGGATGGGGTATTCGACAAGTCACTAATGAACCATTGTTCCGCTACTATCTTGGAGGTCGCACGAATCGCGAGAGGGGTTTCCAAGAAGTTCAGTTTACGGACTGGCATCCCTACTGTCAGGATAATCAGCATCCATTCGCGTCCATTGCGACGCCGAAGTTCCTGAGCCATCCTGTGAGGGCTTACGATGAACCGCTGGTAAGTGTAGTCATTCCAGTGGGGCCAGGACATGAGAAGGATATAATCAATGCGCTCGATTCGCTAGAGGCACAAACGTTCAGAAATTGGGAAGCGATTGTGATTGATGATACTGGCGGAACGAGTGCCTGGGTTGATAATGGTTGGCCTGTTTCAATCACTTATGATATGCTAGATCTCACCAAAGCATATCCCTTTGTCCAATTCACGGGAACGAGAGGCAAGGAAGGTGCTGGTTATGCCCGCAATCGTGGTGTAGAACTAGCCCGTGCTCCCTTCCTCCTATTCCTTGACGCCGACGACTGGCTCTATCCCAAAGCGATGGAAAAGATGCTTGTTGCCTACAGCGAGGAAGATCAGCCAGTGGGCGTCTACTCTGATTACGTCAACATCACTAACATAGACAAAGAACTCGCAAGACAGACCCAGTACCGTGACCGGCTCCTTGACTACAATCCCGAGACCGGCGATGCGGTTCTTTACATGCGTGCTGCCGACTATGACTGGACACTCGCAGCACGCCAGCCTGATCCTGCGCGTCCCTACAATTGGTGCAACATCACTATGCTAATGCCGACCTCCTGGCATCATGAGATTGGCGGCTTTGACGAAAGCATGGAGGCGTTGGAAGATTGGGACTATTATTTGCGACTCTCTCATCTTGGCAAGTGCTTTGTACATCTCGAAGAGCCACTGTTGGTCTATGGCTTCCTCCGAGGAAAGCGCCGCGAATGGGCTGGACAAAACAGGGAAAATCTGCTATACTATCTACAGGAGAAGTACAAGGGAGTTGCCAAAGTGCCATGCAAAGGATGTGGACAGCGCAGGCGGTCTGTTCTGCCAGTATTGTCAAATACAGCACAAGAATTGGAGAGGGAGGGAGAGATGAACGACAGTGACTTCATAATGGTGGAGTACATGAGCAGGAATAAGGGCGAGCATGCCATCATCGGTGTAGCAGAGTTTGCTCAACGCATTGCGCCCAATATGGTTCGCCGATCAGCCAGTGGTGGATGGATGTTCCGCTATGGCACAGGCGGTGGGCGCGGGAAAGGTGGGGATAGGTTCCTCGTCCATAAACGCGATGTTGAGCTTGCGCCGAATCTGTTCAGGCCGATTAAAACAGCGCAACAGGTAGCGCGTGTGATTGCGCCGTTGCCACAGCGGGAAGCGCCGCCGCCACCGCCCAGGGTGGTTGAGTCGGTGGCAGTGCCGACAGTGAATAGACAGCCGAGGCATGATGTTCCTGGTCTCGTAGTCCCTGGTCTCGTAGTCCCTGGTCTCACAGATAGTCTCATAGAGGATGCAACGGAATTCACCCCTCCGCCGTTCGACCCTCAGTTACTCCCTGGTGTAACACCCAAGATTGCAGAACAAATGAGAGCTGACAATATTCAGTCCGCCCAAGACGTGCTGGCAAAAGGCGTCGAGGGCCTCACTGTCTACCGAGGTGTAGGACAGACTAAGGCTGAGATCATTATAGCAGCCGTCACTGAGATGGAGGCAATGGAGGCAGAGGCGTAAGATTTGAATCTATAAATCCAAAACACTGAGGAAGTATCATAATGGAGTGTATAGATATAAAGGTGGGTATAGATATAATGATTTTAGTCTTTCTTGTAGGATTGGTAGTTGGATTCCTCGTCTGTGCTGACTTGACAGTTGATATGCTTAGGCGGCATGGTTTGTTCAAGGACGGAAAAGTGTTAGACCTTCAGCGTAGGAACGATAAGAATGGAATTCAATGATTAAAATCTTTAAGCTATAGTATCTAGACTTACAACTAACTGATTGCTGAACTGAATAACCGTTCAGAATTCACCGCACCTGGTGGAAGCCAGGTGCGGTTTTGTGTGTTCTATGACTATTCTCGAATTTGTAGTGTTGGCACTGGCAACGTGGCGGATCTCCTCTCTGATGGCGGAGGAGGAAGGTCCTTGGGGACTGCTCGACCTGGCCCGTCACAAATTGGGAGTGCGCTATGACTCAGAGGGCTATGCTTATGGTAAGAATGAGTTTGCTAACCGCCTTGTGTGCATCTGGTGTATCTCTGGCTGGATTGGCGCAGCATGGGTTGTGTTCTGGCTGTTGGCCCCACAGGTGACGTTCTGGTGCGCGTTGCCGTTCGCAATGGGGACAGTGGCAATAGCCGTCAATGCGCGGGGTGTTAGACACCGCAAGAGAATGGGTTGATGAAAGTTTACTTGGATTCTTGGAGTGTTTCAATAGGTAGAGGTGGCCCCGATTTATGTGGGTGCATCGCGTGGTGACAGTTGGCGCATAAAGTTATGAGATTAGAGAGGTCATTGTTATGTTTATTGCCATCAATGTGATGAACATGCAGGAGAACTTCGTCATTGCCTTTGTTCGGACAGTTTGGATTTTGGCATTCAAAAATGTCGCGTTCTTTGACTTGCTGTTTAATCTCATCTGTGAAGCCGCAAGAATAGTAGTACGATACGCCACCTTTCCAACTGTGATGATTGGAGCCAGTGCGGGAATCCCGGTATTCAGGTCTCTTCCAAACTTCTTTCATTCCTTTGCTCTTTTCCTCACGGAGCGATTCTCGGTGCTCAGGAACTCTCCAATAGCAGGCACTCGAAAAGTATTTTCTGCGCTTGCCTCGACTGCTAAAGAGAGGAAATGTTCTTCCGCAGCCACAAGCACAGATGCCAACTACATTATAACAGTCGTCACACAGGCTGTTTTCTCTGCTTCTGTCAGCCATTCTTGGATTGCGTTTCTCTACTCGCTTACCACACGCCAAGCAGGTTGGCTTTCTGCCACCTGGCGGTTTATGAGTCTCTTTGTATCCTGGTCTCCTCCATCGTTCGGTTATTTGCTTGCTAACCATTTTGCTTCGTTTTTTTCTATTCTCAGGCACTCTCCACCAATGTTCTTGGGATACATACTTCCGCTTTTTTCCCGTGCTTTGAAACAAGGGAAAGGTCTCACCGCAGCCGCAAGCGCATGTGCTAGTTATGTTATAGCATGTCTCGCAGAGGTGATTTTCCCTCGTATTTCCACCCGATGTCTCTGGTTTTGGCTTATGGCACGCGCGACAGGTTTTAGAGGTGTGTGTATTTTTCCTTTTGCTCATAGTATCTGTATTCTACCACGGATAGGGGATTCTGTCCATGGCTAGAGCAAGTATCCATACACTTTTAAGCTTAGATAGGTTTTCTCGCATCCTTGGGATCAATCCAGTTCATTTTGCGGGGGCGACAGCAGGCGAGTTCTTTCCATTAAGAAATCGCTGCTCAGACATCTTTTTGCAGCATGGCTGGCAATTCGCTTCGGCGGTATCCCGTGAAGACCTGGCCCTTGCCATCCGTGATGCTGAACTTGACATAGCCAACGGACTTGGCTTCTGGCCTGCTCCTACTTGGACCGTACAGGAAATCAGACAGTATCCCCGCCATCACCGGCGTGATGTGTACCGCTCTGGCGGTCGAAACGTGAGAGGTCAGATGCTTAGCATCGTGGCTGAATATGGCAAGATCATCCAGGCGGGCCAACGTACTGTAACCCTGGTCGGAGCAGCCACGGTTGCAGGCAGTACGCTGGTCTACTCTGACGCTGATGGCGACGGTTTCACAGAACGCGCAACTGTCACGCTACCTACTACTCTAACAGACGCAAGTGAAATTAAGGTCTTCATCACTGGCTATGGTGGTGCTCCAACCTGGGAGATTCGCGACCCATTCTACAAAGTAATCAGTGGTGGCAGTGTGGAGATTCGCTTTTACGTCTGGCAGATGGTAGACCCTGACCTGTGGGAGACCTATCCCACCACAGCCACGCTGGATGGGCCAGTGGCAATAGACCTCACTGATCTTAACAATCTAGTGCAAACAGTCGAGGTCTACAGGGAATATACTCCAACCACTGGAGTCTCCACAATATTCTACTGGGAACCAACGCCAAGTGAATCGCTCGTAGATGGCCTCTGTGGATTCTGTGGCGGCGCAGGGTGCGAGGCTTGTACTCTCACTACTCAGGATGGTTGTCTACACGTTCGCGATGCTAATCGTGGCGTTATAGTACCGCGACCCGCAACCTATGATGAGGACACAGGGGCCTGGACAGGGGATTGCTTCACCAAATGTCGTGATCCTGACTTCGTCAAAGTCTGGTACTATTCTGGCGACTTCGACCAGGGATACTTGGCAGGTCACACTCTTGACCCACTTCCGCAGGAATGGGCCAATGCCATAGCTTGGCTCGCAACGGCGCGATTGGAGCGCCCGTTTTGCTCCTGTGGCAACGTGCTGGCACTCAGTCAAAAGTGGCAGAATGACCTCGCCGCCGTCAGTTCGACTCAGCAGCAGGCGCAGTCTTACCAGAATGCACCAGATGTGCTAAGTAATCCATTCGGTTCCCGACTGGGTGAAGTTATGGCCTGGCGCAGAGTGCGACGTGCCAAAGACCGTCTACCTGGCGGTGGTGTAGCTTAGGAGGTACTTATGAAACTTGTCCAATGGAAGGATGCCAGAGGATACTTTCACCTGTCGCTGCTGCGCAGAGATGACCCTAACTCTGACGCACCGCAGGGACTCCCACAAGATCCACCTGATCTCTCAGCTATAGACTGGGAAGCGGTCAGGCGGAACTTACACAACGAGTTAGTCGTGCGGCGGTTGATCACACTGAAGGACGTCACTGGGTCACAGAGTGGACTCACTGCCGCAATATCGACTGCGCTTAGACAGCGAGTCATTGCTCTCTATCGCAGTGCCAAAGATGGAGGTTAGTTATGTCGTTCAATCCCGCCAAGACTGCTTACAGCAGAGTGTTTCTCATAGACGGTCGGGCACGACCCAATCACGAGCCGGATTTTCAGTCTTGTATGAAGGCCGGCCCGCTAGACCAGTCGTTCGGGGATATTGAGAAGATCGAATGCCCTGACCCCACGCGATATGGAGAGTTCGTCGAGATAGGCCAGGTCCAGGGCAGCGTTGACCGCGCTTCGTCTTCGCTCACAGGCCGCTATGCAGCTGATCTCGCCAGTTTGCTTTTGGCAATTGCCAAGCGGCGTTGTGCCGCCGATGTACAGTACCACTTCGGTGAATGCACCGATCCCAGAGCTTTCAACAGTTTCACCAAGGCGGTAATCCTGGAGAATGTTTTCCTGCCCTCGTGGAGTGTGGATGACTTGGGTGCATTGGAAAGCGGGGAGAATTCAACCGTCAATGAGAATGTAGACCTGAGCATTGGTACAATCTACGAGGTGCTCCAGTTGACATTTGCCGAGCGTGGCAAAGACGTGGCGCTCAACGAGGTTGTGGATGTAGTAATCTGCGACCAGGTAACCTGCGGTGAGTGCGAAGACGAATCCTGGGGCTGCGAGAAAATCTACGCTCTCGCTGGTGGTATTCTGGGCTCCGAAGGCACAGCACCAGACATCTACTATAGCCTCGACAAGGGCTCAACCTGGGCTGAGGACGAGATCAACACTCTCGTGGCGCTGGAGACGGCAAACGCCCTGGCCTGCTTAGGTGACTATCTCTTCGTCGTGAGCAATGACTCTGGTAGCCTGCACTGGAAACTGCGTGCTGATGTAGATGCAGGTGTAGCCCTGGGCTGGACAGAGGTCGACACTGGCTTCGTCGCAACCAAAGAACCGAGTGACGTCTGGTCAGTTGGCACAGGCGCGTTCATCGTCGGTGACGGCGGTTATGTCTACTGGACGACAGACCCAACCGCTGGTGTCTCTGAGCTTGATGCTGGAGTTGCCGACACCGATCATCTGAACGCGGTGCATGCAATCTCAGATGAGTTTGCAGTCGCAGTCGGTGACAACGATACCATCATCTGGACGAAGAACCGCACCGGCTGGCAGGTTGCCGAAGGCGACACTGGCACTGGCGCGAACCTCACTGCCATCTGGATCAAAGATGAGAATGAGTGGTGGGTCACTACAGATACCGGCCTGTTGTACTACACTTTGGACGGTGGCGTGACCTGGACGGCGAAAGCACTCCCTGGACTGGCAACAGTCCTGCACGACGTTCAGTTCGCATCGGATAGTGTGATGTACGTCGCCGGACACCTGGGCAACGTCGGTAAGGCATGGCGCAGTTACGACGGTGGTTATTCCCTCGTGGCATTGCCAGAAGGCGTCGGCAATCTGCCCACGGCGCGAGATTTCAATGCGCTGGCAGCCTGCGAAGATGATGTGAACTTTAATGTCCTCGTCGGTGAAGGTTCAGTTGCCGACGATGGTATCCTGGTGGTCGGCGAAGACTAATCAGACGAACAAACAACTCTCGGACCTGGGAGGTCAAATGACAGAGCAAAAACTCAATCCAGCCGTGGAAGTGGCGAAGGCTAGACGCGGCATGGACGAGGACGGTACTGAGGTATTGAGCACCGGCATTCGCGCACGCATAGTGCCAGTTGCAGCGTCGTTGATCGATGAGGCTGTGGCACGAATTCGTGATCCGCAAGTGCCGGTGTCCTATAATGAGAAGAAAGGCCGGGACGAAGAGAATCCACTTGACCCAGATTATTGTGATGCGGTCAAGGATGCACAGCGAAAGCGCGTTCGTGCTGGCCTTGATGTGATGATTATGTTTGGCGTTGAACTGACGGATGGTGTGCCAGAAGACAACGAATGGGTCAAGCGGCTGCAACTAATGGAGAAGATGGGCTATCTGGACTTGGGTAAATTCGACTTTGACGACCCAATTGAGCGTGAGTTTCTGTACAAGTCCTTCATCGCCGTTGCGTCAGCCGATTTGATTAGGCTCGGCGTCCTGTCTGGAATCAGCCGAACGGAGGTGGCAGAGGCAGCCGCTAACTTTCCAGATAACGCGTGATGAATTTCCGATTGAAACAGTTGGGTTGCGCGATGCGGTCTCGACTGGCATTGAGTATGGTTCTCTGTCATTCCCAATGTGGGAGGCCGCTATTGCGGCAGGTGCGACGTTGGATGAACTCTGTGGACTGGACGACGGCAAGTACTCCAAGCGATTCCTGGTCAAACTCCTGGCGTGGAAGCAATCGAGAGATCTAGTGAGAATCCATTCTGAGGATGCCGTGGCACGGGCTGCAAAGCGAAAGGCAAAGCGAGGTAAGAGGTAGTGGCGCGTGGACTTGAACCGGCAGGCGTGGCTTTTGTCGCTGAGAATATAGATGGCTTTGTCCGAGACTTGGGTAAGGCAGATGAAGCTCAGGACGAACTTGTCAAGTCTACCAAGGAACTTGATTGGACGTACAGAGACGCCAGTGGTCGGTTGCGTGATGTCAGTGGTAAGTTTGTAAAGACTGGAGATAGTGCAGAGGTTGCTGGTAGGCAGATGGGGCAGGCCGAAGGGGCAGTAGGGAAATTCGGCCAGTCGTTTTCAATGCTTGGCAGCATTGTCACTGGCGTGGCTACGGCTATGACCACGTTTGCTATTCAGGCTGTGGCAAAGATGGGTCAGGCGCTCGTTGGATTAGCCCAGGACAGCATCGGACTTGCCACTGACTTCGAGTCCTCGATGGCCGTGCTTACAATCTCGGCATCCGGCGTCGAAGAAGAATTGGTGAATCTGGGATTTGGGATGGAAGACCTCTCAGAGATCACGCTCGCGGTCGGCGGCGACACGCGGCTTCTTGGCGTCTCGGCCAGCGGGTCGGCGGAAGCCATAACGGGGCTATTCAAGGCTGGTCTCACGGCCCAGGATGTCTTCGGAGATCTCCAGGGCTACATGGCAGGCACAGCGGATCTCGGTGGCGCGCTGCGCGCCTCGATAGACCTCGCTGCGGCAACGACGCTCGACATGGCGCAAGCGTCTGACCTGGCGGCCATCGCGCTCTCTACTTTCGGCGGGCAGGCCGAGGAAGCGGGCATGACCGCAGACGAGTTCGTGGTCGTGGCGATGGACAATTTGGTCAGGGCGGCTGATGCATCCGTTGCTGAGGTTGAGGGACTTGCTGAGGCACTTAAGATGGTCGGCCCGACGGCGGGTGCAATGAGCATTAGCATTCAAGACACGAACAATGCCCTCGCGCTCCTGAGCACCAGAGGCATACAGGGGTCTATGGCTGGTACTTCTCTCAACCGTATGCTTCTTGATCTTGGCAAGACAACTCCCAAGGCAACAGCGGCGATGGAGGAACTTGGTATTGTTACCTATGACGAACAAGGTGCAATGCTTCCCTTGGTTGACATAATCGGGCAGTTCGAGATCGCCCTGGGCGATGCGACCGATGCCGAACGTGACGCGGCTCTTCAGGCTATCTTTACTGCTCAGGGCATGCGGTCAATGAATGTGCTGATGGGCGAGGGCATTGATGGCTGGGTTGGGATGGAGGAGGCAATCGAGGGCGCGGCCAGTATGATGGAGCAGGGTGAAGCCAGGGCCGAAACCTATGCGGCACAACAGGAAGCGCTAGACGGCGTCATGGAGACGCTGAAGATTAGGATCGGTACGGCACTGCTTCCAGCATTGACTAGCATCACTACAGCATTCTCTGGACTGGTTGAAAAGTATGGTCCGATGGTCTCAGCAGCCTTTGAGGAGATCGGAGCAGTACTGGGCGACTTGGTAAACTGGTTTATTGTTCTCCTTGAGGAGGGTGACCCGCTCAATGACTTTCTTGCTAATCTACCGGGAGCGTTTCAGTCAATAATTAAGACAGTTACCGAATTGGGCAAGGCATTCGAGCCGCTTTACAATGCCATTGTTTTCGCTTTAGGTGGAGACATCATGGGGTTAATGGAAGGTGTCGGTCATACTCTCCAGAACCTGTTTGGTGATGAAATCTCGAGAAACATAATGGTGAATTTTGTAGATCCCATCATAGAGGCGGTGGGAACTGTCATAGAAGTAGTTGGTGAAATTCAGCAATGGTTTGTGGACAATGGCCCCGCAATTCGGTCTGCGCTAAGTCAGATAGGCCAGGTCTTTGAGGCAGTCTTCGGTTCAATCTGGAAGGTTATCCAAGACACTGTCATTCCAGCCTTCAAGGACATAGGGGCCTCTTTTGGGGAAATCTGGGAGGCAGTCAAAGGAATCTTAGAGGAGTTTGGAGTCGAGTTTGACGAATCTGGTAGCGGCATCGAGACCGTCGTGGGCATAATCGTAGTCGCAATTGAGATACTAGGAGCAGTAATCTCTGGTGTCTTGGGAGCGGCAACGAGCGTAATCAAATTCTTTGCAGAGACATTCGGTAGTGTCCTCGGAGATATCCGTGAGTACATTGCAGCGTGGAAGGAACAAATCCAGGGCTTCAAGGACATCTTCACTGGCGTCTTCGAGGGCGACTGGCAGAAGGTCATCAAGGGATTCGGCAAGGTCTTCACGAACGCGGGCGTGATGTTCAGAAAGACAGTCAAGTTGATGATTAAATACATCACAAAGCCATTTGAGGGACTCTATAAACTCATAGAGGGATTCGTCAAGGGTGTCCTAGGCTTCTTCAAGGATCTCAAAAAGAAGTTGGTTGGTGGCTCCATTATTCCCGACATGATGGACAAGATTGAGAAGGTCATCGTCGTTGTCCTAGAAGTCATCCTGAAAATCTGGGAGAAGATTTTTGAGAAAATCCTTGACACGACCGAGAAAGTGTTCGAGTCCATAGAGCGCATCGTTGACCGCGTGATGAGTGCAATTGAGAAGATAATCGATACCATCACGACCGCAATCGGTGGCGACTGGGAGGACTTTGTTGACCTGCTATTTGAACTCTGGGAGGATACCTGGGACGACATTCGGGACTTTGTGGACACAGTTTTCAATGCAATTGAGGCACTGATTGACCGGATTGCAGGTGATATTGAATCTCTGTGGGTATCCTTCACTGGTGCTCTAGAGGAAGTCTGGGAAAATGTCTGGGGTGCAATTGAAACTTTCGTGGATACGACTTTCAGCAATATTGAGACTCTGATTAACACTGTATCTGGCAACATTCAGGAGGCTTGGGAGACATTTACAGGGGCAGTGCAAGAAGCCTGGGAGACAGTATGGGGCGCAATCGAAACTTTCGTTGACACAACTTTCGGCAACATTGAGACCTTCATTGGCACAGTCTCTGGCAATATTGAGACAGCATGGGAGACTTTCACTAGTTCTGTACAGTCCACTTGGGAGACAGTCTGGGCCGCTATTGAGACTTTTGTTGATACTACATTCAACGGCATTGAGACTCTAATTGGGACTATAAGTGGCTCAATTGAAACGGCATGGGGCATTTTCACCGGGCTAATTCAATCTGTTTGGGAGACTGCCTGGGGTGCAATTGAGACGTTTGTAAACACGACTTTCGGTAGTATTGAAACTGCTATTGAGACTATCAGTAGCAGGATTGAGTCGACGTGGGATACCTGGGTTGGAAATCTACGGAGTGCGTTTGAAACGATGTTCAACGCGCTCGAGGGCATAGTGAATATGGCAATGGGATTGGTGAGTTCAGCAGTGGAATCTGCGCTCTCGGCGCTTGCTGATATTCTCGCTTTTGGTTCTACTCTCTACAATAACATAATGAACATTGGTTATAACATTGCCAATTCGATCAGGGATGGTCTCGTTACACTCTGGACTAACGTAACTGGTGCAATCGCAACAAAACTGGAGGCTTTGGGCGCAGTGGGTACTTTTGCTCTTACAGTTTGGCAGAAGGTTCAAGACCTGGGCGAGAAGATTGTGAATATGATCAAGTCTGGACTCACTACTCTTTGGGGTGCGGCGACGGGCATCGTTGGTACTCTAAGAACCAAGTTAGAGGGCCTAATAGGTGCAATTGGTGCGGGGACTTGGTGGGAGAAGATCAAGGAAATTGGAGGCAAGATATTGACTAAGATAATGGCGGGCGTGAAGGCAGTCACGACATGGGCCTCGGACTTCTGGAGCTGGCTATGGGGTGAGATTCTAGATTGGCTTCGCTGGCACTCAGGCGAGGAAGTCGGCGACATGATGGGCGACAAGATCACAGACGGATTGGTAGATTCCATTCGCTCCCAGACTGGTGTGAGACTGCTAGATGCACTAGATTATGCTACAGGCAAAGCACTGCGTGATGTAGGATTTCAAGTGCCAGTTCAACTCAGTGCTGCGATGCAGGGTGGAATCGAGGCTGATATGATGCAGGCAGCAGCGGGCTTTTCAGCATCGCTAGGACTGGTTGCGCCTGCAATGATGGCTCCTGCAGCAGTATATAGCAGCACAGAGGTAACCATCGGGCCGAACTATATCAACGACGGGATGGACTTGGCGGAGTTTGAGGTGAGAGTCAGACAAGCGGTAAGTGAGGCGATTTGATGAATAGAGTTTGTGTACTAAGTGATTTCTCAAACTATGATCCTGCCTACAGCTTGTGCAGGGTTGTGCAGAGCCAGATCACGATGTTGGCGTGCGGTGGTTACAAACCACGACTTCTGGTGCGCAAGGGCTTTCAGTATGACCGCCACGCAGCAGACTACGAGGGCGCTGAGATCGTAGAACTTGACCCCGGTGAGATCGGCGGCAATGTGGTCAATCTCACAGACAAAACTGGTGAGGAAATTGGGCGTCTTTCAGCGCAGATGCTGGGGGCATTGAAGGACTTTGACGTGGTCATGAGCCATGACATGATTTATCAGCCCAACATGTTCAAGTACGAAATCGCAGGCCGCAGGGTTGCCGCTGTACGACCTGACCTAAAATGGCTTCACTGGGTGCATTCTGCCACCAAGATGGGCGTCCACAACAAGATGGGGCAATTCAAGAAGGAAGTCCAGGGGCAATTCCCTAACTCACGACTGGTGGCAATGCACACTGAGGAAGTGATGCGCAAGGGAGCCTTGTTTGGTTATGAGTTGGATGAGATTGTAATTATTCCCAACGCGATTGACTTCTGTGAGAGTTTTGACCCTGCCGCGAAACAGATGGTCGCAAGGGCAGATCTGATGAAAGCAGATGTAATTGCCTTCTATCCCTGCCGCCTCGATCGTGGCAAGCAACCTCACATCATAATTGAGATATTTGCCGAACTATGTAAGATGGGATTCAATGCCAGGGTAGTCATTGCCGACTTTCATAGCATTGCAGGCGACAAACTGACATATCGAGATGAGATGAAGAAGCAGGCTGATGACTTGGACGTACCAGTTTTCTTCACGTCTGACATGGAGGGCCGGTGGGATGGCGCACCCTACAACTACTGTATTCCGCACAAAGCAGTGCTGGACTTGATGGAAGTTGCTGACGTAATAGTACATCCTTCGGTATCAGAGTGCGACCCGCTCATCCTACCAGAGGCGATGTGGAAGCGATGTGGACTTGTGCTTAACTTTGACTTGCCGGTGTTCAGGCAGTATGATGGAAAGGCACTACTGTATAAGTTCTCATCTGCAATCGACGTGAACACTGGCATGCCTGGGAGCACTACGACAACTTATGCTAATCGCCAGGACTACATGAAACACGTCGCGGCAGGGATAGCGTACCAGATGGAACACAATCCAGTGCTGAGATTGCACGCCGAGGCGCGCAAGACCAGAAGTCTGGAAGGAGTATGGCCGACACTATGGGCGGCAATAGAGGGAATGTGAAATGATTGATGAGAAATATATGGACCTGGTTGAGCGTCAAACCGCAGGGCCATTCAAGGATGAGCAGGGAGGTTACGAAGTAGTTCCATTCGCTGCGGTCGATGTACGGTCATTTGAGGAAGCGGATGGATGGTATGTTACTTGGAGGAGGACAATTCGAGGTCCAGGTCTGAATCCTGAGAAGGGATGAGCAGTGAGCAAACAAGTTATAACTGACATCGTACTGACAACCCGCAACCGACTCCACTATCTACGGCGCACAGTGGCGCATATCTTTGAGCGTACCAAGTCTCCCTTTGCGCTTCATATCATCAATGATGCTTCCGATGACGAAGAAACAGTGGAATATCTACTCGGACTCTATGCTCAGGGTCAACTAGCCAACCTGCTAATGCGCGGCGACCGCACAGGTCAGATGGCAAACATCAACGTCGGCTCTTGGCTAGCGTGTTCAGACCCGGTAGTGTTCGTAGACGATGACGTGCTATGTCCAGACATTGAACCCGACTGGCTGGCGCGAGGTCTAGCGGCATTGCCGAACCATCCAGAACTTGGTGTAATGGCACTCAATCATCCTGGCGCGAATCGTAGGCCACAGGAAGTCAGAGGCGAGGTAACCTACTGCCGCTTCGTCGGTGGCACCTTCATGTTCGTGCGTCGCAAGTTGCTCATGTTAAAGCCATTGCCACATTACAGAAACAACTTCGGCTCTACCCCAACACTGCGCAAATGCAATGACACACGGGCAGCGGGGTTCAGAGTTGGCTACTTGACACACACCTACTGCTACCACATCGGCGAGAATTCAATCATCACCGACGGCTACTACAAAGGCAAAAAGTCTATCGAGCCCGTGAACTGGAAGACCTTGGAACCGCCCGAGCGGTGGAGATGCTAATGAACAGAGCAAATGTGAGCATCATAATCCCCAATCTATTGCTCCCCGACAAGAATGCCGAACTCCTGCGCTTCGTTACGAATTGCGTGGACTCAATCCGGCGGCATACCAGCGCCAGTTTTGAACTGATCATGGTAGACAATGGCTCCCCCGTCGGCGGCGACTATCTGCGCAGCGTGGCCGACGTGTACATCCGCAATCCACACAATCTTGGCTTCGGGCCAGCGGTCAACCAGGGGCTCAAGGTGGCGCGCGGTGATTGGCTCATCGTGTCAAATAACGACATAGAGTTCATCCACGACTGGGCAGCGAATGCTATAGAAGCCTGGCAGGACGGCACTGGGGTTATTAGTTCGCATCTTCACGCACACGATACGCAGCATAAAGTGGGACGACAAGTTGTCCCCTGGGGTCACATGTTCGGCGCGCTGTGGATGACGCGGCGGGACGTGCTGGATGTGGTGGGGTATTTAGATGAGGGATATGGGATAGGTTTCTACGAAGATAAGGCATTCTGGTGCGCTGTAAAGAAGGCAGGCTACGATCTGGTCAAGACTGGTTGGTGCAATCATATCGGCAATGCTACCTGGGGTAAAATGCCTCACCAGAAGGAAATCTTCTTCAGGAATAAAGCGCGATTCGAGGAACAGTGGAGTATAAAGTAACATGCAATGTAAAACAGGCTCATACGTCGGCACTGGAATACCGCACGGCATAACCTGGGCAACGGAGCCTCTCTTCACGCCTGACGTCGTCATCATCAAAGCAGACGACTCTCAAGCTGCCGTCTTCCGCACATCGGCTATGCCAGCGTTTCAGACGGCAGCGTTTGCTCTTGCCGCATCACTCTTTTCAAATGCTATAACAGCATTTATTGTGAACGGTTTTCAAATTAACACTCATTCCACCGTCAATGCAAATGGCGTCAATTACTACTGGGCCGCTTTCTATGACAATGGTGCGGGCGATATGGACGTTGGAAGTTACACTGGCAACGGACTCGATGATCGCAATCTGGATATTGTCGGCTTTCAACCATCTATTCTGTGGATCAAAGGGGATCAAAGTTATGCAGGAAGCTGGCGGACGGGTGAGATTGCGGGTGACAGAACGATATACTTTGGGTGTGTTCCGGTCTCAAGCAACGGGATACAGTCATTTCGACCACTGGGTTTTCAAGTTGGAAGCAGTCCGAGGGTCAATAGTGATGGTATCAAGCATTACTACGTTGCATTCCGTGATGTAGCAGGATTTGTCGAAATTGGTGTATATATTGGCAATGGTATTGACGATCGGAATATTAACGTTGGTTTTGAACCTGATTTAGTGTTCGTGAAAGAGGAATATTATGGATGTGGTGTACTGCGTATTGATACGATGCCCCTGGGTCAGTCGGGGCGGTTTAACCCTGTTGCTCTAACTCCAGACAGAGTCCAAGCATTTGCCGCAAATGTTTTTCAGGTTGGAACAAACAGCGACGTAAACTTTCCAGATAATTCCTACTATTGGGCTGCCTGGAAAGTTGGCTCATCGTATGCGAGCACGACGACAACTTCCACAACCTCCGTAACTACAACCTCAACGCTTTCCACGACTTCGACCTCGACATTTTCCACAACCTCAACCTCAACCCTCAGCACGACGCTGACAACTACGACGCTTCTCTGTGCACCAGAGATAATTGGAACTGGCCCCATTCTGCGCATTCGTGACCGCGATACTATCGTCAATCTCCTCAAACGCAAGAAGCAATCCGGCTATAGACTCTGTGACTGGACGCCACGAATCGCGGATTACAAGCGTGGCGGTATCTGGCAGGATTCACCGATTGCCGAAGGTAGACGCCTCGCCCAGCGCAGATTCGGCAATGTCGCCGAGACCATGACGCTCTCTATGAGCGGCCACAACTTGGAGACGTTGATTCGTGAGAGTCAAGACCTGCGGCGGCTAATGGAGAAGGCATCCAATTACTGGTGGGCCGATTGGCAGAATGAACCTGTCTGGATCGAGGCGCGGGCAAGTTGCGAGACCAATGCACGCTATGCTATCTTGCACCGGGGCAAGATACTGCGAGACCCTAATCCCTATTCACAGCCGTTCATGGAGCGGCACTATGGCAGGACAGCAGCACGTAACCTAAGCCTGATATTGGAACGCGGTCACTGGCAGAGCCTACCGCCAGAGTGTAGTGTATCAGTGCTGGCGTCGGCGAGGGAATGTTATGAGTGGCCCTATCATCTGGAATTCAATGGTGTCTCTAGCAGAGTAAACTGTGGGAATTCTGCCGGTCTCAATGAACTCCCCGATGCAGCTATGACTGTCGAGGCATGGATTAGGGCTGATGGCTGGGGCGGAAATGATCAGGCAATGCTTGTGGACAAAGGTCATTGGTATTTTCGTCTCGAATCAGGGTTTGGGCTTGAAGCCTGGATTTCCTGTGTTACTGCAGCCGGGGTGTCGAGGTGCGAAATCGATGACTTTATCCCGGATGGGGAATGGCACCACGTAGCAATGACGTGGGATGATGCTACTTATAACTATCCTCGGTTGTGGATAGACGGAGTCGAGCCAGGTTACTCCTCCACCATTAACAGAAACGGTGCTGTTCTTTCGGATGCTGCATATTTTCTGTACATTGGGAATCGTGATGCAGGAGGACGCGCCTTCGATGGTGGCATTGGCTGGGTGCGTGTTTCTGACATCGTTCGCTATACAGCCACCTTTACGCCACTAGAACGGTGCAAATTGCCCATCATAGATGCCAATACTGTCGGCCAGTGGATTGGGTTGGAGGATTCCGGCGCAACTATAGATAATCAGGAGGGCACAGCAGCACGGGATGGTGCTCAGACAAACTGCCTCTTTGACGTTGACTGTGAACGCTGCTATGGCAATGTAGATTTGTCTCAGGCACTCCAGCCAGTTGCAGATCACGTCTATGTAGGTAATAAGTACAATAAAGCAAATATTACGCATATCTTCCGTTACGATGCTGCCCCCGCTGGCTATAGTGGGAACCTGGTTGGTACTGTACCTTTTGACTTGTTGCCTGCCGTGCCAGCGGTTGGGGATATGGTCTACTTCGGAATACAGAACACTCCTCCAGACTGGGGTTATTTCTCTTCGTTGGTTTTCGACTTGGAAAATGCACAGTCCAATATAACGGGAATAGTATGGAAGTTCTGGGATGGCGATTCCTGGGAGCCGATTACGATCTCCAAAGACAATACAGAAAGTTGGTTCAATGTACCATTTGGCAAGACGGGTATTAACTCGGTAGTCTGGGAACTCGACGATGATTTCAAAACTACTATGGTCAATGGAATCACTGGTGCCTGGGTACAAGCAGAAGTCACTAGCGTGGGAGTGGCTCCCACGCCACCGCGTCAACAGAACCGCGATGTGTACACAGTCACGTGGCCTTATTTGGAAATAGACAGCGCACAAATTGGCGGTGACATCGTGGCCCTGGCACGCTACGAAATGGTCTCCGCTGGCCTGGAAGCCGACGACGTGATTGTTGGCCTCCGGTCATTGTCCCGTGGTGCAGACTTCAGTGCCTACCTAAACTGTGGTGGTCATCAGAACCCAGATGGTATCACTGTAGTAGCCTCTGGCAATTGCTCCATCGCCGCCTGGGCTGAAGCACCTGCTAGATATGCAATACAGTACGCTGGGGGTGCAGATGGTAAGTTTGAGATCAGACTCGGGCCTTCCGTAGCATCCCAGTATTATGGAGTTTACCACGTCTATATGCGTGGTTATCGCGCTGGCGCAGGAACGAAGGAAGACACCACGTTCAACGTCTCGTTTGAGCAGGGATCGGGCAAAGTTGTCCAGCAGAGATTGACAGGTCTCTACTTCACACCCTACGCGAAGTTTGAGTTAGTTGACCTCGGTAGATTGGAACTGTCACCACCATCTCTCCTAGACTCTGGCGAAGAGTACAACGAGAACAAAATCGTGGTAGATGTTAGTGGAGTGGCTGATGTAGTGTTCTATGACTTCATTCTGATTCCGATAGACGAGTGGGCTGGGAGATTCGTTGACTTGGAGCAAGGTGTAAATTCTACCAACCGACTGAGCCCTGGACGGCTCTTGGAATTCGAGAGCGTCAGGCATCCCAAGCAGCAACTTCGCGCCAGCCTTTGGAGTAGGAATAGTGACCGCATAGTGGGACACTGGGACAAGCGAGCAAACGGGCCTGTAATCCTGCAAGCCAATGCTGACCAGAGACTATGGGTACTGGCGTCACTGATTGATACGGACCTGGACACTATCATAAGCAGGCCAGAGATACTGACCTGGTTCTCAGTAGAAGCCGTGCAGAGATATTTGTCCATGAGAGGGGATCGTTAAGTTGTAATTAGTGTGTAATCAGGAGGTATGAAATGGCACAACTGCCAAGTGACAGTATAGACCAGGTCTGGTCTAGCATCATGAGTGAGTTCAGTTCATTATGGACACTCATTCCGATCAACAAGACGCAACTGCGCGCGCTTCTGGTGCTGATTGACCAACAACTCGAAGGTGCTGAAATTAGCACCGTCCAGGCGCTTCCGGCCGGCGACGGCAAGACGTGGCTTATCGCTAATCCGGCGCTGGGCCGTGGACTGATGCTCGATGTTTTGCGCAAGCGCAAGGAGGTGCTGTAATGGCTTCAGGGGAAACGCTGCTCATCCTAACTCCGCTTCACAACGAGCCGCCCGCATCCAACCCTGCAACACTGGATACGCGGGGAGTCTCTCCTCATCCGCTGTTGGATTTCGACGCTACGACGAACGAGTCTGCCATCTTCTCCGCCGTCATGCCACGTCACTATGCTGGCGGTGGCGTCACAGTATACATCCACTATGCAATGTCATCCGCCGAGGCCGACACCATAGACTGGGATGCGGCCTTCGAACGCATCGGCGACCAGCAGCAAGACTTGGATGCCGACGGCTTTGCGGCCGTGCAGAGCGTGGACAATACGACAGTGCCAGGCACAAGTGGCCTGGTGGACATTGTGAGCATTGCGTTCACTAACGGTGCACAGATGGACTCGATTGCAGTCGGCGAGGGCTTTCGGCTCAAGATTACACGGGATGCTGCCAGCGATGATGCGCCAGGAGATGGAGAGCTAGTTTTTTGTGAATTGCGTGAGACGTGATTCAGTCTAGCCTATATTTGAGATCAAGGAGACTTAGTTGGCACGTCTCTTCGACGATGCACAAAGCGAATACCTGGAGCGAGATGAAGCTCCCGTCACGGCTGCACCTCTCACCGTCTCCGCCTGGGTTTACTGCGATGATGACTCAGCCGCTCAGACCGTCGTCTACCTCGGGGACAAGGACAGCAACGATCTCAACCTATGGTTGTTGCAGCTCACGGGGGGGGGAGCGTCAGTAATCTGGGCGGCAAGGAATGTCGGTTGGAGAATAGCCACCACGACTGCAGGATATTCGGAAAACACGTGGCATCACATCTGCGGTGTCGAATATGCTTCCAATAGCCGCGCCGCGTTCATAGACGGTGGCAACAAAGGCACTAACGCACAAGTCCAGGTTCCCGTCGGGCCTGACCGGATAGCTATCGGCCGGCGTGGAGATTCTACGCCAAGTAACTATTTTTCGGGTGCCGCAGGTGAAGTGGCGATCTGGAACGTCGGCCTCACCGATGCCGAGGTGGCCATCCTGGCGAAAGGCTACTCGCCACTGTTCGTCAGGCCGCAGAACTTGGTGGCCTACTGGCCGCTAATCCGCGACGAGGATCAGGACAGGGTCGGCGGCTATGACCTGACGGCGTTCAATGCACCGAGCATCGCGTCTCACCCGCCAGTTCTTTATCCATCTGCAAAGCATATCGGGCAGGCCATTGCTGCCGCTACAACGACGACCTCGACTACTACTCTGGCTCCCACGACGACTAGCAGCACATCAACTCTGGCTCCCACGACTTCAAGCACGACAACACTTGCCCCAACGACAACCTCAACTTCTACACTGCCGCCGACTACGACTTCAACATCTACGCTTCCGCCGACGACTACCTCAACCTCAACTCTGCCGCCGACAACCACGAGCACCTCAACTCTGCCGCCCACGACTACAAGCACGTCCACACTGCCGCCAACCACGACCAGCACTTCAACTCTTCCTCCCACAACCTCGACTACAACGCTGGCTCCGACAACTTCAACTTCAACCTCAACGCTTGCGCCTACAACTTCTACAACTACGCTTGCGCCAACCACTAGCACTAGCACTTCGACCCTGCCGCCCACAACCAGCACCTCAACGCTTGCGCCAACCACCTCGACAACGACCCTCCCGCCAGAAACTACGACCTCGACTTCAACTCTGCCCCCAGAGACTACAACCTCAACTTCAACTCTCAGCACGACCAGCACCGTGACGGTGACAACGACGACCCTTCCCCCAGTCCCCGCTGTGCTTGCACCCACGACGCCGACCTACGAGCAGTCCCTCAGTCTCACCCTCAATGTATTCAAGCCCGATTTCTCGACTGGCACTTATGAACCACGGGGGACGTACATAACTTCTCCACAGCAAGAAGTCAACTCTTACTCTCACGTTATCAAAGCATTCGGCGGCAACTGGTCTGCCAAGTTCACCATTCTGGACAAACAGGAGGACATGGAAACTTGGCTCACCGATGGCCTGGGGCGGCACATCGAGGTGTACGATAATGCACTGGTCAAAATCTGGGAGGGATTCGTCAATCAGGTAGATCTAACTCTTGGCGGCCTGACCGCGACACGTGGCCCGCTGCTGGACGTTGCCAATCGAGTCCGCGTAGTCTACAGCGGAACCAACACAGAGACCGACCCACCAGTACAAGGCAACCGTGTCATGACTGCCGCTGTCAACGACCTGGACAGTCAGGGTAAATATGGTATCATAGAACAAATCTTGAGCGCAGGCGGGATGACTCTTACGGACGCTGAGCAAGCTAGAGACTCTTACATGGTCGAGAACTCAGAACCTAAGACGATTCAGAAACTCGGTTCTGGTGGAGGTCTCAATGTCTCCGTCTCCTGTCTAGGTTATGTACATTGGTTCAACTATCTCATATCGCTAGTCGGGGTCGAAGGCACGGTCAACCTGGACGTGAAATTAGGACGGGTCTTGGATGCTGATCCCAATAGCCTCTTTGCTGTCTCGAATTCCAGTCTAATGCCAAATACACTGCAGGTTCCGGCCTACGACAATAAGAGCCGCACAGCGTGGGATGTGATCAAGGAGCTAGTCGCGCTGGGGGATGAAGCTGACAAAAGGTATACCTTTGGCGTCTATGCTGACAGATATGTAACCTACCAGCCAACCAATCAAGATGAGATTGCCTATAGATATTTCCCTGGGGATCCTGCACGGCGTATTGAATCAAAGACAGGCGGCAACGTCTGGCCGTGGAACGTTGTGCCCGGCGGCTGGATGTTCTTTCCTTCATTCCTGGTAGGACGGACGTTCTCGGATGATTGGCGCAAGGATCCACGGTTTATGTTCATCGAATCAGTCACGTTCAGACTGCCCCATACGCTGCAACTACAGGGAGGACGGCTGGACACGATCCCACAGAAACTGGCCAAGATGGGTTTGGCGGGGATAGGAACGTAGCGATGGGACAACTACAACGCAGAAATGCCGAGTTGGTCGACTTACTCAGCGCGGACTTCATCAACTGCTGGATTCCAATCGAGCAGGTGGTCTCAGGCGAGACTTACTCCTTCGTGACGTTCAAAAATATCCCCCAGGGCTTTCGCGCTCTGGTGTTAGCAGGACAAATTAGGACGGACCGAGCCGCCGAGCAAGATGTGCTACGAGTTAGGTTCAACGATGACAGTGGAAATGACTACAACTACGTCCAGGCCGATCTCTATTGCACTGATACAATTTCCACTGACTGTGATCAAGGAAGCACGTCGCTCCAAGCAGGATTGTGCGAGGCGTCCAATAGCAGAACAGATACCTATGCGCCGTTTCTGCTTCGATTCCCAGGCTATGCGAGATCAGACAGGACGAAGTGGATGGTGTTACTCCAGGGTGGCAGAATCGGCATTCCTGTCGCAGATGATGACCTGCGAATCTCATTCAACCGAGGCTTGTGGGAAGTTCTGGAGCCAATTACTAATATTATGGTCTTCCCTGGCGTCGGACCGAACTTCATGTCAAGATGCATATTTGAGTTGTTTGGAATATTATGAACCGTAGATGCTGGCTTCTAGTACTTCTTGCTCTTGCAGTTTTCAGTCATGTGATGGCTCCGGCATCGGGACAGGGGGAATATGGCTATTCTCTCTTCCTACCAAGCATAATGGGGGGAGGACAAAAAACAATGGCAACGTATTATGTCAAAGTCGCTGGAAACGACAGCCTAGACGGTCTGAGCTGGACCAATGCCTGGGCGACGGTCAATAAAGCAGCTACAACGGCAGTAGGAGGCGATACTGTTATCTACGGCAATGGCACCTACAACATCGGCGCAGGCCAGACGGTGTGGAACAGCGGTTCATCTGGCAATATCATCACGCACCAGGCGTTCAGTAGCCGCTTAGCGATCTGGGAGAACAGCACAGACACTGTCGGGCCGTTGTTTGGCTCTGTCGCGATGGACGGCGTGAGTTACATTACTCTCGATGGGATTAAGATTCAATCGGGTGGATACTACACTTTCATTCAAATTTATATTACTGGAAACAGCCACCACCTGGAGTTTAACGATGTTTACCTTCACGACGCTGCTGACGGTCATGGGATGTGGCTCCGCTATTGTCACGACATCATGGTCAACGGATCTCTAGTGTCGCCAGAGTCTACAACCTATGGAGCCCGCGAGGGCATTCTAATCGGAGACACCGGCACCAACATTGGCGTTGATATCACTATTCAAAACACAGAGATCAGCAAGACTTCGCACTCTGGCATTGCAATCGAGCAGTGCGACGGCGTCACGGTAGATAATGTCCTCATTCACGACACGGCCTCTCACAGCATTGGTATGGGTACTTTCGCACAGGACATCTACGTGGACGACGTGGAGATCAAGAATTCTATATTGCGCGACAGCGGCTTATGGGTCTCCGACGACCCCCCGACGCACAACAAAAACGCCATTTACATAAGCGACAACTGCAAAAACATCGAAATCCATCACAATGACATCTACGACCACGGCCTGGCTGCCCTCTTCGTCGCATCAGATGCCGATGGGCCAATCTACTTCTATAACAATACCTGCTATAACTGCAATCTTTGGGATGCGGAGTGGGTCGGCGACGGTTACGGCTATGTCCACTTCTACTACGACGAGGCACAGACACCTTTCCTCTACGTCAAGAACAATATCTTCTACGTAACTGACCAACCACGCTCTCGTGCCTACCACGTTACTGCCAATGCACTCACCAATTTTTTTGTAGCCGACTATAACTTGCTCTTCGCCGATGATGAGCAGCGCATCAGAATCAACAGTGTCAGTTACACGGCGTTCCAGGACTATCTCGATGCTGGCTACGAAGCCAACACGGTTATCAATAGCGATCCGTTGTTCAACAATGCTGGTGCTGCTGATTTTACTCTGCAAAATGGAAGCCCAGCGATCGACCAAGGTGTGGACCTTGGCTATCCGTTCTGTGGAGCAGCGCCAGACATAGGCGCGCATGAGTACTACGGCGCTTCGACCACCGCTACAGTTTCGACTACGACTCTTTCAACTACAAGTACTGTCACAGTTAGCACTACCAGCAGCAGTACTTTGACTACTTCAACTTTGCCACTTTTGTATGCGCCCGGCTTGGTGGTGGACTGTAGCATGGGGACGAGGCATGTTGAGAGCTTGACGGGGGCGGAGGTTGCGGAGCGAGATGCTATTGCTGCGGGGGTTATAGCGAGGGGGTTTTAGAGGGATAATTTGAGTTGGCCGCTTTGCACTTGGGCTTCCTGTTTACGGTGGGACTGTTGGATGTTTCGGGCGGCTTCCATAGCGGCTTCGTAGGAGTTGAATTGAGACCAGAATTCTAGCCGCGCCTCGCCGATGGTACAGTATTCCTTGGTCATTTGACAATTCTAAGTCTCTGTGATAAAATGTAGGGCGCTTAGGGAGCATAACGTAACCGGATACAGGCGGATTTTTTCGTTCCCATGACCCCTATGCCCTCCGTTGGCTCCCTAAGCAGAAGCCGCCATGGGTTTAGGGGTCTCCTGTTTCCCAGGATGAAATTAGTGATGATACTAACACAATGCCCCGAATGCCAAAAACTGTTTTATGTTTATCCTTCTGAGTTGAGAAAAAGTCCCAACAAGTGTTGTTCAAAAAAATGCTACAAGCAACGCCGTTCTAGGCTTTTTAAAGGTAAGGGCAATCCTCACTGGCAATCAAGACCAAAAAGGAACTGTAAGTTTTGCGGGCGTCTACTGGGTCGAGAAATCCGTCTAGTATGTCAGTTTTGTTCCCGTGAATGTGCTGATAAGTATCATTCGCATTATATTTGTGGAATAAACAATCCTCGATGGAAAGGGGGGCCACCAAAGTGGATATGCCAAATTTGTGGGCGCGAATTTAGAAGACATATTAGTCGAGAAGCTCTTGAAAAGGGATATGGGAAGTATTGTTCTCTCCAGTGTAGAGGCATTGCTCATCAAGGTGAGAGAAACCCAGCCTGGAATGGTGGCACTTCCTTTGAGCCTTATCCTGAGACTTTTAACAACGCTTTTAAAGAGAAAATACGTACACGGGATGGTTATACTTGTGCACTGTGTGGTGAATTTGGTAACCAAGTACATCATATTGATTATATTAAAGAGCACACAGTAGAAAACAATTGTATAACTCTCTGTACCACTTGCCATGGAAAAACCAATTATCATAGAAATTACTGGGAACTTAAATTGTCTCAAATAGTAGCATCATGTTAATAACTTTTCATCACATCCTTGCACTCGATCTGCCAATTACTCATTACACTTCCTCAACCATATCAGGCCACTCGTCAAATCTACCTTTGTACTCTTCTGGCAATCCTACCCTATTCTCTGGCGGTGCTGTTTTTCCACTGTTTGTAACTATAATGATATCCTCGTCTGCCCAATACTGGTGTTTGGCATTCTCCAAATAACAGAACGGATAGAATCTACCATAGGCACAGCAGCGATAGACCAGCACCTCATTCCTTGGATCATAGTCCACATCGTAGCGCCGGTTGCCAGAAGTTGCAAAGGCGAAGGGCTTGAGTCCTTCATAGTACTCGCTGGTCGCGAACTCAATGAACAGAACTCGCTCAGGGGTTTCGGTCTTTGGTTTCACTTCAATCCTCCACTATTGCATCTCTAGTTGCTTGGCTCAGATACTTCCGCACGCGCCGCCAGTTACGATCTGCAATCGCCACCAAGCCAGTACCAGGGCCGTAGTCCTCATCGCGACCCCGCCGTGTACGCCCCAAACCTTGCTCCAAGCCCCACGCGGTTCTTTGCAAGAACATCTTCCCGCTGTACTTCATCCGTGCTCGCTCAAAGGCACTGCCGATAAATGGGAAGGGGGCCTTAGCGACTATGCAGATACGTTCATCCCGACCGTCGAAGCCTTGCCAAAATGCCCATGTCACGCAAAGTGAGTTTGGCGTCTGTCGCTTGCGATTCTCCCATGCCTGCAACTGTTTATTAGTTGCCGTTGTCTCATTTCCCCACCCTGGCGGTACAAAGATTCTATCCTGCAAGCCACGGTGCGCCAGACGGTCGGCCAGTAGTCGTGCCTCGCGTTTTCGAGAAACGAGGACCAATCCACTCCAGGCAGAGTCAACCGACTTCACAGCACGCGCTATTGCATCTGCCTGGTGCTCAAAGTCTGCATTTGTGGCCTTGCGACCCATCCCTGATACATCCAACGAAAGTACAAGGCGGTCTTCTGGCGCGAACCGATGTGGCACTACTCGCGAATCATATTCCTTCACTCCGCACTCTGCTGCGAACGTTCCCGCGTCTCCAATAGTGGCGCTCATCATGAGCGTCGTATAGCCGTCTAGGAAATAGTCCTTAAAATGGTGCCTGGCAGTCAGCGGCTTTGCCACGAATCCAGGGCGCTTGTCTTTGCCAAACTGCAATGCATCTCTACCGCTGCGAATGAACCAATCATCTGGTGATGACTTTAGTGCGTCGAGCGTGGTTCGTAGTTTGTGGCCCAGGCGCTCGCATTTCATAAGTCTCTTGCGGGCCTTACGTGCAGACTCAGTATCACCTTTGGCTTCCCGTTTCAATCTAGTGCAGTGCTGACCTAGTGTAGTACGTGCTGCCTCTAGCCAGCCTATAGCATCTGCCACTGGGTCATTGTCAGTGTTGACGAACATGCCCTTGCCCTGAGCGGTGATGCGCGGGAAGGTAGGCAGTTGCCAGTCAAGGCGGTGTTTGTCGGTGATGGATGCCCCTGTCCATCCTGTTATAATATCTGGAACCCTGTGTGCTTCGTCCAAAATCAACATGGCAGGCGCATGATTTGTGCGCCAGCCTTTCGACGTGAGCCAATAAGGGTAGTTCAATGATGCTTTTGGAGATGCTATGGCCCGTGCCTTTGCTACAAGATAGGGGCAAGCATAAGGACATTTGCGCATACCTTCATCAGCAAAGAGGCATTCAGCGCAGGTCAGGCCGCGTCCCTTGGGATGAGCACACAGGTAGTTACCTCTACCGTAGATAGCCGCGAATCCATAGTCGTTGGAGTATGTGCTTTCCTGCAAGAATTTTGTCTCACAGAGGGCTATAACGCTTTTGCGACTGGAGGCAGCACAGGCAGTTGCCGTCTTTCCTGATCCTGTTGGTGCTTCAAGAACTCCAACAGTCTTGATTCCTAGAGCCCACTGTATGGTCTCTAATTGGTACTTCCTGAAAGTTTCGTGAGGTAGTCCAAAATCACTTGGTATCATTGTATCTCTCTCTTAAACTGGGATCCCATTGGGACTTAGGTACTGTTTCAAGATAAGATTCTAAATGTGATTCATCAAACTCACGAGTCTTGCGTAGTCTTTCTGCAATCTCAACAAAAGATGACCACTGTGAATCAGATAATGCACGTTGTCTAAGTTTCATGGAACGAGAAGAAAGTTTGGCTTGGTAGGCAATTGCAACGGCATCCTTCCAGATTTCAAAATCTTGTGCTTTCTTTGCTCGCAGGGGATATTTCTCAAACAGGGGTACTATGATGTTATAGAGATCAGAGTAAACAGTTACAAGATATATGGCAACAGGCTTCGTGTTCTCAAATCCACCTTTTGATTTACTTCTCTGACAGACTATGACTTTGCCGCATGCTAGATGTTTCTTAATCTCTTGTAGGATTTGAATATCATCGACGCGCAATTTGATCTGAAATTTTACATCGCATTCATGGGACTCTTGACTGCTACCATCCTTTCTAATATAGCCTCGTTTCCTAATCACAGGATGAATCATGAATGCTCCCTCACCATCCACAAAACCAGCAAGCCAATGTCCAAGATCGTCGTTTATCTGAAAATCAAATCCCAGTCGTTTCTGGAACACAAAACTCCCCTTTGACGTAATCTCCACAGCCTCCACAATCGAGCCGCCGGGCTCAGGCGTGGAGACTACGTCAAAAGGGAGTCTCCAATCTGCCGCCAGCCGATTGTGGTGGGCCATAGGCAACTGACATGATACCATGGGATTGGCTTGTAGTCAAGCAGGGTGCTTCTGCAATTTTTACTTGTGTCATCGTTTCAACCTTTCATCCTTGAATAGATGATTCTCCGACCCTTTCCAGGGCTTCAGTAAATTCACGCCAAGCGTACTCTTTTCTCTGGTACAGTAGGATTTCTGCTTTTTTCTGTTCAGCAGATGAGCCATAATGTTCATCTGCTTCTATTCCACGCACAGCATGCGAACAGTTGATTGCCTCGTCAATGTAATCACGTAGTTTAATAAGTGCGTTTTCATTCATTCGATTTGCTCTCATTTTATTGGCATCCATTTGACTCCTCTTTTTATCGGCATGGGCGGTATTAGAGATAGATGTCATGGCATTATCTCCCACTGGTGAGAACGCCAGGTTAGGTGTGGTACATTGTAGATGCATGGTGCTTCTGCAATCTTCACTTGTGTCATTGACACTCCATTTTCTGATGATCAATTATCATTGTACTCACCTTCCAGAATGTCCCCCGTGTTCAACCGTGGTGTTGCAGGCGCAAACAATTCTGGTATGACCTGTATCAATTCGGGTGTGGACACCTCAGCAGTTGTCCTACCATCTGGCAGTAGCAGGAATGAGAAAAAGGCAGCGCGTGTGCCCAGCACGGCGGCTGAGATGCACTTGGCTTTGACATCGTGATATAACATAGTGGCCGCCTGAACTCTTGCGGCTCTCTCATTGCCACCTTTGCTTGACAACACAGGCCAAACAACTTTGAATTGATCAGTGCCTATCCTAAATGCCAGCATGAATGCCGCTCGTCCAGTTATCGGCTCACTGCCGAAACCTTCCATCAGCACCTGACCGCCAAGATGCTCAATTTGGCGCTTCGTCTTGTCCATCCACGTATCTGGAGATGACCTACTTGTTTTCCAGTAGTTGACATCCTCTGCATTAGGTTGTTTTAGTTGTAGTTGCATCATTGGCATCTCACCAGTTCTCCACCTCTCACCACAGCGCGGTACGTGCTCCCGTCGCGCCGCGCGACCTCAAACAGCGTGCCGTCGAGCAAGCCGCTGAGTCTGGCCATCGCATTTAGATCGTCATGGTTAAACCTCGCGCCGGGCTTGAATGTCCCCGCTGGATCATAGAGCAGCACGATGTCCCCCCTCCACTGCTCCTTTAGCCAGCCCCGCGTGCGATTTATGATGGCAGAGACCGTGGAGCACTTGACGCCCGTCCGCCGCACTATCTCCTCGACCGGCACGTCGTGCATGTCGAGTCGCAGAATCTCGCTGCGCACGGCGTCGGGAATCGCGTTATTCACGTCGCGTCAGCGGCAGATTGCGCACTCCAGCCGCCAGATGTCGCACAGCAGCACCGGCACAAACCAGACGATGGCGATGCTGATGATCGCGCACAACATCCAGACCAGCAGCGTCTTGATGCACCTACGCGGCATCAAAACGCCCCCTGAGGCCGCTCCACGATCGGCGCAGCCACCGGAGCAAGCGGCTCAAGGACCACCTGTCCAATCCACCCACCGCTGCGTCGTGTCCCATCACCGCCTCGTCCCATGTTGAGTAGCGCCACTGTGCGCCGTCGCGCTCGCCGCCGAATACCATCGTCTCAAACAGCAGCGGGGGGCCTCCGCCGACGAATCGGTGATTGAGGCCAAGGAATACGGTCGACACTCTGACTCCTTGACTGAGGCTTGTCTGCTCGACTATCCTGTCCGCCGTCTCGAACCAGCGTGCCCAGGTGAGAACGTCGGGCTCTTCTATCGGGTCTTTGCCGTCCAAAATGTAGTACATCATGCCTCCTTGACAAAACAGAGTACATCCTCGTAAAGTATCTCTAGATGCGGATACTTCTGCGAGTGCAAGCGGCGGAAGAAGGAAAGCCTCTTGACCACTCGTTTTTCCAGTCCCCCCTCCAGCGTATGCTGCGCCCCCCTGTCCTCCACCAGCCACGCCTTATGGTGGTGAATCCAGGTGAACCCGACGGCCTCACAGAGACGCGCCCATTGTAGCGGGAAGTCAACTATCTCCTTATTGCGTACAAATCGTTTGCAGACGAAAATCGCGTGACCTCCCGGCGCGAGCACCTGGTAGACCTGCTCCAGTAGCTGCCTGCTGGCGGCCCAAAATGTGCTGAGAGTCTCTTTTTGCTTTTGCGTCGAATTTCCGCTTGGCACGCAACTTAGATTTCCTTCTGCATTCTTCTGAGCAACAAGCGTTCCATGATCCTGCTCGGTGTTCTTTTCCACATACTGGGCAAGTGGCCTTAAAGTCGGAGGGGCGGTGCAGGGCAAGGTGACAGGTAGCACACAGGGTTTCGAGGTTGTCAAGTTCGTTGTCCCAGGTTCCATCTGTCTCTGATCTGCCTTTTTTGTGGTGAACCTGGAGATAATTTGTGGAACCGCACTTGATACATTTGTGCCCATCTCGCTTAAGGGCTGCACGGCGCTTGACTTGCCAAGCGTATCCTCGCCAGCGAACACTTCCGCCTTTCCAATGAGGATGGGTTTCTCCCCAGCAATTAGGCATTGGGGTGTTGAATCTGGCTGCCGCAATTTTGGCTCCAAATCCCTCTGGCTTTTTACGTCCTTTGAGTGTTTCGCTGACATGTTTTTTGCTACATGGCTTGCAACATCTGGCACGTCTCGATATTGATTTTCCGCAATCTTCGCAATAGTTTGGCATTGTATAACCTCCATTTTACTGGACATTATACCATAATTTCCCAGGGTTACAAGTTTAGGTTCCTCCGCTTCCAGCGCCGCCGCGTGGTCGCCGGGGGGCATCGCGCCGAGTTGCCCTTCTTCATTGCCGTAGTCTATGCCCATAGATGGTGGCAGGTGAGTAGATGAATGCCCCTTGCCATCGCGGGCTGCTGCTTGCATCAACTGCCATTTACTCTCTGGACATCCGCGCTGATCTGCGCCTTGCCACGGAGGCGAGGAAATCGCGCAAACAGGCCGCTCGCAAGCCTCCGCATGGTCGCCTTCGGGCAGGGCGGCGAGTACATCCTGCCATCGCTCGCCATACTGCCCAACGCCATACTTGACAACCTCTGTCAGCTCGCCCTCTGGCATCTGCGCCAGTTGACCAGGTTCGGAGCCATAATCGCTGTGCAACTCACCGCCTTGTTGCTGGACAGGGCCGCCATCGTGTAGCACAACGCCTCGGAACGGAGGCGAGGAGATAGCCAGCACCGCCTGTCTACCAGTATAATTGACGACTGGCTTTACAATAACTATTCTCTTGTCCATAAATTGAACAAAGCATTGTGACCAATCACGCATCCACACACCATAGACATGAATATTGCCAGGCGAAAAGATGATGGGATTTCCCCACAGAGAGCCGGATAACCACGCCTCACATGCTGCCTGTGCTCTAGAGTAGTGATTTGCAACCTGTCTAATTTTGAAACCAATGACGCTGGGCATTGCCAACGCCGCCTCGAAGCCGGTGTCGGGCAGGTTGCCGAGATTGCCTTCGGTTTGGCCGTAGCACTCACTACCACGAAAACAGCCGCGCCCACGGCCTGTGAAATCAACACCCAGTCGCCGCTTGTCGCGCCGCTCATGCGTCCTATCCGATTTAACGTTGCCGCCGTAAGGTGGACTGGATAGGCAGAGACTAGCCCGCGCCAGCACCTCGCCCAGCCGCCGCGAGTCGCCCTGCACGATGACCGCGCTGCCCGCCATGCCCTGCCGCTCCCACGTCTCTATGTTCCCTCGGTAGTGATGCACACCAGTGCACGGTATCTCGCCGCTGTTGCGCACGTAGGACGCCGACGGCACGGCGTCGAACGATGACGCCTGGCGCGTCCTGACGACAGTGGCCCACTCTGTGCCCGGCAGCGGAAGCGGCTTGAATTCCCGTTCACCCGTCACTGCGCCCGCCCGTGCCAGGCACTGCGGACACCAGTGGCGCCCGCCCTCATAGCGCATCTTGTCCCACCGACCTTGGAACCTCACCCAGTCCGCCTTGTTGATGCCGGTGCAGTCGCAGCCCTGGCCCATATCGACAAAACGCTGCTCTAATTCTATGCCAACGAAGTGCAAGCCGTGACGCATTGCCTCTAGCGCGAAGCCGCCGACTCCGGCAAAGATGTCAATCAAAGTTTGCCCCGGCTCAATCCACCCTTCCTCCAGCGCGTGCTCGTAGATGCGCACGGACAGGCCATAACTGTTTTTAGCAGGATGGGCAAACGATGCTGGCCGTAATCGATTCCGGCCCCACCCCTCGCGGTAGCATCCCGTCCAGGCGTCTATTAAAACTTCACCCATCTAGCGCCGCCAATTCTTTAACCAGTCTGCCTCTGTCGCTATTTCCTTTCACCTCAGATTTGAGCGTTATCTCATATAAACCAAGTCCAAGATATTTGGGTTCATAACCCAATCGCCTGGCCGCCGTGACACTACTCGGAAGGATCATCGCCGTCGGCGGTGGCCCGGCGCAACAGCCTTCTGTGACAATGCCTTGTGAGTTCAGCCACACGACCTCAGAAGCAATCATGGTGTCTACCATCACGCGGCGCGTCAACGTGACCCAAATCTGGCCGTGGGGTTTTCCTGGCAGGCCCAAGATACGCAATGCCACCTCAAACGACAGATTATCCGCCAGGCCGCGTTCGATCTGTGATACGTAATTACGCGACAATCGCAATCTCTCGGCTATCTGTCGTTGTGTCAGGTCGTGTTGTTCACGGTATGTGCGGATTATATCGCCGAATAGGTTACTCATTCTGTCCACCGTCATGCCTCCTCATCGCCACCGTGGACTAGCAAAGCCTGGTCGTACATCTTCTCCCATTCGTCGCGCCGAACTTGCTCGTCGTGAAGTTCGCGTTGCAGCTGTTCGACCTCAAGCTCCGCTCTCACGCGGCTGTCTACCTCGTGGTCAAGTGATGCTTTTATTTGTCTCAGTTCCTCTCGTAGCCGCTGGACTACGGTTGATAGCCGCTCAGCCCTGGTTGGCCTGCAAAGAGACTCGACTTCATCCAAGTCTATTATTATGATCTCACTCATTCTTCTTCTCCTTCACGAGCTCCCTGAGTTGCTCGACCTCAATCACCAGCGCGGGGATGTCGCGAAACGAGTTCGTCAACACGATGTCCGTGTCGTCTTCTCGAACCGGTATACTCATCGTCCACGATGTTTCCCCCTGACACAAACGGTTAACCTCCCGACGCGCCGCCTCACAGCGGGCCTCAATTGCTTCTAAGTCAAGTTGTGTCATTCGATTCCTCCTTTGATTCCGCCACTCGATTCCACACACCTGGCGCTCCCACCTGCCCGTGCTCGAAACGCGCTTGACGGGCAGCGGTGTGACAATATACTCGCTTTATCCAATCAAAAAAATCATCCTCTGTCATTGAGGCTTTGGCGACATTGCAATGCTTACAGCAGGGCCTTACATTGTCGGGTTGGTAGCCTTTGGTGTTGTCTATTCGATCTACGCCATTGTAGACATAATTCCCATTGTAATTCCGTTTTCCATTTGCAGTTTGGACTTGACTGGGTGCACATCCGCAATAGTGACAATGGCTGCTCGTAAGTTCTAGGAATAGTCGAGGCTCGATTTTCCAAGAGTATCCTCGCTGCCGAGCTGACTTCTGATAATTGTACAAAAGTACATGCGCAGCGGCTAGTCCTTCATCAAGTTTGTTGTGTCCTCCACCTAGCAACTTGCTTAACCCAAGACATCCACAACTCTGAGTGTGACCAGTCATGAGATGTGATGCGGGAATATCTACTATATTGCCACAGTCGCATTGACAGCGCCACATGATGGAAGTACCAGATCGGCCATTTTGGTATTGGCTTCCTAGATAATCGATGACAGTCAGTCTATTGAAACGTTGTCCCATTAAATCACGGGGGTGTGATTTGTCACAGATGGAAAATACATCGTAAGGCCGTAAACCAAAACTTTCGCAGTAACGTTTAATGTTTTTAGGCTTGGGTCTTGTATGACCGTAAAGATGACTTTTTACAGTGGCACATGATATACCTATAGTTTGGGCTATATCATTGATTGTTAAGTTGTGATCTTTTTTGTACTGTGCTATGACATTCATCTATCTCTCCTTAAGGTAGCCCGACTCGGTGCGCGAATTGGGGACAAGTCCCCGCCCGTAGCCTTGCCGGGCCTTGATGCCTCATTTTATCATGGAGAGGGCAGTTTTGTAAGTGACAAATGTCATATATTTGATATGACATTTGTCATATCCACTGGGTGCGTGAGCGATAGAGAGCCCCATCATAGTGTGTCTCGATTGCCTTAATTGAAGTCATCTTAAGTTGTTCCTTGTTGCATCTTCTTACCACTTGGAAACCTGTAAAACTAAATACTCTTTTACTATCCCTGTGGGGCAGTTTTGGCGTACTAGTTATAAACTAGTACATATAATATATATTATTATATAAGTATTAAGTATACAGTTTTTATAATTAGTACATAGGAAACGTGTTTTTGACAAAGTAATGAGTATTCGGTTTTTTAGTTACTTTGATTCTTCCACCCACAATCTATACTCCTCAGTAGAAGGGCCTCGCTTACCTTTCTTTTCTTTACGTTCTATTTCCCCTCCTGCCTCCAGGTCATCTATGATGGATTCTGTATCTGACCATCTCTTGCTAATTGCGTGCAGCAGGTCACGCCTCATCGTCCACTCACGCCCCTTTTGTGCCAATACTGCCACAATATGTTCGGCCACTCCATCTGCGCTAACTGTGGTCATCTTGCTTAGGACAGTGTGAAGATTGGCACGCCATCCCTCGACAATGGCCTGGGCGCGATATGTGTGGGCTGCTTCTACTGTCACTGGCAGTCGGTCGGCATCAAGAGCCGCCAGAATCATAGCGACTTTGATTAGTGTTGTGCCAAAACGACCATAACTTGCATAGAGCCTAGTTGACACCTCGCCACTCTTTTCTGGTAGCATATCGAATCCGACAGCCTTCGAGTACTGCTCCCATTGCTCCCAGGCGGCTCTTCTGATGACTACTTCTGAACTAACTAAAGGTGGATCAACTATCACTTCGCGCAAGGTGCGCGAATCTCCATCGTTGTCTGTCACTTCGCTGGTCTCAATTGTCGCTTGTGGCATAGGTAGGAGATCATAGGCAAGGAACCGCAGGCGTTTTATTAGAGCAGGAGGATAATTCATTGAGGGTGGCCAGAACTTCCATATCCCTGTATCATCACTTCCTATCAATGCGAAGCGTGCCCACAAACCATTGTGCCAGTGCACTGTTTTCTCTGCATGTTCTGCTAATGCGCCATAAGTTGTGCACCCAAAGACAGTCAGGTAAGGCTTCATTATCCCCTCACGTCCCCGTGAGATAGTGTTACCTGTTGGGCCAATGTCGCTGGAGTCGTAAAGGTCAAGCACAAGTGGAAGTAGTCCCTTGCTGTAGTCTCGATTGAAACTGTCCAGTAAGTGTGATGCTTCCTCTAGGAGCCATCCTCGTTGACCTGCGATGCCTCGTTCCTCTAGCCACTCGGACTGTATTTCTGGAGTCCATTCGTCGAGGGTTCTAGGTATTCCAGTGGTTAAGTCCAAGGATAATGCCTCTGGTGTCTGTCTGTCGGCCAATAAGAATCGCCGCATGTCAGCCTCGCGCAAAACGCCACGTAGTACACGCAGGGCGGTTGTCTTCCGGGGACGGGTTGAATGTCCTACAAACAGCAAATACAAATTAGGATAGATAGTATTCATACGAGTACTTACGCACAAATGTAAGCGACGGGCAATTGCCAATGCACCAGCGTACACCCCAGCCGCCATGTGAAAAGATACTGGAGTCATCGGACTTGCTTCTGATGCAAACTGTACATATTCGTCGAGCCAGTGTCCAACCTCTTGGCTCTCTGCCTCTTGTGCCAGAGTGAGATGTGCACATTCTGGTAGTACTGGACAGTTGGAATCGGCGCTCGCAGCGCTTTCAGCGGGGTCATATCGTGCTATGCTGTGGGCAATTCGTCTCACATCACTGTCTGGTAGAGGTGGGATGCATCTTTTGTTGACTTCCGATAATGCCACCAGTAGTTCAGATTCAGTCATCCCATTCCGGCGCATGCCCCCTGCAAGCCTAGCAAGTTCATTATCACGATCTCCCTCTGGTATTTCTCTTCCAACAGGCTTTGTTGTTTGCTTCTGCCCCTTGGGCTTTAGGAGTAGGTTCAGGAGAGATGGATGTAGTCGAAGAGGTTCCATATCATCGGGGTGGCCTAAGACCTCCCACTCATACCGATGCTTGCTTTTGTGCAATGAGGGAGGAGCAACAATGAGTTTATCTCCCCGTTGTACGTCAACCCCTGGCCCCAAAGATACCTTCAGTCCCGTTGGGTCAATTCCATCGGCAGAGTACAATAGATGAATACCACCACCGCCAGTCAAACTGATTACGGTATTGTCGTTTAACCCGTGCTGCTGTTTGAGTTTGTGCCAAGTTTCGTCGCCGCCATTGCGAGGATCAATGTCTATGACAATGAGATTAGAACTACGAGGATTGATACCGATATTGGCATTGGGCCATTGCTTCCACCACTTGTGGATTGTTGCTTCGTCAGTAGTTGCCTGCTTTTGCCATTCTGTTATTCTAGGATGTTTCCCCTGGCTATCGCAAGTAGACTTACCACAGGAACAGCCACCATCTTTAGTAGGAGTATGTACAGGTAGCACTGCCCATCCGCGACGAGCATAGGAGAGAGCAGCATCAAGCAATTCTGTCATAGTTGGTGCCTCATTGAAGACGCTGTAGCTTTGATGTAGACACAAAAAAGCACTCCTTATCGGTACTCCTGGTCTTCTTCTGGCAGAATCCCGATGGCATGGGCTAGACCAGAAGCACCGATAAGCAGTGCTTCCTTTTGTTACCACCGTTGGCCCTGCCAAGGCCGTTTTGTATTCAAAGCCATTATACCATCCTTTACTCAATAGTCAAGCCCTCATCCTATACGTGACCACCAGCACCGGCTTCGGCGGCCATAGCAGCGTGAAGAGGCCAAACGTTATGATTCGAAGGATGGTTCGCAGATAGCTGTCCTGTGGTTGCCTATGAGTCACCGCACTTATGGCCTGGTAGCCCCTCCTCAGCATACGCTGCCTGCCCTGTCGGTACCGTCTACGATTGGCAGTATTTGTCCAATCTGCCTTGTAGCGTCTTTCTACCATATCTCTCATCTCTGTCTCCTTAATTGGCAATGCCCATCATTCTGACCCGAACAACTCGTTGTCATCGCGTCCTACCAGCACCCAGATCCGCGCCAGCACTGCTATGCCTACCAGGATTGCCACTGCTAGAATCAGTGATTCAAACATCTCTGCCTCCTTATCTAGTGTACAATGCCACAGATAACGCCACCTGCAAAAAGTGCCACGAATGCGACGATGACTATCATCAATATCTCATGTGTATGTTCTCAGCCGAATACTTTGATGAGCATTGCTATCAATGCCAATCCGACAGTCATGATCAGAACATATCCCAACACTACGAGAACTGTTGTCACAAACACTTTGGCGAGCATTTCCATTTTTCTTCCTCCGTCAAATTACTATCTGAGACTTAAAATCCTTCTATGTCCACATCATCACCGCGCAGGAGCACCCTGTTGTGGTCTAACACTTCCTCTGGCGTTGGCTCAGCGCATTCAATCTCCGCCAGTGCCTCTGCTACCAGTACCGCCTGCTCATCCACTGCATCTGCCAACCGCCGCAGGCCGATGGCGAACCGTCGCAACTTCATCGGTGTTTCACATGCGAACTTATATTCACCTGCTATGGATTCTGCTATCCCCTGGCAGCGCACGTAGTCTGGCGCAAACACTGCGCCGAGGATTAGCGTCCCTAAATCCTGCACTCTTTTGATGTGGTTCATTCCTCTTCTCCTGTTATCAGTTGATGCACTATTGGTAGTGGCTTCCCAAGTGCCACTGCGATCTGCTCTGGTGTCTTGCCTTCTGCAAGCAACCGTTCGAGGTCGGTGAGGGGTCGCGTGATGTAGAATTCTTGAGTGTCCTCATCGCTGGCGGACGGACGGACTGGTGTCAGTACAGGGATACCTGCCGCCAGCAAATCAGCAGAGGTGGCTGCTTCTCTATACTTTGCTTGCCACTCCTTGTACCGTCGGTCAAATCGACGCAAATACAAACCCGTTTCGATAAAAGTTGCGTACCCATCGGCTCCAGCGGCAAGGATTAGCAGAATTGGTCCATAAGTTCGGACTATTTCAGGCCATTCTGCGTCTACATTTAACAGATTGGAGGTGGCAATGAATAAGACCATTAGTGTTGAAAAGATACTTGCGCTAAGTGCGACATAGTCCCACGGTGAGTGATCTTCGGTTCCCAATTTACGGTAGATTTCAAAACAGGCGACAGGGGTGGAGAATTCGCAGCCTACTGCTAATGCCCATGCGCCGTAGATAACCAGGTCAGTGCGGAAGCGGCTTGGCATGTTCTGCATTTCCTCAAAGGAATATGAGAGTACTGCAAAGAGACAGAAGCCTAGCGCGATGACAAAGGAGGTGGAGACTAGAATCCAGGCGCGAACGTCACGACCAGGTGCCCGTGGTTCGGGTAGATAGAAGTTGCTTTTTGTTAGTTTTCTACTCATTCTAGCAACCTCCACCCCATGTGTGATTTCTTTTCTCCTCCTGCAACCTGCATTATGTGTGCGACACTAAGGTTATATTTACGGCACATTCTGGAGATATTGATACCTGCCGGTATTATCCTTTCGTCCTTGTGGACAAAACTAGGGTAGGGACCAGCAAGGCCATGCTCTACAAACCAAGTCCCATCCGCTGATTGCTTTGCCTGGCTTTTCAGCATCCATCCTTGACAGAGGGGGCGATTTCCGGTTTTCACTGAGATCATGTGGGGCCGACTTAGATTCATCTTGCGGCATAATTGGGCTAGGTCGCTGCCTGCTGGGATAATTTCTCCTGAGACATGAATGAATGAGGGATAGGAAGAACCTGCACGGATCTTTCTTTTGATTCCCCAAGTTCCGTCTGGTTGCTTAACTGCCTGTTTGAAAAGCATCCAGCCTTTGTGAGTCTTATGATTATGACCATGTACCACATCCCACATTGAGCCTGTATGCAAGCCTTTTCTTTTACATAGCCTCTCAAGATTCCATCCTTCTGGAGTTATTTCACCTGATTTGTGAATGAAAGCAGGATAGTTTCTGGAAGCGTGTTCTCTAATCAACTGACATTCTCTCTCAGTCCGCTTGTGGCCTGTTAAGGCTTCACTTATTCTTGTTCTGCCTTCCTCTGGCATTTTGCGTCCCCGCATCGGTGCATCCGCAGCAATGGCTATGTTATAGAGGTTCCCATTTCCTGCGTCTAGCCAAGATTGTTCTTGCTCAATCAGTTTTTCGACTGGACATCTCTCAACTATCTTGAATCGAAAGGATTCCTTCCCATATTTATTCCATGCGCGTTGGAGATGATTATTTTGGTGGTCTCCCCTGCGCAGGCTTCTTTTGTGAGACGATATACGCTGGGGAATGTGGCTGCTTGATCCGATGTACATCTTTCCGTCTCTGATGTTCTCAATGATATAGATTCCTGAGATGCGTTCTTGCATGACAAAACACCCTCCATCATAGTTTCGGCCAGGTGTCAAGCCAACCGATAGGATGCTTAACGCTCCTATGACAGAGGGTGCTTTATCTGCGACTAAGACGTTCTGGCCTAAGACAAAACATCCTACTGAGTTGGCTTGACACCTATATTGTAGCATGGTTGGGGCCTTTTGTCAAGCATCTGGTCATCTAGCAGGCAGGAGTACCTGCGCTGCGACGACTACGAGCCACCCAAGTGCAAACCCTAGGTCTATGCAGAACAGTACAGCGACGATGTTGATTTGTTTCTTGCTCATCTATCTCTCCTTTTCTTTGCTATGCTACGGTTGGCCGCGTTGGGCACTGCGCTGCCACGCTGTTGCTGAGCGAAACATTGGGTGGCTATGCAATTCCTTTGCTTTGCAGTGCGTAGCCCAGCTATACTTTGCCTATTGCTGCGTGCTGTTTTGCACCGCCCACCCGTGCTGTCGCTATGCCTTGCGTCTCATGGCTCTGCCCATCTACTGCTGCGCACGGCATTACCATGCTACGCGATACTATTGCTGGTCATGTCCGCGCTCCGCACCGGTTGGCAACGCTGTTGCCCTACTTTGCGGCACCGTGCATGACTCTGCATTGCTGTTGCCTCGCATCGCCACGCGGGGCCAAACTGTTGCTGTGCTATTTGTCGCCTCACATCGCCCCATACCGCTCCACATTGCTGTGCCGCCGCCGCGCTGTTGCTGTGCTTATCTATGCAAGGCAGGACATCATGCTATTGCTCCGCGCGGCAGGGCCCAGTATTGCCCCGCGGTGCCATTGCTATGCTTTTTCCATCGTGTACTCGAAACGGCCCCAACCTGCTGAGCGCCATTGACCCAATCCCAGCAGTGCTCCATAGTCCAGCCATTCTCTCAGCAGTGCTTCGCTCACCTGCCCCAAGATCGTCACAGTGAACTCCAGCGTAGTTCCCACTGGGCAGGTGTCAGAACGGGCCAGTGTCACGCGCTCGCCTTGCGCTGTTTGCGCCCGCAACGGACGCTCTAGCACACCTAGTTCCTCACCTTCTGGCAATATCAGCGGGATGCGTCGGGGCGTGATGAATACCAGGCCGTCGATGATCTTCTTGTACGCCTTGATTTTGTACGATCTGGTATCACTGACGCGCCTCAGTGCACCACAAGCGCCCTTAAAGAAGCCTTTGAGCACATAGTCATAGAGCACTGGCTTACCGTCCAGCATGTGAAAGCCTGTCCAGCCTTTCTCCTCCACTTTCTCCACCGTTGCCAACTCCTCAGCAACCTGCTCATCTGTCAAGGCAGCCTTGGTGGCGATGTACCCAGCGTATATCTCTGGGTCTTTGGGAATTGTCCCCAGTATTGGCTCTGTAAACGTCAACTTCACTTTATACTTTTCCATTTCCTATCTCCTTTTCTCCGTCATTGTAGCAGCGCGATATACGCTTCCAAGAACAAATCTAGTCTGACATCATTGTATTCCATATCGCACTTTCTCATCTCACTCAATGTGAGCAGGCGGTTGGGTGGTACACCGTTCTCATAGCCGCACCTGGGGCAAGTGCCTCGCTTTAGTTCACTAATGCCGTTCTCGCCCGTCCAGCCACACCCAGGGCAGATGATACAATCTCCTACGTCCATTTTTCCTCCCGTTATCTGTCTTGCTCCAGTCCCACGACTACGACCGCTATTCCCACCACTATTGCACTGACAACCATGCCACAAATTGCACCTATGGCAAACCAGCGCCAGGGGACATGAGCAGCGATGCTCAGTGCAATGTCTATGCGTTCGGGCCAGGTCATTGTCCTGCTATCATAGCCTTCACGACCGGCAGCGGCTTGTTGACGGTCAGGTGGTTTTTCTCCCAACGTTATCCGTATTGAGTCGGGCAGTGAATCTCCCCACTCTTCCAGCAAGGCTTGCAGAATGTTCTTATTTGTGAGAGTCTGACCAGTTTTGGTACAGAACAACTCACTTCGTAGTGGCTTTCCTTCCTCGTCGCACGCCAAACGCCACCAGGCACAGTCACGTTGATTGCAGATAGGACAGGTGAAAGTGTAACCGCCGAATGTATTCATGTGATACCTCTATAGACCCATCATTGCCTTCACGACTGGCAGCGGCTTATTAACAATCGCCACTATCTCTTCCGCCGACTTACCCTCAGCGGCCAGTGCCATTATGTCAACTTCTGGCTCTGGAGCTGGCTGCTGTACAAACAATGCACCGTGTTCTTGTTGCTCTTCCCTCAACGCAATTTGCGCTCCTAGTATCATCAACTGGTGTTCTGCATCGCTAAGCAACTCTGACATCATGCGCTCTTCCTCTGGCAGTAATGTCTCGCCGGGCTGTGGGTTCATTGGATTCCATCCTGACTGTCTGTATTGCCGCCATGCCTGCCAGGTGAACGCCGGTATTCTAGGGGGGATTGGCGATGATGTAATCCATTCGTCTGCTTCTTTGTCTATCTTGGCGTCTCCTGCTCTGGCCTTGAGAACAATGGCTGATGGTATACCTTGTGGATTGATGGGATAGGGCGGACGAACCATCCAGAACATTGCAGTGCTGAGCGGAGACCATAGTTTAAGCCTACTACCAGGCTTGACCTTCCCTGGTACTGGTCTCGATTTCCGTGGTGCGTACTCGACCCAGGGGGTCTTTGTGTGGGCCGTTATCAGGATATCAGTGATGCCTCTCTTGCTGATTGCCTCAAAGGTGTTGTCGAGAAGCGGACGCACCGCTTCGATTTCGAGACCACCGTAGGCTGTCTTGCCTGTCCAACCGGATAACTTCTTGTTGACCTCTGCCCAGGCTGCCGCCGCCGCCTCGATGGGTTGAATCGTGTCGATGACCAGGAAACGGTGCTCTGGTTTCAGTTTCTCGCTGAGAATCCGGACAAACCATTCCCAGTATCCCACCAGGGCAAACTTCTTCTTTTTGTCAGAGACCCAGGGGAGTTTGCCTCTCGCTACAGCGTCGAGCATGTCGTCCGTGAATTTGAAACGTTCGTAACCTCTGATGTACTCGCCGAAGGCAACCTTGTTATGTTCATTCTGTTCTAGGATGTCGGATAGGCTGTCCTCAGTGTCAAATACGACCATTTTGTCTGTCTCAGATGGTCGAGCGAATCGGCAGGCTGCTGTAGATTTTCCTGCACCCTTGCCACCGGTTATGAACCAGATACGCTTTGTCACTTTGCTTCCTCCTTTTTCCTATTCTCATTGTACCACTTTTTGCTCAATCGCAGCCTGAGTGGATTATGTCCAGTCAGGCCGCGCTTCTTCCACTTGTCTATTTTCAGGACTTTTTGTGCGACTAACTCTGCGCCAACGGCCCAGGAGTAAATGCCGAATTCCCACCAGTCCATTTCATCTGGCTTTATCATATAATTCCAGGCGAAGGACTCTGAGCTACCATGCATTGCCAAGATACTCTTATTCTCTAAAGCGAGTGCATCTCTGGCTTGCTGTACAAAGTCATACAGGATGCGTTCATCCAATTTCATTAGATTCTACCTCCACGAACACGACTTTTGGTTCAGTCCCCTCTGGCACAGCCGCCACCAATACTTGCAGGCAGTCCTCGTTCAATCCCAGCCATCTGCGCCATTTCCTGACTGTCGGTACGCCAATCCCTTTTGGTCTACTCGTTGACGCCTTCTTCAGCCAGTCAGGACAAGTAATCCATTCTAGGCAACTTACCAGTGTCGCATTTCCCTCCGCTATGCGATTCGCGAGTTCTAATCCCATGTCAGGAAAGGACATCAACGTACTGCGCCAAGGCTTGACGTTGCTCTCAGGCCCAATGATAGGTCGTGTGATTCTACGTGGTGGCAGTATCTTTTCTGCCTTTGGTGCACGCAGTTTGTCCAGCTGGCGTGCAATCCAGGGAGCAAACAGCGAATCGCGGCTCAGGAATGTGACACGTCCACCTTCATCCTGCCAAGCCTCCAGTGCGCCTTGTACGGCGTTATATGAGAATCCTTTGAGGTCTCTATTACCGTCTATGATTGCCATCCCATTCTTGTCCGCTTTCAGGTCTCCTATGAACGTGAGCCAAGGACGGTCTGTCCATCTGAGCATCTTGGCAAGGATTCTGGAGTACTCAGGGACAGAGGAAGCAAGATCATAGCCGGTCTTCCTTTGCGCCAGTAGTCCGTTCTCACATGCCTTCTTGAAAGCGTGCGCTATGAGTGCTTCTGGCAGCGACAGGCCACATTTCTGTACAGTCTCCCCAGGACTGTCCCCCAGGTCGGCGGCGCTGAGTCCTTTCAGACACCGCACGTCGGGTGGCACTTTCCCCACTGTTATGAGGAGGTCAGCACCAGTGACCATTTCCAATCCTGGCAGCTCTGTACACTGCGCAGTGACGGCGGGTGGCAGGCGTGTGCCTTGTCTAAGCTCTGTACTGTCGGCAAGGATTGGCATTGGCTATCTCATGGTGGCCCAGAGCCAGAGGCTTGTGCACGCCAATGATATGCCAAGCAGTGCCAGTACCATTGCTGCTAGGCACCACTTTTCGATTAGTTCTTGTTCATCCTTTTCCTGTTTATTCCTTGACATCATCTCACCTCATCATCATCCAGCACTTCACTACCGCTGCTATCAGTCCAATCAGCGTCAGTCCTGCCACTATCACCAACTGCCACTCGCCGTGCGTTGGATTGTTGGCCCGCAGGTAACACCAGGAATCCCATTCGCTCCAGTTTCTTTCATCGTTCCCTTTATTTGGCACTGTCTTCCTCCTTGCAAAAGTCTAGTTCCTGACCATTGAGTGCGCACCAGTCTCGGACAACCTTCGTGATGACGATGACGTGTGCCTCGAAGCCGTGCTGCTCATCCAGCCACTCTGCGATTCGCAATGCCTCTACTTGATCTCGACGCCAAATAGCGTCTACTAGGTTCTCCCGTGCCTGTTCCATTTCCTGCTCGGTGGCTCGTTGAACCTTTGGCACTGGCACTGGAATCTCTGGCACCTTTGGCCCGGAGGCCGAGAATGCCAGCCACAGCGCGGCCAGAGCTACTATGAGGGCAATAAGCCCCAATCCCATTTTGGATGTGCTCGTCCTTCCTAATTCCATCGTTTTACCTCCCTGAGAGTAATATGATAAGCGTCGACGACCAAATCAATGCCAAGAGCAAAAGGGGAAAGACCTGGTCAAACATCTCGTTCAATCTATGGCGTAGGAGCCACAGCCGGTGCTCCGTTGACAACTGGATTAGCATTATCATTGACTTGGTTTTCCTTGCGTTCTATGAGAAAATGATGCCGTAGTGTCGTGGAGGACGCGATTACCTCCACTCCTCCAACGAGTGCCTGTGCAGCCACTGTCTCACCAGGCGGAACCGCCGTGAATTCCGATGGGTGCACATGGCAGATGTCGGGAGCCTCTCTGAACTTCCGCTTGTACTGTCGTGCTGCTCGCCGTACCTTCTCGGCTAGGTTGTACCTTGAGTCGTCGTCAAAGATCAAAAGTCCCACTTTCATTGATTTGCTCCTATCTTCTTGTTATTTCATCTTGTATTGTGGTGAAGCGTGGCATGCTCTGAGCGTGTGAGAAGCTCCAGATTTTCTAGTCGGTTGTCTGTAGTCTTGCCGTTAATATGATGTATAACCTCTTCTTCTATTAGGAAGCGGCCTAGATGCTCTTCCATCATCAGAATGTGCTCAAAGACATAGTGGCCTTTTTTAGTTGCCCGTGGATGTCCGAGGCATCTTGTATAGATATATCCGTCTGCGGAAATTGTTTGCCCGCCTTGCCAAGCCGGATTTCCAGTTCCACGCCATAGGCATCCCAGTCGCCCCAGGTGTCGGCGACCTCTGCTAGCCATTCCAGTAAATCCGCCATTTCTGGCGTCGCCAGCGCGGCCAGGGCCTCGGCGCGTTCGGCACGTTGTTCAGCTTCATCAACTAATTGGCCCAGCCAAAGGATACGAGTTTTGGCATTCGCAGTAGGTTCATCATAAGCGCCTAGTTCATATTCATCTAGTGCCCCATGTACTTCCAATAGCGTAGAGTGAAAACCTTTAGCAAGCTGCTCTGCCTCCCGTCGCAACCGGCGCTCAGTGGCCAGTATCTTGTCTCGTTCATTCAGTGCATGCTCATGTACGCGCACAGTAGATTCAGCTTCCTCCAGCCGCTCCAGTAGTTTCGCGGCGGCGTCGCTGCGGTACTCTAGCACTTCTCGAAGATTGCCTCTGGCTATGTTAATCTTCACTGCCGCCCGGTCTGTTCGCTCAATCCCCGGATACGATTGTTCTATTAGTGCCTCTGCCGCCTCAACAATGGCGGCTATCTGTGCCTCTGCCCTCGCCGATCGTCCTTGTTCTTTGCGCACCCAGGCGCGTTCTTGTCGCGTCACTTCGCGCCAATGGTCGCGCTCCGTCTCTGTCTTCGCCAACTGCTGTTTGAGATGTACTCCTTCAGTCATCATGAGACTGGCATGTTCGTATGCCTCATCCATTTGCTGCCGCCGCCTGTCCTCTTCTACGGGGCAATCGGACTGTGCCTCATTATCTCGCTCCTGTGGCTTGCCGAAAGCGCCGCTTGCCTCCAAAAGATTGTTCCAGGCCGCGCTTATTTCCTCCTCGTAGCCTGAAGAACGCGCCACCAGTGCACTGCCGTCCCAGAAATCATACAAGAATTCCACGGTCTCCTTGGCGGCGGCTATCTGTGCTTCTGCCTTCGTCAACTGCCGCCTCAGCCCCTCTGCCTCCGCGGGGCAGGGCCAGTCGCGCTGTACCAGGTCGCTTTGCTCCTGCGCCTCTTTGCGTATCTGGTCACGTTCAGCCTCGGCGGCCCGGCACTTCT